ATACGGAAAAAATTTTTACCAAATAAAGCGATTTAATGCTTAGGTGGAGCGTTAATTAGGTATAGTTTTTTAACTTCTGAAAATCGCACAATAGCTATTTTTATATGACGCTTCATTAAGTTCAGAAGCTCTAACTATTTATATCTAAAAAATAGATATACTAGTTCAGACTACGCAAATGTTCCTACTGGCGTGGTCTACCTTTCTTTTGGTACCTAAATGTAACTGGAAACAAATGAAGATAAATCTATTTCGTAATTATATTCATCAACAAGAATTATTGATTCTAGCTTTCTGTCATCTAATTTTTCTAATCTAATCTTTATTCCGCAAAAAACATTGTCAAATGTGTAAATTTCAAATCCAACAAATCTCATTGTTTTTGGAGAAGAGCAAAAATCGTCATTTGAGTAAAGAATTAGATATCTGTCGTCTACCTCTACTTCAAAGTCTTGATCTAGTAACTTAAGCTGAATCATAACTATCGGTAGATATTATAGCATTTTCTTCCACTATTTTTGCAGAAATTTCATTTAGCCTTCTTACGATTAGTGCGCCAAAGGTTCTTCTTATGAAAGATTCAATAAATTTGTTAAGGATTTGAGAGTTTTCTAATACTAAAAAGCCGCAATCTACTGTTTTAAATTGGCCTTCTAAAATTATATGAACTTTAGATGTTTTACAAAGCCCAGGATTAAAATTCAAGTCCTCTCTCCCAACCGCATCATCAAATAGATAGAATTTAAAAGACTTGAATTCGTTTTCTGCTTCCTGAAAAATTTGTTCAAATTGATTTTTTAGTTTTGTGCTGACAAGATTAGCTAATTCTTCTGAATTATAAAAAGTTTTGTTTGTTCTTATTTGCTCTACATATTTTTCATCTATAGAGTTGTAAAATTCGGTTTTTATAGCATCCCTTAGTTCTTCAAATTTTTTAAAAATAACTTGATTAAGTTCTTGCTCAGTCATATTGCTATTATAACAAAGAAAGCAGGACCAAAACAGGCCCTGCTTAGTTTTTTTAAATTGTATCATTCAAAAACAACTACATATTTAGCTTTAGTACCGTACTTCCTCTTATCGTTCATTGAAGCTGGAAGTACGACAGCCTTCTTATCTTCATTGTGAAGGTTGTACAATCTAGCATATCTATTAGCATCATGCTTGCTTTCAAAAACAGGATTTGTGCCATCAATAGACTTTAAGCTCAAAAACTTTTCGTGTTCAGAAAGGCTTTTTGTTACAGGAACAACCTCAGATTCAAGATCCTCTTTTTCTAGTGCCTCTACTGTAGCAGAGGTAGCTTCTAATGCTTTGTCTTCTGATTTGTCTTCACTCTTATTACTTTCTTCTGAAAGCGCCATATCTACATCGCTAATTGCAGTAGAAAGATTGGTCTTTTGTTCGTCAGTAAGCTTGTCCTGCATAAATTCCTCAATGACTCTAAGAGCGTTAACTAGCGCAGCCCTTTCTTCTTTTGTGAGAATATTCTTTCTCTTTAGTTTTTCAATAACATCATCTAGAAAAGGAACATTACTATCATCTTCTTCTACGCTGTGCTTAGATTTAGTTACTACGACCTCTTCACGAATTTCTTCTTTTAGAGAACCAGTTTGCCCGCTTTCTCCAGAGCTTTTTTCTAGCTTTCCTTCCTTAACAACTTCCTTACCAGCTTCCACATGAGCAACATTGTCCTCGTTTTGCTTAGAAGTTTCGTTTTCTTCAACTTTAGAAAGGAGCTTTTCAAGAGAAAGAACAACCTTTCCTTCAACAGTTACATCAACAACAGACTTATGAACAGCCACATAAACATACTCTTCATTTTCTACCTTTGGATAGATAGATTTAACTACTTCATTCTTCCTTAGAGAATCGGGCACTTTTACGATAACAAAGTCTTTTAGTTCTTCTCCATTAGCTAAAATTAATGATTTTAGAGCCTCTTTTGTTCTACCTAAATATAAAAGTTTCATGCTTTTTAACCCCCTCTTTTTGGCTTCGTTTACTGTTATACCATGTCTATTATAATACATTCCAGCGCAAATTGCTTTCGCCTTTTTTTCTGAAACTCCCTTTTTTAGATAACTTTCTTTGCAATGTTCATATTCCTTAGGCATAACTTCATTTTATCAACATTAAGTCGTTAATTTATGGAATAAGTTAAAGTTCCGGCGTAGTTTCCTAGATAGCCTTCAAGCAACACTCTTCTTAAAAATTCTCTTTTTGCATCTCTTCTTGCCGTACCAGCAGCATATCCAGAGAAATTTTGTCCCAAAACATAAATAATGTTGTCGTTATTAATAACTTCATTTATATCTTTAGGTTTTCCATATTGCCCCAAAACAGAATAATTTTCGTCCCAAACTCTAGAAATTATTTGTTTTTCAAGTTGAGAATATGTATACCAATCTCTTAAGTAAAGCCTTAACTCATCAAAGGGAAGAGGAATTTTAGAATCGGCAAAAGTTATTTGATAATAGTCGGCATCCCAAACATTTCTTGTTTCTGGTACATGCTGTACCCACTTATATTTGAAAACTCTACCAGAAAATTTAGAGTTTGTTAGCCAAGTTTCAAATTCTGTTAGCCTGTTTTGGAAGAGTGTATAGGCATCGTTTGGTAAACCGCTAGTTTCATCAAATCCAATAGGGTAGTAAATATTAATTATTGGAGCAAAAGAAAGCATTTTAACAGCGTAACCGCTGAAAGAAATTCTTACTAATCCACTTAATACCTCAAACTTTGTTGCTGGTTCAAGGTTTCCAATATAACTAGAAGAAGGAGAAATGGTTTGGTCTGTGTAAGAGCTGTCGTTGTAAATCCTTACAGTAGCGCTATTTGAGTCATCAAGGTTTTCTATATTAAAACCCAATACAGTAAACGGAAACTCTATCTTATCACCAGAGCTTAAAACAAAGCTAAGTAAACTAAGTTTTCTGTCAAAGGACTCAAGTTTTGCCCAACCGCCTACATATTCATCGTTAATTGGTCTATCTATTTGCTGCCAATAATCTTTGATTTTGTTTATGATATCTGTAGTTTGTCCACCTGGGAGAGGGCGCAAAACATCATTTACATCAGAATAGGGAAATACAGAGGTTATAAAGTTTTGTATTAATGTTGTAAAGAAATCGCTAGAAAATGTGCCGTCTGTAGAAGCTAACTTTTGACCATTAAACCAATAGTCTACTTCTAACATCGTTTCGGAGTTGTAAGGTCTATTAACTGCTAATGAGTCGCCATAAGAGTATGTTTCTGTAAAGAAGCCGTCAGTATTTAGAGGATTGTACAAAACATAATTTCCGTTTATGTCTTGAACATAAAGGTTTGGAAATCTTGGTGCTAAAAATCCCTCAGAAAAAAGGCTAAAGATTTCAAATGTTATGTCATATGTTCCTGTAGTATCGTAAACAAACTTTATATAGTTAGAGGATGCAGAAACCTCCTTGTAAGAATTAGCGTCTACAACAACATAAGCGTTTGGATTAGATTCTGATAAGTAAACCTTTACTGGTACACTTCCTTTGTTTGTAATACCAATAGCATGAAATACGTACGGAAGTCTGATAATTTCAGACTGAGTTGTAAATTGTTTGGTTTCTATAGTTTCTGAATATTGAGGTAGTTCAATAGCCATAATATGCCTCCCCTATTTAATTTTAAGGTTTGCTTTTTGTTTTTATTTAAATATAGTAATTATTGCCAAGCACCCTATAAGGAAGGTTTTGCTGGTTTTCACATTCTTTTTCCTTATTTATAACTACATCATGTAGATAAACAATATCATTCATATCACTAGTTATTTTTGCTACGAAATAGTAAATTCTTCCTTTATACATAACTTTTACTACATAAAAGTTGGGAGAAGGTCTAAGCAAATCGTTGGGTACTAACTGAGTTTCAGCGTTTCCCCATTGGTTTGCTGTTAGATAAGCAATAACGCTAGGCAAATAGATTCTTCTGTTGTCTTGCAAATAATAGACCTTTGTTGGATAGGGATAAATTTCTATTTTTGCCCCCTCCAAAGGTTTTGTAAACAGGTTAGATAACTCAATTTTTAACACCTTTAGCATAGATTGCTTACCTCTCCAAAGACAAGTTCTACAGAAGTAACACTATCAGGAAGCTCAGAAAGCTTTACAACTTTTCGGTAATTTAGTTCTGGAACAACAACTACATAGTTGTAATTTTTGTTCAATAGTATCGAAAAGTATCCATTTTCATCTGTTGTTGTAGAAGCATTCATACTGGTAATTGGTGAGTTATCAAAGTAACCAACAGGATTAAGAACGCTAAATGTAAGCGTTGTAGATGAAACTGGTCTACCAAGTGCATCATATAAATTGCCGTAAACATTTATTTTGGGGGGGGAAGTGAAAGAATCTCCAACAAAAACAAACTTTTCTGTTTGTGTGTTACCATCATCAACAAATAACTTGTAGATGTCGTTTTTTAATAAACTTTCCTTTGGTATTTCTATAATAAAATACTTAGTTCCGTTATCGTCTAATGCATCAGAAAAAAGAAAAGTTGTTGGGGTTTGTGTATCGGCTGTTGTCCAACCAAAAGTGTTACGAAAAATATATTTTCCAGATTTTATTGTTCGTATTGTTAGGCTTACATCATTAGTAAATCCCCTAATAACAAAAAGAAGGTTCTCTCCCAATTTGTAATATTCTTTGGCTATAATTTCCATCTCTACTTCATTTTATTTCAATTTTTTGAACTGTCCTTCACAATAATTTTGCAAGAAGATTGGTTTTTTGTTTTGTTTCTTTTGAGAACTTTCTAAAGTCTTCTTTATTTATAGAAGATGGTTCTAACTTACTACCTACAACGTCTTCAACATTATTGATACCTACAAGAAGAAGAAACAAAAAATAGGGCAAAAGAACATGCTCGTAATCCTCTATAGCATAGAACATTATTTCAATGTCATCAACAGTTATTATTTTTGAATAGTCATCTATCCTTATAAGAGATGAGGGCGAGGCAATGTTAGACAATGACAACTCTATGTTTTCTGCAAAACCAGCCAAATCAGAAAAGCTTTGAATTAAAAAAGTGCTTTCAGTTCTCAAAAGGTTTGATGAAGGAAAGTCTTCGTAGCTAGAAGTTAAGAACTCTATATCTTCTTCATCTATTACTCTGTCTTCTAAATATCTTGAAACAAAAAATTTAACAGGTTCAAGTTTGTGATGTAAATCTTTTGTGTTCAAGTAAAGAAATCCCAATCTATTGGCAACTTCCTTTGCTAGCAAGTTTAAAGTGTTTGTCATAGCTTTATTTTAACATCTTCCATCAGCGCCTTGACACCAAAGGCACGGTGTGGTAAGGTTGTGGTGTGAGAGTGCCAGGCGTTCTGAAAGACGATAGAGAAAAATTAAAAAAATTTTTAGAGGTAGCAATAGATGCAATTAATGAAAAAGATGTTAAAGTTAAAAACACAAATTTTGGGTTTTATAAGTTTAGATTAGATATAACTTCAAGCCACATTGTTTCTACAATTAGCGGAAAGAAAAATCCGTTTTTAGAATTTTACGAAAGCTGGATTTCAGCGGTAAAATTTTCAAACAATTTTGCAAAAGAAAAGTTTAACAATATACAATCCACAGATTTTGTTTTGGCGGTAGATGTACTAGATTATGATTTGTTTTCATTGATAGCAAAAAATTTTATAGCAATTAAGTACTTACCAGAAAAATTAGATGGAGGTAAAGATGTTGAGATAATTACTCTTCACTCTTTGGTATTTTTAAATTTGCTTAGCTTTTCGTTGATAAATGAGGTGTTTTTGAATATAAATCTCTACATTTTTGGCGAATTTAGCATTAAAAGTTTAAATGTTAAAGGAATATTCATTCCAATACCCTCTGACGATGTTAAACTTACTAAGCGCTTTGAAGATATATACCAAGTAGTAGAATTTTTGAAGGCTCACAAAGCGATAACTTTAGATGCTGAAAAGGTAGAGCTTTTCTAGGAGGTGAAGAAGAGCATGAGAAGGCTAAAAGAAGTAAGACTTACCAGCATGACAAATTCCTCTTCCGCTTCTATGCTAGTTATACCTTCAGATAAAGATTCTTCTTTTGATGATGTGTTTTATGGCGATTTGCTTTTGTTCATAAAGGAAGATGAGAAATCTAGTAGCTTCATCAAAAAGCTTTCAAACTACGAAATATTTAAGAAAGAATTAAAAGGCGCTTCCTTTAATTATGTAAATAGACTTGAAGAAGATTTCGTTGTTTATTTGGTCAATGAAAATGAAAAGATAAGGAACTTTCTTCTGCTTGTTTTAGCAGTTGAATCATTTATTGAAATATCTGACTTTTATCACAAGTTTAAAAAGGTAGATAAGAATTCTGTGAAAAATAGGATATACAAGATACTTAGAAAAATAGGAGATGTTCTTCTTCCTGAAAATGAATTTGTAAATATTTATTTGGAGGAAATGAAGAAAGAAGGAAATCTATTTATTGCCAAGTTTGCCACACTAAATTTTCCTCTCTACATCTACGCCAACTATTTGAAAATACTGTTTAATCCTGTACTAGATAGAAAAACATATGATTTTGACGAAGAAGCGATTTTGGACAATTATAGAGAATTAAAGAAAAGAGTAAAAACACTACTTCTGATATACGAAGAGGAAGAAACTTCATTTTTGGGAAAAGGTTTAACAAATGAAGTGGCAATTACTAAATTTTATGGAAATTCTAAGCCATACAAAAGAAATAGAAAAGCTATTTTTAAAGACATTGTTATAGACAGCATCACAGAAAGACAAAATAACCTAGAAACTAATGTTTTTCATAGGGAGGTTAATGCCTTAGGAAAAGCGAAGAATGTTAATTTCTCAATATCTTCCAGAAAAGGAAATGAGCTAGTTTTATATGATCCGCAAGAAAACATTTATGCGATTTACGAACTAGGAGGTGGAGATCTAAGATGAACCTGCAAAACATCAAAAACCAGGCAATAAGCGTTGACCTAAAAGTAACTGACTATTGTGATTATGGTTGCACTTTTTGCTACCAAAACTCTAAGATTACTGGAAAACATGCTGATTTTGAATACATAAAAAAAGTTCTAGATTTTCTTAATGAAAATGATGTGTTAGAGGTAGTAGTTGGTGGAGGAGAACCAACACAATATCCCTATATATTTGATGTGTTTCTTGAAACAATAAAGAGAAGGTTGTTCTTTTCTCTAACCACCAAGAATTTGAATTTTGCACAAGACATATTTAGTTACAGAAATCTTCTTAGGCTTTTTGAAGAAGTTAAAAGCAATAAAGAAAATTACTTGCAGTACTACTTAAATTCAAATGGTGCAGAATTTTCGTTTTCCATAGGTGTTGGTTTCAGTCCAACACCAGGTAAGGAGTATAGTGAAGTAAAAATTTTGTTAAATAATGTGGAAAACTTTTACAATTTTAGATTGTATCCGTTTTCATCTAAAATACAAAAGATTATACGAAAAGAAAAGAATAAAATAAAAAATTACAGTCTGCTAGATTTGCTTGATTTAGATAGTCCAGCATTTGACATAAAGTTTAGAATAAAAGTTCACTTAATTGAAGGAATACACTTCAAAGATCAACAAAGTCTGAAAAAGATCATAAGAAAGGTATATGAGGCCAAATACAAAAGTTTTAAATTTTTATCCGAAGAATTTCCTAGTATTTCAAGTATTGATTTAGGAATTCTTCTTTTGGGCTATAAAAGGGTTGGTAGGGGAAAATATTTAAATGTTGATTCAGATGTAGCTTCTATTGCTAAATATCTTGATAGAATAAAGTTTCTATATTCACCCAGGAACAATAAAGATGAAACTAAAAACGAAATAGTTACCATATCAGTTGATAGTGTATTTGTAGAAAAATTGAAAGAACACATAGAAATATACGAAGAGTCTGTCGTAAAGGATGGTTTTAGAACCTTTTATATAGACGCTGTAAATAAAAAGTTCGCCAAAAATTCTTTTACAGAAGAATTGTTTGATCTTAGGCTATAAATTCTTCAATCATAGTTTTCAATTCTTCTCCTCCAACTCCCAACTCGCTTTGTAAAGACTTGTCAGAAGAAACCTCTGCTAAAAGTGTTTTTACTTTTATGTCTAGTTTTTCAATTTCTGTTAATATTTCATCTAGTCTTGATAAACCTTTTTCTGCTATTTCTTCGTGGAGCCCAAGGCTTTTGTCTTTTAGAATCTTCAACTTAGACGCTGCTTCAACTAATTCTTTGAGTTTTTTGTTTTTTGTTGATAAAAGATATAATGCTAAAGTTTTTTGTCTTCCAAAGTAAAATTCTATTCCAAGAATTAAATTTAGCTTTCCTTTCGTTAGAGTGTTAAGAGGAAAATATTTTTCATAGGGTTTTAGAAGGGGAAGAAATAGGGGCTGACTAATACCCCCTCCTTCTGCTAAGGATTTTATATCTGCCTTTATTGAAGAGTCAATCGCTGGAACTGAAAATGAAGAGAAGTAAGCATTTATTATAGCATTTAGTTGAATATCTTCAGATATTAGTTTTTTGACAAAAAAGGGTCAACCTCGTTTACTGAGTTGATCCAATTGATGATTTCCTCAGAGAGATTAAATATCTCTCTTAAATGAATACCACTTGTTGGTTGAAAAAAGAACAGATCAGAAAACTTTCCACTAAGCTCTTCCTCTCCTCTATAAATTTTTTCTACAACGACATCAAGATAGGCTAATCTATTGATAAGTTCCCTATATTCCTCTCCTAGGTAATTATTAAATACATGTTCAATGTGGTCTTGTTTTTTGGGATCAAAGGAAACATCAACTATTTCTGGTTTGCCTTCATCATTTATCTTTAGTTCCTTCACAGTTACATCACTAAAATATTTTCTAAAATCTTCATCCTCGTTCAAAAACTTTTTAAAAATCTCAAACCTCTTAAGAAAAATTTTAGACTCCTCAAAAAGAGTTGGAACTTTAACGACTAATTTATAAGCGCCAAAAGAAAATTCATTTCTTTGAACGCCCTCTTCAAAGTTCAACATTGTTTTGTGTTTTTCTCTCATATCCTCATTATTCTATCACAACAACTTATAGCAAACTCAGTATTGCATTATTTCTTACGAAATTTAATTCATTTTCATAGAAGTTTAAATACAGTCGTTTCAAAAGTCTAAAGTACTTGAAAAACTCCTCATCTTTCAAGAACTTGTTATACTGACCAGATTCGTTGAACTTGGAAAGAGGAGAGTCTATAACTACATATCCTATAATTATTTTCTTTTTTCCTAGCGGAAGATATGTATAAATAGCTGGAAGTAAATAGTTAAGCCCGACACTTGTTGTGTATACACTTCCTAAAGACCAAGAGTGCTCAACATTTTCTATATGTCCTTGGGCTACTAAGTAATTTTGCGGCTTTACATATTCTTGATATATGTGCATATATTGTTGGTTGTTTGATATAAACCTGAATAACAGGTCAGAGTATTCAGAAGAATCTTGTTGTTTTTCTGGGGAATGATACAAAAGCTCAGTAAGCAAAATTTTTACATAATCTCCGAGGTTTATGTTTTCCAGGCTTTCTTTTGTATAAACTCCCCAAAGAGGTACCCAATATTGATAAGGCACATACTCATAGTTAAAACTTAAAACAAACTTAATACCTTCTGTAAAGTAGTTTATTACTGTTTCTTCATCAATCTTTGAAGGAGGATTATAACCAGGTATTTGCGGCAATAATTTATTGTAGATTTCTGAAAATCTTCTTGTTAAAACCTTTTCGTTGATGTAAACAATTAGGTTTTCCTTATCTTTGATAAATTTAGCATCATCGTTTATGTCGTTTAAAGTTTTCTGAGAAATAAAGGCATCATTTAAAGGAGGTAATTTTTCGTTTATCAGTAGAGTAGTATATCCAACAAAGTAATTGTGTCCCAAAACAGAAACTTTCGCCGTGTTAATTGGCTTAGAATTTAACTTCCTTATAATTTCAGCACGCTTGGCAGAAATTCTTTCTTCATTTCTTAATGAGTCCACTACAGATATAAAAGCGTCAGAAAAAGTTTTTCTCCTTAGACCATATATAAACAGGTCTGGTGAAAGATTTTTGAGTATATTGTTTTCGTTTTTTACAACATTAGATATATCTGAAAAGGGTATGAAATATGCGTAAAAGTCTTTAAGATAACTTATTGTTTGATTTTTATTCTCATCAACCTTCGACAAGTTAATCTTGAAGACGTTTTCAGAAGATTTGATTCTTATGGAGTTAATTATGTTTGTAATTAAATTTCCTAAAGTAGCGTTTTCTTTATCTGTTTTTCCGTAAAGTTCAAATTTTGCGCCAAGAACCATTAAACTCGCCAAGAAATCTAAGTTTTCTTCAAAGCAAACACTAGCAGAAGAGGATAGGTTAAACTTTGTTCTTGCTATAGCGTTAAGTTTTGTACATATACCACTTAATAGAGAAGTTTTGTCTGCATAATATTCGTTTAATGTAGCAAAAGATTTTCCAAAAAGTTTATAGTATTCGTAGTCTACATTTGTATAGAAGAACTTTTCGTCTATTCTTCCAACATTGAATATATTTGATAGAACTTCTGGTTTAAACAAACTAATTGGTACTTCAACTTGTGTTTGTATAGTTTTAGTAGTTTCTTGAAGTGAATAAGAGGTGTTAGCTATTCTTTCCCCCGTACAAAAATCTTCCTTATAGGTGGTTGTTTTAACTATATCTACAGAAGATATTTGCTGAGGTGCAGATTCCTTTTTAGTAAGACCCCTAAGGGCGGAAAGCAAATCGTTATCGTTTTGTTGATTTATAAAGGTATTTAACTTTGTAAGGTTGTTAAAAACCTCCCTTTCATATTCGCCATCTCTTTTTATAATGTGATTCTTAAGGCTGCCATCCAATAACTTTACTGCCTCAGCGAGAAATTCTACAAACTTATCTTTGTTGCTATCTATGTATTCTACTGTTGAATAAAGCTCTTGAATTGTTGGAGGTATGCTTCTCCCATACAACGATGCAATACCCATAGAGCTTGGACTGCTCGTACCAAATGATTTTGGTATCACTTCTACGAAAGTAGTTACATTACTTTCGCTTGAAGAGTGTTCTATGGAGAATGTGTAGTAGTCGTCTATTTCCCTATTAAGACTTAGTGAAAATGGAAAAGATATATGTGCTGGTTCATACTCAATTTTTAAATAACCTAGGTGATCAACATAAATCCTATATGCAGAGTTTGAGGATACAACTCTTTTTAGTACATCAAACAATGGCCCATCAGAAATATCAACATTCACATTCGCCAAAAATTTTTGAAGAATTCCTTCAGTATCAAAGGCATTTTTTACCATTTGTATAAAATCTAAACTAACATAATGTATTGGCGTAAAAATTGACAATTCTTCAAATTTGGCATCATAAGACGGCGCAACGACATTTCCCTGATTTATCAATATATTTTGTGTACCAGCGTTATAGAAGGTATCAAATCCCCTAGAAGAAATAACGGATGTTAAGAAGGTTTCTCTGTCTAGTTCCAGAATGTTTATTTTTTGTGGGGCAAAAGAGTTCATTATTTTTATTACAGCTTCTACTGGAGTTAAAATTTTTACCGAGTAGTTTTCTAGAGGTTGTGCCGCAAACTTTATTGAAGTATAATCTGCATAAACTTCGTGGTTCCTTAAAGGATAACCAAGATCCCTTCCTTTTATTGAAATAACTATATCAGATGAATTTTCACTAATTGATACACTTCTTGAAATGTCTGTTATGTGTCCCCTAAAGACAAGGCTAAGCGCATCACCGGAATTATTAATAGTTAGCTCTTCTTGAATATCATCAAATTTTATTTCTTCCGTATTTGATTCTGTGTTATTAAAATCTTTTACGAATATAGACAAAAGGCTGTGTATACCTAACAAGTAATCTTCAAAGCTGAACAAATTATTGCCAAGAATGTTGTTTATAAAGTTTATACCAAACTCTATTTCTTCTTGGCTTTCGGAGCCTAAGACTTTGTTAGCATATTCATACAAATAGTTGTCAATAATTATTGCGTTCAGTATTGTTTTAAATTTTCTTTCTTCTTCTACCTTTGAGTTTCTAGAAAAGCAAAGTCCTGGAGAAACGCCTAAAGATTCATTTAGCTTTAATCGCAAAGTTTCAAAGGCAGTCCATGAAATTAGTTTACTTAAAACAGAATTCGCTTTATAATAAGATTCAATACAAGACTTAATCTGTTCCCTAGCATTTCTATCTTTAAAGTAGTAATCAAAAATTGTTCGCCCAAACAAATTTATGAAATTTTCTATGTCTTCTGTTTCTGAATTATTCAATTCTTGTTGATAAATTTTGTTTCTAAACTCAGAATTAAGAGAAAACAGTTGAATGTTTAACGCCTTGAAAAATCTATTAATTATGAGAGGATAACTAAACTTTCTGTAGTAAAATAACATGTTTTTAAAGTCTTTACTTCTCAATACACTATCTAAAAAAACCAATTCATTTTTTGATATACCGAGAGAAATTAGAATTTCATTCTTTTTGTCTACTAATTGAGCCGCCTCAGATTGCTTTGTTCTTCCAGGTTTTTTCCCGATATATAAAGGAAGCAAATCGTTTGAAAGACTTTCTTTTATATTCACCAAATAGATTGAAACAGTATCAAGTTCTCTTATAAATTGAGATATAACATTGTAGTTTGTTATGTAACCAACCCTTAACTTGTCATTTCCAACTAAAACCTTTTCTAAAAAGGGAAATTGGTCTATAGGGAAGTTTTCTAATCTGGTTGAAGTTGATTCTAGTATTTTTTTCAATCTTTCTGGAAGTTCTCTATCTGATAGAAATAGTAGATTGTTAGCCGTAAACGAAACATTAAAATTTCCACCCTCCTTGGAAAACGATGTGTTAACGCTAAGAATATTTAACGGTATTATTTTGTAATAACCAGAATATTTGCTTTGAAGAGGAGAAAATTTCAGTAATTCATAATTTTTAGCGCCGCTACTAAAAACTATATTTTCTCCTTCTCCTCTATAATCTTCCCTAGAAGGCCAAAGAGATTCAATTACTACAACTGCATATGTTCTAAAAGTTTCTGAACTAAACATATCTTTCATTGTGTATTTCTAATACTGTACCAGTAATCTCTATGTTTAAGTATGTGTTTTCAGATGAAGTTCTTGAATAAGAAACGTTTGTAGGTAAAAGGCGATAAAAAGGTGTTTTGTTATACTGCAAAGTTAGAAAAATGTCAGCTTGAGATATCTTTACATTTCCAAATATATCATAAAGAATCAATCTACCGGGCTTGTTGTTTGAAATATGTTTTATTACGATATCAAAAAACTGCTTTGCCTTTATATGCACGCTACCAAAGATTACAGCTTTTAGTGTCATTGAAAATCTGGGAAAGTTTTCTGTAAACACAGAAACAAATTTTCCTTCTTGGGAAACTTTTTGTGCGCTTATTATTGTCCTAGGAAGCTCAAACTTCTCTAATACCAAATATCTTCCTACTGAAATTGGCAAATACACAGCTATTTCATTGTTTTCAAAGTTGTTGAAATCTGTTTCATTCATTAAGAGGACATCCAGCCCACGATATCTGTAAACTATTTCTGGTTCTATGTTGTTTCCGTATTCTCTTAGAAATTTCGCATATACATCACGGTAAGGAATGTTAATAAAGCCGTTTGTGTAATATGGTTCCCAATAAAGTATAAAGGCTTGTGTAACATCTTTAGCTGTAAGCTTGGTGTTGTTAAATTCCTTTAGCGAGGCCCTTTCTTTTATTGATACCTGCTCAGGACTAAAAGATAATTGTTTTTCTTCAGGCTTTGAAGTGCCCGGTATAGGAGGACTAAATATTAACTTAGGAGATGAGGAACTTAAGGTATTCATCTGCTAAACTTCCTCCTACAATACTAACAAGTTCTTGGTAAAAAATATTATTTTGGGAAAAAATCTCAGATAACTTTCCTCTATAAAACGAATCAAACTCTTGGTTAAAGCTTTGGTAAAGTTCTTCTAATTTTAGCTGTTTTATCGTAGCTCCCCTCAATGCATTTGTATAAGCGTCATAAAAGTTTAAGTCTGTTTCCTTGTTGGGCAAAATAGGATCTTCTATATAAAAAGCGTCCGATGTCAAAGAAAGAAGATAACTTCTTAAGGCATCATTTGTATCTGGTGTTATAGTTTTATAAAAGGCTCTTCTTATTTTTTCAAAAAAGGATTTAATTTCTACTTCACTACTGTTAGAACATTCTGTTTTTAATATTGAAAACGAAAAGAACTTGTTTACTTTTGTCAAAGTGTAAGACATGTATATCCTTAGGCCGTCATATAAAACAGATTTGTAAAACAGGTATAAAAACTTATACAGCGTGTCCCAAAGCTCTGGTTTTATAGAAAACACATCATCGTTATATACTGGATAAAAAAATCTTCTTGTTTCTTCAATAACTCCCTTTGTTATTTTTGAACTTTTAAAATATTTGCTTTCTAATTCATCCAAAGAATATGCTAAATCTACTAAAGTTTTCGAAGTGTTTGAAAGAAACTCAAATAGTGAAGTAAGTCCTTTTTCATTATAAAGGGAAATTGGTAACACACCAAAATACTTATTTAGTCCATAAAAATAGTATTTATTTCTCATTTCTTCAACATTATTTACTTCTGGAGAAATTACTATAGGAAAAGTTTTGTTATTGTCAATCAATATATTGCTAATTTTCATCCTCTTGTTCCTCCAAAGAGGCAAAATAGTTAGGCAAATTATCAAAAAGCTTCTTTATTAGTTGCTTATCATCAATCATTCCTTCTGCACTAACATTTATTTCTTTTGTAGAAGAAACAACAATTCCATATGAAATTCTAAAATTTATTTGCTCGTTGTTTCCATGAAAGATCATTGTTGGAGTTCTATTACAATCTCTAATTGTTGGATACTCTCTATTTATTATGTTGTAAACCGCTAAATTTCCATCGGGGAAATCAGAATTAAGTATGTTTACCGCACCTCTAAAATCAATAGAGGGAAAGAATCTGTTTATAAAATCTATGTAGATGGTGTTCATAATTGTCTATGCGTTAGGAGCAAAAGAGAAGGAAAGAAATACTCTTTTTGTTGGGGCATCTACACTTATATATCTGAACAAGATAAAAGGTAAATATGATTGAGGGTTAAATAAGGGAGCGTTGCTAGCTTGAGGCCTTAACACTATTGGTGTATTGTCTTCTTTTACAGACACAATGCTAGTTTGTCCATAATTAATTGTATTTTGCAACGCTTGCACAATATTTCCTGGAGTTAACAAAACATCATCCATATAGCTATTGGAATTTGTGCTTGTTAAAGCGGTTATTCTGTATTTTATACTTTGATTAAAAAATCCTAGTTCATTAGTATAAGAAGGTAGTGTAGTAAACATTTTTCTATCACCAGTACCAGCTGTTGCTTCTACGTATGGATCAGAGCTATTGGTTGGTGTTTTGGGTTTTGGTGAAGCAATAAAGATTCCGTAATCTGGTGTACATCTAGAAGTATCTACTGAAAATATTGGGCTAGATAAATAATAATCGGCTTCATTGCCCCCTTGCGGTACTACGCTTCTGTTTACAAAATACAAAACGATAAAATCTATATAATACCGCTTACCGAAAACTATATAAGGACCATAACCCTGACAAGATACAGCATCTGGACTTGTTAAACAAGCCGCTGAACCTACGGTTAGTGATGTGTTGTTGTGTCTAGTTATGTTTTCTAAGTACCTTATTTTGTAGGATGTTGTATCTTTAAAACCTAATAAGGAAATATTTACTTCTTTTGAGGGGTCAACTGGACCAACGCCGTTTAAAGAATTTATATATGCCCATTCGAATTGCGGGTTTACTGTTGTGTTTACGTTAATGATAATTGATCCCATCGGATCTATTAGCGTATTTTGTGGATAATGTAGCTTAAAAGTTCTTTCGGCCATAGCTACATTTTAATATAAACTTTTCAAAAGGTGTTTGTCAAAATAATTTTTATATTTGTTGTGTTTTGAGAAACTTTGTTGTTTAAATTTCCAGAAAGTAAGAATTTCAAATATTCATAAACAAATGTATTTGCGATAGCCTCAATTTGATTATTTCCTCCACTAGAAATAAAGTAGTTGTTATCTATAATTAGCGCATTTATTTTTGTGTATAAATTTATCATATTTGCAGAAAGATCTAGTGTAATAAACCTTGGAACTAATTTTTGTTCTTCATTAACTATGTAGTTTCTTTTACTAACCTTTAAAATCAGTTTGTTTCCTTTTATTTCTGTAGAAAAAATAGAGAAGGGCAAGAATATGTAATATTCGTTGAGAGATGGGTTTGCTAAAACAACATTTTTACCATAAAAATTTTCGTCATTTCCGATTCCTGGATATAAAACAACGGTATTTGAGCCATACAAGGTCTGTCTTGTTCCAGAGGATAAAGAAGAAAGTTCTATTGAAATTGTATAGTATTCTGTGTTTTCTTCGATATTTATATTGCTTGCACCATAGGCGCTTAGTCTATTTAGTAGGTCTATATAGAATTCTTCTCTACCAAACAAAGACGAATATAAAGACAACAACAAAGCTTTGTTTGATACTGTTTTTATGGAAACTAATGAGTCGTTTATGAATCTATTTGGATTTAGATTTGTTATTACAAAAAACAATGATTCTGAAACTTTCATATAATAATCGTAAAAAATTTCCAAATATTTAACTAACGATGAGCCAGAGAAAAATATATTTTTTCCTGATAAATGATACAAATAAACAATAAAGAACAAAGACATTATAAAATCTGTATCTAAAGTATCTTTTTCTATTAGGCTTAGGTTATTCAAAAAGTAAGAAAAATCTAAAAAGGTATGAAAATAAGAATCTAGAACATCCTTTAAAGACAAAACCTCTGTTGGTATTTGGCTTATATATCCTTTATGCAAAAGGCTGTTTACGAAGTCTATAAAGAAAACCGACTCAAGATATAAAATAGAAAACCAAAGTTTTTGTTTTTCTTGCGGCAACAAATCTCCAGAAAAAATCGTATAGTTTACTATTGTTTCTTTAACGGTAGTTAATGTAATAAGTTGTTGAAGAATTCTTTCCAAGAAACTTGCTAATAATTTTATGTTATGTTCAGTATTTATTGGGAAAAATCCAGAGTTGAGAATATAAGGTTTTAAAATTTCCGCAAAAACAAGGTTAGAAACTTCTTTTAGATAGTTTTCTGTGTTGATTGATATATTTTCATAGGTTCCTACTAATGTGTTTATCGTGTTGGAGAATTTTAGATAAGGAAATTTTGAGGCAGCGCTTGCCTCAATTCTGTAATCGGATAAAAAATTTTTTTCGTAGTTAAGAATAAACGAATCTAAAGAGCCGTCATCAAGAACAATGGTAGAGTTTGTTGCTAGATGCGTATATAAAAAGTCTTTGGGATAAAAAACTTTATTAAGCAGGGCTTCTTTGTTTATCACCAAAAAACTTCTTTCTCTTCCGTAGGTTTCGTAAAACTCTGCTAGAGATATATTATTTATTGTTTCCAGAGCACCAGAGTAGGATTTTGAAAAGTCGTATATAATTTTTTCATATCTGTAAAATTTGTTTCTTATAATTGAAGCTTGAGCTTCTTCTGTGCTTCTGTAGATTTTTATTTTTATTGAGTAAACGCTATTTGCTGATAACTTATATGGAACAAGAATAAATTTTCTTCTTAAGATGTCAGAATTTTCAAAGTTTACAATTAAATCGTAATCAGACGAAAAGATTACTCCAACAACACTATACCCATCAAACGCTCTTTTGTCGTTAATAACGAGAAGGTTTTCTGAGTTTTGAATTGAAACTTCTAATGTTAATGGAGAGAAGTCGTTTTCCAAAGTTATGGAAGGAGAAATATTAAACATTAATAACGATGTGTGGGGGTATATATAATCTAAACTTTGCGGTTCAGTAGTTTCAATTAAAAGTTCAAGTTCCTGATAAGGATTATCTTCATCAATTATGTTAAAAATCGGCAAATAAACTTCCTTTGTGTCTATCCCCTCAAAAGTTCCTAGTTCGGTGTTTATCTTTAACTTATACATCGTTTGACAGTACTTTTACTTTCAAGTCTGTAGTTCCTGTAAAGTTCAAAATAATATTGATTGATCCATCAAAATTCATGTTTGTTATTGTGTATTTGGGGGATGTTGGAGGTGTAATATCAGATATACTTCCCAAATAAATATCTAAATCTGTACTGTTGTTTATAAGAAACACCTTAAAAATACCTAAACCGCTAGTACCTATGTTCTTAGAAAACCCAGTTATTGCGTTATTTGAACTGTCGTATCCAGCTAAATCTCCCGTAGATGCATCATAGGAAAGTTTTAATATGTAGTTGTACGATTGATTGTAAATATCATAACCATTAATAAATAGTTCTATTTCAAAATTCTCTCCTAAAGATGTAGCAAAAATTAATGCATCTTTTATCCCCGATTCGTAGATTATAGCAGAAGAATTTATTGTGTCTAACAAGTAGTAATCATAAAATTCGTTTACTGAAGTGTTCTTACCAGTTTCTGTTGTTGGGAAGTTGTTAGTATCTTTATTAAATATCTTCAGTTTTCTATAGAGCTTAAAAAATCCTGATTTTACACTAGAAAAGTAAACTTGAATATTGGAAGGATCAGAAAGATCTATGGAAATGGGAGAAAACACTTTATAATTGGATGTATAATTTGTAAGAACTCCCACCTTAATACTATCTGATGCTGCAGCAAAAAGCTTTTCAATGTCTGATGGCGAAGTGTAATTATTTGTACTTGTGTCAAAAGATACATCAAATGTAACTCCTTGGAATGATGGACTGAAAATTAAATCACATACAGTATTATCTGTTGAACTATCCACTATATTGGGAGGAAATTGTGTACAAAAGTAGCTTACATCAAATGCGTTATCAAACAATGTAACTTTATCAATTTTTACATTGAATCCATTAATATTTACAGGCCAATAAAATTGAACCGGAGAAAAAATTTCTAAATTGTATAGCCCCAACCTTGACAGCACAAATTTTGGGTTATTTGTAAACACTTTTACAGATTTTTCTTTTTCGTATATGTATTTAATAGCTTTTTCCACTTGATTAGCAAAGGCATTAAAAGGTACAGTAATTGTAGATGAATAAGTAGAATCTATCCAAACATCAAAATTTTCTTCTATTTGAAGGGCTACATCTACATAGGGAAGAAGTTTGGCGATAAGTTGAGGTAATTGAGAGTAGAGCACACTTTCATCTTGTGTAGTAGAACGGTTCAAAATTATAAGGATTGTTATTTTGGTAAACTTATCTAAATTACCGGAGTAGTTTAAGGACTCTAACAATTCTTTTATTTTGTCAATCAAGGTTATATTAGAACTATTTACCAAATGTATATACCTATAGGGAATGAAAACTTCTGCTATATCGTTACTTTTTAATGCGTTTAAAAGTGAAATAATATTTGCAGCTGGTTGAGATTCAATGAAATTTTTAATCGTCCTATCTAAATCTAATACTTTTAATTTTTCAAAGTCCAATAATATTTTTTCTTTTACTCCAAATTGAGAAACAAAATCTAGGAAGTTTATATTTGTATTTATGCTGATTATTGTATTGGTGTAAGTGTTGTAGTCAAAGTAACCAACTTTGTTTTGTAGATTTTGTAAATCTGTTTGAATTTGTGGAACTTGACTAATATTGTTTTGCAAAGAATCTATGTCATTTTCTACTGTGTTTAGTCTTGTAAGTATAGAATCTGCCCCTAATGGCGCACCTGGAGGAGGAAAATAGCCATAAATTTCTTGGCTTATTACATTAATGTAATTGCTTGAATTAAGTAAGCCACTTAAACTGCTAACTTGTGATTCTAAGGCAGAAATCCTATTTAATATAGGCTGGTTTCCAGAGGAAGAAGAAACTACTGCTCCATAAATTTCTTGAAAGAAAATGGATTGATTAGTTTGAAGAGAGTTAACTGATGTTTGTAAACTGCTAACATTTGTTTGAAGAGAAGTAATAACTGGAAGTGTTCTTATAGCGTTATCTAATTCAGTAGTCGTATAAGCTATACCAGACCAAAGAACTTTGTTTTGCGTATTTAAATATTGTTGAGCAAAACTTTTTAGTTTTTGCCAATAGGAGTTATTAGACAAAACAAATCTGAAATTGTCTACATCAGCAACAACACTAACATCTATAGATGTTGCTTTTAATCCAAAAGAAGTAAAATGTGTGTTTCTCCAAGTATATAGGTTTTTCAGCGTATAGATGTTTGCAATATCTTTAAAATTTGTTCCACCAATAATACTTTTTAATATCGTTCTTATTACATTTAAGTCGTCTTGTATGTTTAGAGGAGCAAAGGTAGTTAAGTCTACAGAGTCGTTTGTTGTTTCAGAGGTATAAACTTCTGATTGTTTCAAGTGTTCTATAGCCATAGTCTATTTTTTAGTATATCTCAAAGTAGATAATTGCGTAATCAAAAACGACAAAATAATTTGTTGAAGATGCATAAAACTCTAAATAATAAATTGGAGCTACATCGTTATTGGAATTAAAATTATGGGACATTAGACTTGTTAAACTAAACAAATTATTGTTTCCATATTGGTACACTTGAGAGGTTGCTGTAGATAAAGAAGATCCTAAGGTTATTGTGTTTTTTATAGTATTACCATCTCTCAAGGAGAGTTTTAAGTCAAATGGTATATCAACTTGACCGTTGTTTATATCGTATACATAAACTCTAAGTTTTAAATGAATCGCTTTTATTGAGGTTACCTTATTATTTTCTGTTACAACGGGCAGTATTGGAATAACGATTGTTGTGTTTGTACCAGATGAGAATTCTGATTTATTTATATTTAATGTCCTCCATTTGGGAGGAGGATTGATTTGTTGAGCTAAGTTTATAAGATTTTGGTAAGGAACTTGTATGTTGCTAGAAGGAGAGAAGTTTGTGCTGTTGTCTGTGTTTACGGTTACAGAGCCTATATAAGTATATTGAGAATCGTTTATTGTGGACTCAGAAAGCAAGAAGTATGGAAGTATATCGTATACATAAGGTTCAGATACTATGTTTGAAGAGGAATCATAGTATGTTGTTCCGTAAAAAGGAATATGTGTATTTTTTGCGTAAATTTGAATTGTTTTCGGTTTTGAATTTATTGATATTGAGCTACCGAATGTACCATAGAGTGATATGTTATTTAGGTAATCTAGATTTGGGTAAATCTTTATTGGGGGAGCATAGTAGTAGTTCACCACAAAGACCTTACTTTGTGGGCTAGGGAGATAAGAAGTATTTACTTGTATTTTTCCGTAGGAAGTATTTATTGTATAAATGTTTGCTGCTAGCTGGGCATTTAAATTGGAAAGGTTTATAAATGTCCCGCTTTGTTCATCTAGTGCCAAAACAATTGCTGACGAATTTGTGTCTACAAGGATATTGTCTACATTTATGTTGTACTGATTTATAAAAGTTTCGCTTGTTGTGGTTATTGATGGTGGGGAATTTTCTATGAAATAGAATTCTACAGTATCGTTGTCGTTTAAAGCGAACTCAGAAAAGTTGATAATAACAACATTTGGTTTATCTGCAGAAGTTAAATAGTATAAATTGTTGTTATAAATTGGTAGGTTTTTAGGTATATGATAATATGTTTCCAATCCTAGTGATGTAACTCTTAGTACAAGATATTTATTTGTGCTTACTGTATTTAAAAACCCAAAATCCAAATAACAATTTAAATCATCATCGCAAAAATCCTGTTTAAAGTCCAAAAAGGTTGTACCAGTAACCACCTTTGTATTAAACTTTCCGTTTTTATCCTTGGGTATTGGATAAATATATCCTCCACGAATTCTAGAAAAGCTTATTTTTGAATATTCTGAATCTTTAGATGTTGAAAAATCGCTACTGAATTGTGGTGTTCCATTTACATAAAGAATTGGAATGTTTTCTTTACTGTACCCTACAACAGTATTTACTGGAAACAAACCATAGGGTATTCTAATAGGGTTTTCGGTAGAACCATTTAAAGGATTTTTTTCGTCAAAAATAACACTATAAAAATTCAAATTTCCGCCAACAGATTCGGAAAATCCATTTTCGTCTAAAAATGAAAAGGTTTCGTTTGTTTTTATCCTAAAGTTAAAGTATTCTGTTATTCCTACAGTTTGAACATCAAAGGAAACAACCTGGTTTATGTTTTTGTCAGAATAATAACCTTTGCCAAAAGTAGTCTTTATTAGCTTTAATAAAAAGGATGTGTTTTCTTCGTTTAACGAACTCAAATCGGAAAATCTTATGAATTTTGCAAAACTAGGCCTAAACTTTTTCATTGTTCGCTCCTTACAGCTACATTATATTTTGCTATAAAGTCTTTATTAAGTTGACTAGATGTTTGTAAGCGGATTAGTCCATCTGCATATTGTATTTCGTCTAAGTCTTTATATTCTATATACTGAACATCGTTTAACAAGAAATACAAAATCTTAAATTCATAAGAATTTCCGGAACAGTATGAATAGTCTGATATTTTATTTTCACAAAGTTCTATGTCATTTGTTGACCTTACTGGTAGTGTCATGAGCTTTATTTTGAAGTAGTTTGCATACACCTCGTCTAAATCAAAAATAGGTATAGCTATTCTGCTTTGGATTTCAGAAGCGTTTAAATCTCCATTTCTAGATATTTCTTTTAAACATATGTCCGCAGAAATATTTCTGCATCTTGCTTTTATTGCGTTTCTTATGCTTGGATGTAGGATTTCTTCTCCTCCAAGCACTCTTGAAATAACTTTTTTTAATGGATATCTAGGTGCTTGTATATTTAACTGTGAAGAATAGTTGTTGTTTGTTATGTAAGACTTGTAATTGTTGTTTTTATCGTAAATATATAAAGCTATTTTTCCTTCTGAAATAATTCTCAAATAATCACTATAAGTGAACTCCGATGGGCCACTACAAAAATCTGGTAGTGTTGTAAAGTATGTGTGGCTTTCGTAGTAGTTTAAACAAACAAACTTTTTAATATTGTTTTTATAAAGCTCAAAAAGTTCACGATTTAACGATAAGCCAAACATTGGATTTGCAAACGAGGAGTTTTGGTCCCTTAAAAATTCCCAAAACTTGTTGTAAGAAAAAGAATCTCCAATGTTTAATTCAGAAAACGAATCTCTAAACTTCAATCTAAGACTTTCAATGTCGTTTTTTGTAATGGAGTTTTTACTGTCAACAAGAAGATTTATGTAAACAGTTTTAGGAAACCTTATATTTATTATAGAACCAGCAGGCTTAACTTCGTCTACAATTTCTTGAGAAAGTAAAACAAGCGAATTGCTTATTATTTGAGTGTCTGAATAAATGTAAACATCTATTACTCCAGGATTGGGAGAGTTAATAGCCTTTACTTTCGCACCCTGTATTACTTGAGAAAGGGCATTTTCAATAGAGGAAATTGTTCCTTTAGATAAAGAGTTTAAAAAGTTCCAATACCTGTTTCTGTATTCATCGTCTGTTTCTTCTGAAGATCCTCCTTTAATCTCCGAAGATTCGCCCAAAACGAGAAGTGTGTCTTCATAATAAGATACTGAATCTAAATCTACAGAAGTTTCATCTGTTAAAAGCATGTATTCGAAATTGTTACTTAAAGAAAATTTCGCTGTGCCAAATTGTAAAACAACATCTATTGATGATGGTAGTAAGTTCTTTTCCTTTCCAAAGTCTTCCGAAATTATAGGTAGAACTATGTATTTTATCCTCTTTGTCGGATTTTGAAGAAAGTTAGCTTTTATAGTTTCAGCAAAAATTTCGGCTATTCTTTGCTTTCCTGTGTTGGGATTTATTTCATAATAAAAATCGTCTTCGTATTGAAGTGATAATTTAATCGGGGGTAGTAAAAGATAGTTAAAAATTCCATATGCTGTTGAAATACTAAACTTGGCAGAGAGGGGGGGAGAAAAAACTAGGTTATTTTTTATATCATATTTTGAGAAAACTATATTAGACAACAAGTCTATGCTTTGAATGGAGTCAAAATTAAAACCAATAGGGCTAAGAACTACATATCCAAAAGCTCTTCGTCCTCTTATTCTTTCTAATTTTGAAAAACCATAGATTAATTGGTCCAAATATTCACCTGTAGCTGTATGTATGTATGAATTTTGTTTTACCTCATCAATGAGCGTGTAAACATCTTCTATAGCGCTAGCAACAGAGTAAAAAATAGATCTTATTACGCTACCGGGCTTTATCGCATTTATTTTATTTTGTATTGCTAAGAATGTGTTTTCCAAAAAGTTTAATATTTCAAACTTTGTTTTCATCGCTTTTTATTTTAAATTTTCAAAAACAATATTTTTTATAAGGACTACCAGCGTCAATGTTTTCTGTTCTTATCTTTATCGGCCCTTCTTCAAATGCCACTTTTGCGTGTATGTAGTTTTCATTAAAAGTTGTGTTTAGTGTGAATATTGGATGCGTCAAACTAAACAAAAACCTTAATATATTCAGAATGTTTCCCCTTATGTAAATTAACGAAATATGTTCAGCGCCGTGAAGATAATTTATAGTAAACCCATCACAAATATCAACAGAATAAGATGAGCAAAAATCTTGGTGAGTCAAAAATTTATCTGCACTAATTTTTAGAAAGATAAACTTTGGACTTAAAACAAGTTGTAAATCTTCACCATAAATAAAAATTTTTGTTCTCCCTGAATCTTCTTCTTTTATTACACCTGCATTATAATAATTTACATTATTAACATCAAAAGTACTACCAGATAATGTTGTTGTTAGTGGGTTTGCTTGAGAAAGCGATATTTGAATCATAACAAGCTAATTATTTGCTTTTCTTTCCTCTTTTTCTTTTTGGCTTTTCTGTTGTATCTTTCTCAACCGCAGGCTCTTCAGTATTTTGTTCCTCTTCAACTCTTTTTTCAGTATCCTGTTCTTCAGTTAAATTATCCATTTCTTTCATTAAGACATCATCGTTTGGCACAACATTGACTTCTTCCTTATCTTCAACAACTTCTGTGTCGTAAGAGGATAAAATTCCTATATTTTTTAGATGCTCTAAAAGCTCTTTTGCTTCCTTCTTGCCCATTGTTGAAATTGGTAACTCAACAAATTGTCCTTCATCTTCTGTGCTAAGTCTGTAAATATGACCTTTGTAGGCAACTCTAAGAGTTGTTCTTGGATTAAACTTTACTTTTACCTTCTTCATAACTTCCTCCACTTAATTCTATCACAAAAGTCCTTGTTCTTTTAAAAATTTTCGAAATAAGGTGTTCCAATCCTTTATAGCATATTCTCCGTGTTCTGCTTTCATTAGATAGTAAAATGTCCTCAAGTTTTGTATATCTCTAATTGTTTTGTTTGTTTCTCTATAAACTGACATCTTATTTTGATACCATGTTTTAAGTGTCTGCACATTTATATTGTAAAACAAAAAGCGAAAAAACAAAAGTTCCTGTATAAAATGAAATTATGCTAATAGTATTAGGAACATTCATGATTTGGACTGTTGCTTTTTATTTGGCTGGATTAAAAGAATGGTCAATATTTACTCTTCTGGTTCTTACAGCTCTAGGTATAGGAGAATACATATCTATAAAGCTAACTGGAGTTACGCTTTCTGAAAGATTTTATAGAAAATCAAAAACAAAACCTTTGGTTGCTCATGTTTTGGCGCTATTAATGATTTTGGGCCTAATAGCAATAATTTATCATCTATACACTCTAATATAAGACTATGCTTACAGAAAAAGTAAAACAAGACATATTTCAAATATTGCTAGACAAAGTTGAGGGTGTATTATTACCAGAAATTACTCCTGAAGTTCAGCAGTATTTAGAGAGAGAAATAGAAAGGTCTGCACAATACATAGAGAACAGATTGAGAACTTCTCTTACACCAGCTAGATTTACAAATCTTCCTAAAACTCCAAAAGAAGCTTACGAAAACAGAGCTAAATACAAGGATGCCATAAATGAAAATTTCTATCAATTTCCTAAATGGGAAGATTTAACAGCGGCTCAAAAAAATCTTTATGGTAACAATCCTAGTTTTTATGTTCCAGGTTCTCTTCCTTTTGAGCTTTTGACAAACGATCAATTAAACCAATGGGTTTCAAATATTCGTGTTGCCCCAAATAAAATTGGTGATGCAGAAAGACAAGACGGAAAAGGCACACCACTAATTATTACTTATTATGCCCCAATAATAACTGTTTATTCTTTGGCTTTAGCGTTTACAGCGCCTCCTGGATACGAAGGGAAAAATCTCTTTTTTAGGTTGTATAAACCAAATGAATTTTACTTTTATAGAACTGGAGAAATACACATATTTCCTGCTGTAATGGCTAGAATTTTATCACAAACAACCTCTCAAGACCCACTTTGGGGTTCGCAATATGGTCCAATCGCACCAAGAATTCCTCAAGTCATAGTGATTGATTACGAATTTGGCTACACAGACACTCCATACGATTTACTAGAAGCAGTAGCGATAAGAGCTGCAATGCAATTCATCTTAGCCATTTCTGCAAACCTAACTGCAGGACTTAGGTCTTTCGGTATAGAAGGCTTTAACGCATCCTTTGGAAACAATGGTCTACTTTACGAAAATCTTTATAACGAATACAAAGAAAGATTAAGAGAACTATTATCTCCTTATTACAGACCAGTAATGACTGCTTGGTAAAGTTATGGCGCAAAAGGTTTACTTTCCAATCAACTGCTCATTATCACCAATAACCATAGCCACAAACTATGGTGAACCGTATCCCAATCAAAAATTTTTTACGCACCAAGAACAAAAAATTTTATTTGATATAACCTCTTTAATACAATCTTACGAATTAAACTATTCTTCCTTCAAACAAAATTACCCAAATTTGCCACAAGATTTGTCATCTATAGAAAATAGAATACTTCTTTTGGAATTCATAGTAAACACAAACCCGCAAAAATTAAACTTCGCTAGAGGAAAAATTTTATCAGACAGAGCAAAGTTGATTAATAAAGCAAATTTTAAATATATTTCATTTCATCCAGGCGTTGATATAAACTACGGTTCAGGAAATCAAGATTTAGGACTTCCTGTATATGCAGTAACTGACGGCATTGTGATCAATGCTAGTAGACGATTTTGTAGTGCTTCTTGCGATTGTTCTGGATTTGTGGCAATAGAACATAGATGTCAAGATAAAGTTTTCTATGCGCTTTATGGTCATGTTGTTCCAGAAGTAAACATTGGAAAAAAAGTCAAGGCGGGAGAAAGAATAGCTTCAATAGGAGAATACAAATGCAATAGCACATCTCATCTTCACTTTGAAACTACATTAAAAAATATCTACTCAAATTTTCCCAAAAACTATCCAAGAAACATGTATAAAGACAAAGGCCTAAATTTAGCTTATATATCAGCAATTTTGTATGACACACTAAAAAATACAACATCATTAACGCAATATTGTATAGATTACAAGTACTACATATCTTCTTTTATGGATCCAAGTGGGCCCTGGAATTTTTTCGGAAAAAATAATTCATATGTTCAAGCTACCTCGGACGAAATCTTTTATGGAGGCTCTTATGCGAAGTATTATGGCTACATTGAGCCTTTAAATTTTCTAAAGAGTTTTGGTCAAAATAAGATATATAGCCCAATGACACAAAGCGTTTGTCCTAGCTTTAGCACTAGAAGAAGTTTGACACCAATGAAAGTTTGTTTCGCTGTGCGATAATAAGAAATAAAAGATTATGTTTTCAAGTAATCTTATTTTTCCACTAAAGATAAGAAACTCAGAAAGAAAAAATTCTCTAGGCGGCCACCTAGCAGAAGAAACATATAAACTCACTTTTACATTTAACGAATTAGATTCAATTTTGGGAAATTTTCAATATAGGTTTTTCTATTTCGTTAACGAATTAGAGAGCGAATTTTATGTTTATAAGATAAAAATTAGTCAATACATAGACTATAAATTTCACCAGGATAAATTTGATTTGTATCTGCTAAAAAACATAAAATCAGAAGTAGTTGTTGCAAATTTTTTCGGCAAAAATAAAATTCACTTATCTTATACACCCTATGGAGAAATAATTGAGTTTCAAGGTAAGAGTATAGATGAGTTTATAGCGTTTAAAGGAAGTTCAATAGAAATTAGAGAAAGGTTATATTATCAAGACTTCTATCCTTTCGCACTAAAAGTAAGTCTAGTTGGCGCAATAGAAAGAGTGTTTAATTTGCCAGTAATACTAAATATCAAAGCTTATCTAGCATAATAAAAAAGAAGAATATGCCCGAAGACAGAGATGAAAACACAAAAGAAATTTTAGGTGAGCTAAGAAATCTAATAAAATCTAAAGGCTCAATAGAAGAACTTCTAGGCTCAGAAACAGGAACATTTTCGCAAATTTTATCAGCAACACTAAAAGCTGCATCTAGAAATACACAACAGCTAATTGAAACTTTACAGCAATTAGAATACAGCGTTTCATCAGTTAGAAGATCAAGAGGCATATCCTTGCCTTATGCTAGAGATTTAAATGAGCTGCAAAATTTTCTTTCATCATTAAAGCAGCAAATAGAAAACTTAAATCTCCTCTCTCAAGCTACAGGAAGAAATTTTGTTGAAGAATTATCACAACAACTTCCTAAAGCGCTTAATATAGCTTCAGTAAATCTAGGAGAATTTAGAAAGGCTGTAGAAAAATTTGTTGCTGATTTAAAACTTCAAGATATTAGAACTCAGGAAAAATCTATACAAGACATCGCTTTAGGCGCATTTTATAAAAGAGCTATAGAAAAGTTTCCTATAACTGGATACTATTTAGAAGCTTCAGGCGATTTAGATAGAGATTTTCTTTCTAACTACTTTGACCTAAGACAAACAGGTGCGCAAAGAGCGTTCTCAGAATTTAGAAGTCTTTTTGAGCTAGCGAAATCAACAAGAAATCAGCTTTCTATATCTGAAAGAATTTTTAAAAGCGAAAGAGAAATATTTCTATCTAGAACGCTTAGTGAGTTTTACAACGAATCTTTAAACGCAATAAGCATCGCTAGGTCAAATTTTATTGCGCAATTAAACAGAGTAAATGAAAGCTTACAAAAAGCGCAATCACCAGAAGAAGTTGCTAGGCTTCAAGAAGAGAGATTTAACTATCTAAAATCTCTTACTCAGCTATATGCAGAAGAATTAAAGATTAGAAATGAAGCGAATAAAGAACTAAGAGAACTTTTAAACTCCTTCAAAAATTTCAGCATAAGAGAATTAGATTATATTTTTTCAACAACAAGAAATCCTTTTGTAGATATCTTTGCTTCTTCGCTTAGACAAGGTTTTCTCATAGGCACAAATGTATTTAGCGCAGTAGATAATTTATTAGCTAGAAACTTTCCTTCGTTAAGCAGAACTCCTATAACAACTCCTCCTCCTACTAATAGAACTCCTACACCTGTTCCTACGAATAGACCTACTACTGATAGAACTCCTACAAATTTTTCTAGAGGTTTAAGAGTAGGCGCAACAGGTGCGTTATTTGGTATAGGTTTAGACGCTATTCTAAATACTTTAGAATCTGGAAATTTAGGCGAAGGATTAAGAAGAACTTTTAATATCGAAAATGTTTTAAAAACAGGAGCTTCTTTTGCAGTAGGTTCGCTTGTAGGACTTTTTAATCCTATACTCGGCGTAGCAGCAGGTGTAGGAACTGGTTTCTTATTAGATAAGATTTTTCCTCCTAAAGAGAAAGAAGAAGTTAAGCAATACATCTCTGAAACCACAAAAAATTTAAATCAATTTTCTATCGCAACAAGCGCAGCAGCAGTTTCTGTAGGTTCTTTAGGTTTAGCAGCTTCTTTGTCTGCTAACAATCTAGTAGGAAGAAACATACTCACATCAGCAGCTAGCGTAGGTGCAGGCGTTCTAGCAGGTTCAGCAGCTTTTCTTACTGATTTTTATTTGCAGAGCGTAAACAAAGCTTATGATACTTTTTATAGCCGCTTTACACAAATAAGACTTCTTCCTCAGCAAATTCGTGAGCAATTAGGAGGAGATGTAGCTAATGTTTCTAGGCAATTTATTTTTGGAGGAAGAGTATTTCCTGCTAATCAAGGATTTACAACAGAAGAATATCTAGGTACATCAGCTAGGTTGTTCGCTTCTATTGGCGGCTTAAGTAGAAGCGTAGATAATTTTTCTTCTGCTTTATTAAACAGCGCTAGAGTAGCTAATCTGTTTGGTACTTCTATTGCAGAGGCTGTAAATCTTGTAGCTACTTCTAGAAGAGCGTTAATAGATGAAAGAAGAGCTATAAGAGGAGCCTTTTTATTAGGAAGTGAATATTCAGCGTTTACTAAAGCTTTTAGTGAAGCTTTGATTAGCGCCTCAACTTCTATCGCTATTAGGCAAGGTTTGAATCCTTATGATTACTTTAATACTTTTTTAACAGCGCAAACTGTTTTGCGAAACTTTTCAAACTATCAAATCGCTAGATTGGCTGAAAGAAATCCTGAGATAGTTCAACAAGGTGTTTCTACTTTTAACGAATTTATTAGAAGCGGCTTAAGTGGAAATCCTATAGCTTTAGGTATTGGTATTCGTGCAGGTTTGACACCTTTAGACTTACAAAGAGGTGCTACACCTGATAATTTAATTCAGGTTCTAAGAAGACTTTCTATAGAAACTGGATTAGTTAGTCAATTTACTGGAGGAAGATTTACAGCGCAAGCAGAAAACTTTTTAATTCCTATAATGCAGCAAGTCTTAGGTCTTACTAATATTTCTCCTGAGGTGTTTAGAACTCTAATTGCGTCTGCTATTACTGGCGATATTACGAGAGCTAGGAGAATTGTAGAAACAGAGCTAGGAAAAGGAATGCCAACTACAAAGACACCAGATGAAGTTTTTGCTAGGCAGTTAGATGTGTTAAATTCTTCTTTCCAACTTCTTATTGACACTTTTAAAGAAAACTCTCAAGCAGTTGTAAGTCTAAATAAAAACATCACTACTTTAGCTGCTATTACGCTAAAGCTTAGTGAGCCTTTAGGAAAAGGAATTATTAATTTAACTTCTGAGGCGATAGAAGGAGGAACTGATTTTCTTTACAAGTATCTCAATTTAAGCCCAGAGTCTAAAAAAATAATTGACGAGATGCGTAGAAATATTGAAAACATTCCTTCAACTAATACTGCTTCTAGTGTTTCTATTTCTTCTACTACAACGCCTTCTTTACAAGTATCTTCTGGAGTAAGAGGAACACATGTGATTATTGTAGAAGGCAATATTTCTTCAGTTCCTTTAGAGGAGTTTATAAGAAATTTGAACATCATTAAGAAGTAGAGTATTTTTTATTTCGCAAAATTTTTCCTCAAAATTTGTTGCGCTAACAAAAAACAAATTTCTCGCATCAAAATTTATCTTAATGAAATAACCAAAATCAAATTTATCTTTTAGCTCGTAGTAAATTTCCATACACACATCATACCACAAGACGACTTTGTTATAGAATATAATTATGGCTTTAGAAGTAGGAGAAGTTCAAACAAAAATAGAGAGAAGACACAAAAGCCTTCACATAGAAAGAGATTTCGCAACAGAGTCTTTAAGAGTAACAATTGAGTACGCTGATGGTTTTTATAAAGACGGTAAGTGGTATACATTAGAAACAGGTAGTATAACTATAGAAGGAGAACCTGTTTTTATCTTGATGCAGCTTACTAATAAAAACCTTGGCGTTGATGAATGCACTATAGGTAAGATGTTAGAAGCTGGTATTTATGGAGTTATTGGTGGGCAAATAAAAACTACTTTTAAGCTAACGCTAATCATTAAAGACCAGCAAGGCAATCCTGTTTTCGCTAGATGTTCAATGCAAAGACAAGAAGGAGAAAACCTTGTTGAATACAATGTTCAAGAGGGTGAAGTTATTGTAATTGAAGATAAGGCTAGAGTAAATATGACATTAAAAGTGTTTGCACCTGGTTATAAAGAATTTTCAAAGTATTATACATATCTAGTAGGAGAACTCGTTGAAGAGGTTGTTTTGGAGCCTGACACACAGGCTTGACAGACTTGTGAGGGTGTGCTATACTAGACTTGTGTTTGAGGGGTTAGCTCAACAGGACAGAGCAAGGGATTTCTAATCCCTAGGTTGCAGGTTCAAGTCCTGCACCCCTCGCCAAATAATAATCGTGGGGCGTTAGCTCAAGCGGTGAGAGCGGTCGGCTCATAACCGATTGGTTGTAGGTTCGAGTCCTACACGCCCCACCAAATTTTTTTGTTATACTGATGCTGTGAAGATCATCCTTCCTAACCACATTGAAAACAAAAAAGTTCTTCAAGCGAAGAAAAAGTTTGACAAGATGCTTTCTTTTGTAGAAAACTTCGAGAAAAGATTTTCTAAAGACGGCGTAATTGTCTTTTATAAAGACAACAAGTTTCTTATTCCGTATCCTTCGCTTTATACAAAGGCTACAAACGCTCAAAAGGCCCAAAAAGATTTAGTCTATAATTTAGAAACGAAGAGGCATTATAAACTTGTTGAGAGTTTTGAAGAAATTTCTTTTGAGAAAGCGTTTTTTGAATTTTTGACTAGTATGAAATTTTTTATTCATTTGCCGCAAATTTCACATCTTGTAAAAGAAGCAGAAAAGAATTTTTCAATTGAGGCTGTTTTGAATTTGTCTAATTTAGAATTTTCTCTCATTTACAAAAACCAAGAAATTTGGCGCTTGAAGTACACAACGCTACGAGATGTTTATCTAAAGAAAAAGGAAAGGTTTTTCTTTTTAATTGAGGAGAAAAAGAAGGGAGTAGATAAAAAAGAAGAAAAACTTAAGCAGAAAAATGAAATCACATTAAAAGCTAGACAAAAAATAGAAGAGTTTACATCTAAGGCGAACTTAAAGATTCTATATGACGACTACAATATAAAATCTAGAGTTCCTTTACTTTGCTCTTGTGGAAATGTTTTTGAATATTATTTAAATGTTCTACTTCAATATAACATAACTTCTTGTCCTAGTTGTAGGATTAAGAAAAGCACGCTTGAAGAATTTTTTGAAAACGAAGTTTTAAAGAACATTCCTTTTTCTTATGAATTTAGGTATAGAGATGAACTAGAATTAGACTTTTTTATTCCGGCAAAAAATCTAGCAATAGAACTCAACGGAGCTTATTGGCACTCAGAGGAAAAGAAACCTTTCAATCACCTGCAAAAGAAAAAGCTGCTGTTTCTTGATAGAGGAATTGATGTTCTGTTCTTCTACGAACCTATTATTTACCAAAAACTAGATATCGTCAAATCGCTAATTAAAGCGAAACTAGGACTCTTTGAAAGAAAAATATTTGCTAGGAAAACAAAAATTGAAGAAGTTGACTACACTACTGCAAACGAATTTTTTGAAGAAAATCATATTTCTGGAAGCGCAAGTTTTAAGTATGCTTTTGGTCTGTATTATGATGACGAAATCGTAGCAGCAGCTTCTTTTGCAAAACCTAGATACAACGAGAATTTCTCTTGGGAGCTAGTTAGGTTTGCCTCAAAGAAAAACACGATTGTTATTGGCGCATTAGGAAAAATGATAAAACACTTTTCACCAAAAAACTTAATCTCTTATGCAGACCTTATGTATTCTAGTGGCAAGGTTTACGAGAAACTTGGATTTAAAAGAATTGGAATAACAAAGCCTGGATACTTTTATACGAAGAACGGAAGAGAGCTTTATCCTAGAGAACTTTTTCAAAAACATAAATTAAAAGGTTATTACGAGCAAAATAAATACGAAATAAAATTCTTTGACGAAAATTCATCTGAAAGCGAAATCATGAAAGCTAATGGCTATATGAAAGTTCCTACTGCTGGAAATTTTGTTTATGTTTTATTTAATCCCCTATAAAACCTTACAAAATTTTAAAACTTTTAATTTCGCCAAAAAATCAAAGATTTTAGTTTTTTGTTCTTTCAGTTTTTTATTTCACCTATAGCAAAACCTTATGAAATTTTAAAACCTTCAATTTTGCGCAAAATTCAAAGATTTTTATTTTCACACCACCTAAAGTTTTATTTCGCTTATAGGAAAATCTTATAAAAAAATAAAACTTTCAATTTTTAGCAAAAATCAAAGATTTTGATTTTATGTCGCCCTATAATTTTGTTTCGCCTATAGGAAAATCGACATAAGAAAATAAAACCCCCAATTTTGCCCAAAAATCAAGGTTTCACTTTTAAAATCTTAATTTTTGCGTGCAGGACGATATAAAGGTCTTGTGCTATAGTGAATAAAGAGTGAACACTAAACTATCGTTTCCAATTCTAAGAGCAAGCGAAGCGTTTAAAAGAAACGCTAGAAGCGTTTACTTCATCGATAGGATTATTTTTAACATAAGTCCAATACAAAAGAAGATACTGAAAGAGTTCGCTTTTGTTAAGCAATACAAGTCTATAAGAAAAATCTCAGAGTTTGAAAGATATCGCTTTAGCACTAACTATTTAGAAACTTTTTCTAGATATTTGTTTTTTTACTTCCTGCAAAATCCTTTGCCTTTGTATAAGGCGTATAAAAAATTCATTGAAGTTGAAGAAGTTTTTGACTTCTATCACATAAAGACAAAGGAAGACTACAAGACGATAAAAAGCTACATCGTGAATTCTTATTATCTAGAAGACTTAATTCTTTTCGTTGCAGACTTTAATGAGGACGCTAGGTTCGCTTATAAGTACTACAAAGAAATAAACGCTTTTGTTATTAGCAATGAGATAAAAAGGAACACTAAAAAATTTTTAATTTCATTAAACACAAAAAGAGTTTTATTTCACTCAAGACACTATTGGGCCAAGAAGTTTTTTTGACAACTCCTTTGTAATTTCTTCGTATAAGTCTGCTTCAGGTTCTTTGTTATCATTTTGTTCTTCTAACGCATAAATTTCTGGTTTTTTAATGTATGCATAAAGCATTCCTACAGCGTCAATGAAGTCTATGTAAAATTTAACTTTTTGCGCAAGTAAATCTTCAATGTTTACTTCGTATATGATTTTTCCTTTATTTACAAGACTGTTTATTTCTTTTTCAATTTCTTTGTCGTTAGGCTTATTGATTCCAGTAAGAATTTGCTTCCAGCCTGGTGAAGAAAAGTTTCCTTTTCTTCTCGTTATTTTAAAAGCTTCAATATTACTAGCTTCTACTGTTAGCAACTTTATATTGCTTTTCAAAAGTTTGTTCTTAGCGTATTCGCTTAAAGTGATAAACGCATCTATGTTAGTTTTGTATCCTTCTTTTTTTGTTAGTATTTTATTTTTTCTTTTGTCTTTAAATCTTCTTTCTAAAATGATTGTATCAAGGTCTTCATTTAAAACATTGTTCTCTAAAAACTCGTCTAACTTTCTAATCTTTTCTTTCTTTTCTTCCTCTTCAATGTAAGAATAGTTGTAGCTTTTAACTATCAGTACATCGTCTTCTACGACTCCTTTTACAATCATCTGTCTTCTTGAGCCTAGGTCTAGTGCGCCTAACTTCAGCAAGGTAAACACCTCCCCTCATTGCAACTCCTACTATAAAGCAAGCTAGACATTCTGTCAAGCGTGTGTTATTATGACGCACATGAAGATTGAGCGTTTACTTCGTCTAATGAATATTTTGCTAGAAAGAGATGCGAATATACCAAAAGGCAAAGTGAAGATGTATTGCGTTGGCGTAAATAGAAAAGAAATTCTAATTGGCGAAAATAAATACATCATCAGCAAGCAAGTTAAATACGACTATCCTCACTTTTCAGCGCTTCACGCTGAGTTAGACTTTTTTCACAAGGCTAGAAAAGAAAACTTTTATCCTAGTGATATTTTTGTTTTCGGCTACAGAAAAAACCTTCTTAAGAATACTAGACCTTGCTTGTATTGCGCAAGCATATTAAATGAATTAGACTTCAAGCGCATTCACTTCTTTGAGGAAGGAAAGATTATAACGCTCACTAAAGAAGAGTTTGAAAGAGCGCTAGATGAAGAAGTCTTTAAAGATTACACATAAGAGGAGGTCTAGGATGAGAAAAGAGCTTTTGTTTTATAACAAAGACTTAGGCGAACAAAGATTTTTAATGAAAAATTGTGCAGTTAGCATTTATAGAAGAATTGATTTTAGCGGCCTTACAAACGAATTATTCAACCAAAGAAAGTTTGTTTCAGAAGACTTTGAAGCTGCAAAAAAATTTCTCGCTAAAACATTCAAAGAAATCAAAAAAGAGAATTTAGATGTCGTCATCGCTAATGATGTTGAAATTGAAGTACAAGGACAAAAGAAAAAGAGAATAAAAAATTTAACAAATTTTCTAGGTTCAAACAAAGAATTCATTGAAGATGTCAGCGAAGTAGACCTATCAAAAATGATTTCTGAAAGAATAGAAAAGATAATCGAAAATAGCATGTTTAAAGACTGCATATACGAAAACAAGACCTTGAAGATATCTTTTGCGCAAAGAATTGTCGCAAGCTTTAAAAATAAAACAATACCTTTTCCTGAAAAGTATGTCATTTGGTTTTTAGTGTATTTTGAAAGAAAAAAAATTGAGATCTGAAGATGAAAGAACTTATCAAAATCAACAAGCAAACCTTTTTTCTTAATCAAATCGAAATAAACTACGAGTATTTCAATGAAAAGAACCTTGAAGAGTTTAAGTTTCATTATTTAGCAGAAATATCAGCGAAAAATAAAAACTCTTTAGAGAGGCTTATAGAAAAAGTATTGTCAAAAGCAATAATTAAGAAAGACTTTGACCTAACGATCTCAAAAAGCATAAATGTCTATTCACTAGGAAAAAACAAAGAATGCAAGCTAGATTTAGAAATGTCTAAGCAAATTCAATTTGCGAGGCTAGTAATGCCAAATGAAAAGAGAATAAAAAATGCGTTTTATTTCTTCATCGAGGATTCAATAGAAGAACTAATTGAATTCTTTAGTCTAAGAAAAGGAATTCCTTTAACTAGATTTGATCTTGTTGTTAGCTTATCTTCTCACGAAAGATCAAGACACAAAACTCCCTACAGTTCTGTCTTTAAACTGAAATACAAAGTCTTAGATCTTGGGCAGCATTTATTCAACCTTCCAGACTTATACAATAGTGTACCAACTCCTCATCCTAGCGTTTAAGAGATAATGAACATAAAAGATTTTTATCTAGCAAATGTTTAAACTTTTAAATAAGGCTTACCCTAAAAATAAAGGCTTGGCAGCTTTGCGCCTAGCCTCTATACTAGAGAGGTAGGAGGGAGGTGTTTAAAGTGTCCTTCAGCGCCTTTGACATACTAAATTTCACGAGAGGCTTCGTCTACATAAGCTACCTAGAAAAGAAAGCAGATAAGAAGTTGCCTGCAAAAAATTCTTGCGAGTTTAGCGAAGTAAAATTTAGCTACTTTTTTCCAAACTACTGTGATGTGTTTGAAGAAATAAAAAACTTCTTTAATCTCGCTAAAGATAGAGCTAAGATGTTTAATCGTGAATTAAATAATATAAAACGAGTAGTAAGAAATCAAAGCAGCAACAACAAATTAAATGTCGTTACTTTTGAATCTTTAGAATTTAGCGCTTTAGCCTTCTATGGAGAAGACAAAGGATTTGACTTGAAAAAAGAATACAAGCTTTCTGAACTTCCTTCCTTATCTCTAAAAAAAGAGTTAGAAAAAGCAACGATGTATTTTCTTAAAAATTTTGGCTTAATGTCAAAAATTTCCTTTCGGTTCAAGTTTGATTTTCGATTAAATGTTTTCGATGAAGAAATTTCATCAGATCTTTATTCGACAAACACAAAACAAATAGATACTAAAATATTTGACAAACACACTAGAGAGATAGTGAAGATTTTAAGCGAACCAAATTTGTTCGATTATTCTTTAATCGCTGAAATAGAAGAATTTTTTTAGAAAACAAGCAAATTTTTATCAACGAGAAATTCAGCGCTAATGTGAAAAAGCTGTGAAGTATAAGGAATCATCATAAAACAATCATAAGCTCTAGAAATTAACATAGGCTTGTAAACAGACAAATAAGGAAACTTCAAGCTCAAAATCAAAGATAAATCTTCAATTTCACAAAATCTCAAGAAGTGCGATATAGTTTCGTCTATCGCATCTCTAATAGAAAAAGACATTACTTCGTCAAGCGTTAACTTTCTATCGTACTTGTGTCTTAATGACCTCTTATAAAAGTTTGCTATAGCGATTAAATGAAAATTTTCTTCTATTCTTAATCCAAACCTAATTAGCTCCTTTAATTCTTTATGATATTCTTTTAATTTTTCCTTTGCTAATTCAACAATAGCCTCTAGTTTTTCTAAGCTTTCAATTTCTTCCTGATAATCACGAACTATGTTATTGCTGTCAACATATGAACAATGAGAAAACGCTCTTCTCAAGAAGACAAACTCATCAAAAAGCCAACCTTCCTGAGGATGCATAGCTACATACTAGCATATAGACACCTAGTCTTCAAGTGTCAGTCATTTACATCTTCCAGACTTATTAATAGTGTACCAACGCTTGACAGCCTTAGGTTTGTGTTCTATGATTTCTTCTGTGGAGGAGAAAAGTGAGATTAGAAAGGCTTTGCTTAATCACAAAGAAAGGAATATACAAACCCTTCTTTAGCTACACGAATGCATCAAATGTTGTTTTTTCTGTGAATGAAAAAGACAAACTTATTAAAACGCTTGATAGCTTTGTATTGAAATCGCTAAAGCAGGATGTAAAGACAATCTCTATTTACATATTCGTCAATTATAGAGGCTATGTTTTAGGAAAAACAAGGTTTTACTTCGAGGACATAAAAAACATTAAACAAGACGAAATTTTGTCAGACAAGAAAAAGAAGCTTTCGTTTTTTCTCAAAGAGAAAGCTTATGAAATGATTGAAAGCACAGAAAAAACACTAAATGAAATAAGAAAAAATATTACAAACTTTAACGATTACACGATATCTATAGCGCCAAGAATAGTTTTTGAAATAAAACAAAGCGAAAAAGTTTGGGTTTTAGAAATAGAACACATCTTTTCTTTAAAGCCTCCTTACACGATAAAAATAAACGACATTGTTCTTCCTAGCTTTTGAGGTGTTATGCGCATTGAAGACTTGATTAAAACACACAAAATATTTTTCGTAGAAGTGTCGACTGAGCACTTCGTGAAGAAAAAATTTGTTAAAGCTAGAAAGCAGAAATATTACTACAATTTTCCAGAAGAAGAAATTGAAAGCTTTAATGCTGTATTTTTGAAGCAGTTAAACATCGTCAAAAGGTTTGTGTTGTCAAAGTATTTTCACAAAGGCTATTTTGTAGTTTTTTCTTTAGGAAGTTTTTCTGAAGAATATTTTGAGATTTATGGCAGAGAAAAAAGTCTGCTAGATAGATTTCCTGAAAATGTTTATAGAATTGAAGAATTTAGCGAAGAAAAATTTTCTCGTTTAGCAGAAGAATGCTTCTACAAGAAATACAGAGAAGCTTTGTTAAATAACGAAAACCTATCATTAGAATCTATGTTCTTTGTTGCGCTAAAGACAGAAACATCTTTGATAGTAAAAAAATTGTTCTTGAAAATGCACTACTCTTTGCACGGCGTTTTTTGAAAGGAGAAGAGATGAAACTGAAGCTCAGCGAAATCGCACTTTTTTACTTACAGGAGTCTTTTGCTGCGTCAAAAGGACTTTTAAAAGCAGCAGAAAATAAATACAAATTTACCTTCAACAAAGATCACGAAGAAAAAGAACTAGAAGAAAAAGCAATTCAACTAATGCTTAAGTTTATAAAACAAACAATAGAAATTGAAAAACTTCTTGAAGTATATGAAGACGAAGATTTCTATTTAGCAGTCAATCACAACATGAGGAAAGAAGACCTTGATACTAAAGAAAAACCTCTTGGATACGATATAAAACCAGAAGAAGTGCTTAAGACAATCCTCAAAGAAAGAAACGAATTGCTAACAAAGCTGTTAAAGCTAAAAAACATAGACAAAAAGGATCAGATTATCATTTCAATAATCTTCACTAAAGGATCACCTTATAAGGATGATCATGTTGCATCTCTAGAGGTTGTATACTACTACGACATAGTACATCTTCCAGACTTTAGTAATAGTGTACCAAGTTGACACGATTGACTTGTCGTGCTAGCATGAAGCTATGCTAGCGCCTTTTGAATTCGTGAAAGTGAAGTTTGCCTTTGAATACTTTAAAAACTCAAAAGATGAAGAAAATAATTTTTCGTTTAAAAAGATACTTAAAGAAGAAAAAGCTAAAGACTTTTATAAGTACCTTAAAGGTTTCATTTCAAAATACTATCAGCAAACAAAAAATTCTGAAGGCGATGTTGTGCAAGACATTTTAAAAATACACTATACACTAATCACAAATACAAAAAACGGAACACCTAAATTTGAAGATTTGGGCGTTAAAAATACTTCTTTCGTTAATAAAAAGTCAGTCCTAAAATTTATTGAAGGAAGCATAAGTCAAATTTACAATGAAGCGTTTAGGAACGAAAAAGAAATTACTGCAATAGTAATCTTCATAGAACTAGGCTATCTAACAAGAAACCTTGATAAAGTCTTTCTAGAAGTAGAAGCTACTCTAGAAAGAAAAGAAGTCTTTTAGGTGAGAGCATGAAAATCGAAGAGCTTTTTTCGCTGCAAAAACCTAAAAGTTTGAGGTTTATAAAAGAATATTTGATTAACGATAGCCTTCTTTCAACTAGGAAAACTGAGTTTTTTGAAGAAGAAAGAAGCGAATTCTTTGATCAAGCGTTTACTAATTTCTCAAGGAGTTTTGAGATTTTAAAAAGATACTTTAATTCGCCTTTTTTCAAATTAGGACATTTTGCAGTCGTATCTTTGCTATCAAGCGATTATTATTTCGATATGCCTTACAAAGAGCTAAGAAAGCGCTTAGGAAAGAAGTTTATTAGCTTAGAAGAATTTAGTGAACAAAAGATTTTTAGTCTAATGCAGCGTGAAATTAATAAACGCTATAAATATGCTATTAAAGAAGAAAAAACGCTCAATGTCTTCTTTTTATCTTTCGCAAAGTTAAAAACTAATAAAGCGACTATTTCACAAGATTTGCGCATAGAAGTTTCTTTTGAGTTTAATGTCTTATTCTGAGGTAAAGAAACATGAAGACGAACATCACACTAGAAAAAGCAACAATACACTTTGATAGCGGCTCTTCTCTGGAAATAAGAAAGCTATCAAAGCTGGAAATAAGAAATACATCAAAAAGAACCTTGATCTATGTTGAATTAGATACTCGCAAAAAAGAATTTTGTGAAGAAAAGCTGTCTTTTATCATAAAGACATTCATCAAAAAAACTTTATCTTTAGACAAAGTTCTAAACGCAAACTTCTCTCTTGACCTCTATTTAACGCTTTCTTTCGTCAAGATTTATCACAAACAAATAAAGAACATGAAAGAAAAGACCTTGAGCTACATTCCTGAAATCAAAGAAGTAAACCTAGGAAGAAACACAACAGTTGAAAATGTCTATAACGCTTTAATTAAAGAAAAAGAAAACTTCTTGAATAATACAGAAGAAGAATTAAACGAAAATCTTGAAGGTGTCGAAATAGTAGCATCGTTTGCTAGAGGAAGATACAAATACTTTGAACTTCTTTATCCTTATCTAGAGATAGTATTTCTTTATTCTTTCGCTGTTAGTGAGTATCTTCCAGATTCCTATAATAGTGTACCAACCTCTTGACCTGCCTATGATTTAGGCGATATTATCGCAAGCGAGAGGATAAAGACATGTTTGAGAGCTTTCTTCCTTACTCCTTAGATTTTATCACAATTCTCTACAAGGAGGCAAAAAATAAAAAAGCATTAAAACAATCACTATACAAAGATTATTTTGATTTTTACAACTTTTTTGAAGAAGTCAAATACTACTTAGAGGAATTTAAAAAAGACCTATCTTCAAAGTCTGGACTAGTAAAAGTAGACTCATCTTTTGAGTTCTCCTACTTAATGTTCTCACCTTACAAACTAGTTTCTCTGCCGATTTACATTTGTAAAGAAAACAACATAATTGCAAACTTTAATGAAAACGAATTCGCTTCAATGATAAACCTATTTGGAAAATCTATCACAATAAAAGCTTTAAGAGAAGGAATGGTGAGCATTACTTACTACTTTCGCTTTAATGCAACTATCATCAAGTTTCCTACGCTTCTACAGGGACTACTAGCAAACAAAGAAGTTGAAAGCACAGAAAAACTCTTCGTAGTGAAGTTTGAATACAAGAAGGGTAATGAGGTTTTCTAGCGTTGTTTGTTTGTCCTTCCAGACTTGGATAATAGTGTACCACCCAAAAATGTTTAAACAAGATTTCACTCACAATAAAAGCCTCGCCGTGCTTCTTCTAGTAAAAACACACTAACCCCCCCTTGACATAGGGCCTTGTGAGGCTTATAGTTGGGGTAGCAGAGGGGAGGTGTGTAGCGTGAGGTTAGCCTTCACAGAATTCAAAATCGCTTATGTCAAAACAGAATATTCTAAGAAGATAAAAAAAGATTTTGCTTTAGAAGAAGCCAAAAGTTTTCGCAACTATGAAGAATTTTTAATGGAGCTTAAAAACCATATTAACAAAGTAAAAGATGAATATCTTTTTGCTAAAGGAAATAATTTAGAGATAAATGCCATCTCTTTTTCTGACCTTATCTATTTACCAATAGAGAAAGGACTCCTCATTGATGACTTAGACCTCTTTGGAGAATATATCTCTGGAGAATCTTACAAACTAGAGGAAGTTTTTGACCTTGATATAACAAACAGCATTGAAAATCTCTTATATAAAGCTTTAAAAACCTGTGGATTTTTTTCAAAGGCGCAATTTAATTTGTTGATTTATGCAGCTTATTTTAAAAATAAGGAAATTTACAAAAAACAGTCCATATCGTGTTCAGTAGAAGTTGTTAGCAATTTTCCTTTCTAGAGAACCACCAGGAAGGACATTCCTAAGGAGGTGGAAGATGAAGTTTGAGCTTTTTGTCAAAGAAGAAATGCCTTACAAAATCACTAGAGTTAGCCTTTATTTTTACATCGAAAAAGAAGTCAGTTATGGAATTAGCTATTCTAGAAAATTAGTTCGAAAAGAAAAATTAATATTTACGCCAAACAAAAAGAAATTTAGAAAAGATAAAGAAGATCTGCTGTTTATTAATAGCACAAAAGCTTTAGAACTTAGAAAACATTTTTTCAACGCCTTAGAACTTTTTAATATTGAGCATTACGATTTTAAAGTTTCTGCATTTTATGAGGATCCAAATTTCAAAGTCTTCTTAAAGCAAAATCACAAACTAAGCAAACTAGAAGAAAGCAAAGAAATTCTTAAAAGTTTTTCTTCGCTAGCGATAAAAGAAGCGCTTAAACTAAACCTTAACAATTTCATTTTGACTTCAGGAAAGGATCTTTATGTTGACATAGATGAATTTTCGTTAGTGTTTTCTTTTAACACATCCTTAAAGTACAAGTTTTTAAGCGTGTTTTAGCGAATTAAAGTTTAAATAAGATTTTCACGCAAGATAAAGCCTTATTTCGCTTCGCTTAGTTGACGACACTAGACTCTTGACAAAGCGTCCTATAGCGCTTATCCTAGAGCTTGAGAGGAGGTGCGTTGTGTTGACTAGCTATGCGAAAGTAAATAGCGCAAAGTTGTCTTTCGCTAGAAAAGACAAAGAAACATCTGTTGAGAACTATCATCTAAACACTTCAAACTTTTCTGAATTTATCAGCGCTTTTAGACTGCTTCACAAAAGGATAATAAAAGAACTAAATATCTTTAAGTCTTTGAAACAAAAAGAAGAAATAGCAAACTTGCATTTTAATGCTTATCATTTTTATTCTGTTTACTTTTATGCTAAAGATTTGTTGTCAGGTCAACAAGAAAGAGATTTCTATCAGGTTGAGCCTGTTCACTACAACATTGAGAATTTCAGTTCGCTAAATATTAAGTCAACCTTGAAAAAGATTGTTAAGAAAACTATGAAAGAAATTCCTAGCTTTTATGAGATTTCTTTTTCGTTTTACTTAATCTACGAGTCAATAAAAGACAACTACGATTCAGATGTAAAAACAAATCTAGAAATGACAATTCGTATAGCGAGAAATGATCCTTTTTAACTCTAGTGAAATTAAATGTCTTTTAATTAACTCCTGAGGCCTTGACATGCGTCCTGTCCCGTTGTATAATCCCCTCTGCAAGAGGAGGTGCAAAATGAAACTTGACTTCTTTGTGAAAGAAGAAATTCCTTACAAGCTTGAAAAAGTAAAAATAAGCTTCTTTGTTATTGATAAGACAGACGACTACAGAAGAAATTTTGAAGAAAAAGTCGTTCTTAAAAGAACAAAAAATGTTCTTAAGAAAAATGAAGAAGGTTTAGTCTTTACTAATAGCAGAAAAGCGTTGTCTTTTAAAGACAAATTTTTCAATCTCATGCGAGAATTTGACATCGAAAAATATAAGGTTGAGATTAGATGCTATTACAAAGAAATGTTTCCTAAAGCGTCTTATAAAGAAAACCTCGCATTAAAGAATTACGAAGAAATCAAAGAATTTCTTGAAAAAGCATCTTATTCAATGCTTCGCTTTGGCGCTTTAGTAACAGGAAGCGAAAGCATTTTCATTGATGTAGATATGTTTTTTGAAAATTCTAATTTAATATTTCATCTCAGCAAAAACTTCTTCTATATGCACGAAGACTTGTTTTGAAAGGAGGCGAACATGTTAGGTTTGCCTTTCGCTAAATTTGAAAGCGCTACAATAGCGCTAAGACATCTTAACGAAGAAAAAGACTTTGAAAATTATGAAGAATTTCTTAACGAATTTGAAATCATTAGAAGAGAACTAAGAGATGACTTTATAATCGCAAAGGCAAAAAAAGCAGGAATATTTTCTGTTGTTTTGTCTTTCTTTATGATTTATCCTGAACCTAGCAAAAAGCAAGAAATAATTCACGACTACGAAAAGTCTTACTCTTTAGAAGAAATTTTTAAGTTTGACATAACGAATGAAATAAGAAACACTTTATACGACATTTTGAGCAAAAACAAAGACTTTCCAAAAGCTATATTTTACATGACGATCTACGTTGAGTTTTTAGATAATGAGCTATCAAGAAAGAAGCGTTCTGTAGACATATCAGTAAGACTAGTAAGAGATGAGCTGTTCTGAGAAGGAGGTGAGCATGAAAGAGGAAAAAAGCAAAGCGATTGAAATTAATAACTTTGTTCCTTTTTCGCTTAAAAGCGCAAAGGTTGAACATTTCTCTAAGTTTTATTCAAGAATTAATGGAGGATATGAAAAAATTGGCGCTATTGACAACTACATAGAACTAAGAGAAAATCTCATCGACTTTGATGAAGAAAGAAACTTGTTTATTCTAAAAGGAGAAGAAAAAATTCGTGATATGTTTGAAAATTTTGCGAAAGACTATTTCTCAAAAGATAAAAAGTTTATTAAAGAAAGGTTCTTTTACTTTGAAATGACATGTGTTGCAGAATGCGCATACCTTGACGAACATGAGCTGATAAAGATAGAAACGCCAATAAAAGAATTTTCTATTTCGCTATTTAGCGAAAACCTAAACAAATATATCGCACAAGGACTGCCTAAAGTCTTTTACTTCGAAGCTAAAGAATTTGAAGTGATATCTTATCTTTCTTACAAATACAAAGCAAAAGAAGCTGCTATAAACTCGACTAATTTGTTTAAATTAACGCTTTCTTTTGAAGGAGGCAAAGATGTCTTTTGAGTTAATCAATACCTATCCTTACGAACTAGATAATTTTTCGTTGTGCTTTTATATACACTACACCAATAAAGATAAATCAGAAGAAGAAGTAATAGAAAGCTTTTTTACTTTGGCAGCAGAGGAAGAAAGGTTTAATAGAAATGATTTTAATTACAACGAAACAAAAAATACTGTTTCGCTAATGAGAACTTATGATGTAATAAAGCTGTTTAAAAGATTTTTAGCGAACAAAGCAAGAAATCCTCAAGGCAAAACTACATTCTTCGCATTAGTAGAAGGAATTGAAGACGAAAACAACGATATTCGTTCAGTAGAATACAAACAGCAAAAAGATTATATTGAAGACCTAAATTTAAGCTTGTTTGTTTCAAAAATAAACGAAAACCTAAACGAATCTACAAAACAAGCGATTGTACGAAATGCTAGATTAATTTTTGTATACAACTATTTGATCATAAAATCGTCTGTAGAGGAGTCAAAACACTTCTACTATATCCTTAAAGCAGCCTTAGTTCTTAAAAAAACAAAAGATGTGTTCTGACACACTTGACAACAAAAAGCAAATCGCATATACTCAAAACATGAAAAGCACGCAAGAAAATAAAGTAAAAATTTATTGTCATCCTGCCTTTGAATTAGTAGAAGTTATCCTTTCACTAGAAGAAAGTAACATTAAAAAAATAAACAAATCAATCAACTTCAAAACCAAGTCTACAAAACACTTGCACACTTTTCATTTGTATAGCGATGAGATTTTTAGAACCTATAATCTTTTCCTAGATTTGTTTAGTAAATTCTTGCCAACAAAATTAATTCTAAGCATCTACGAAGAAACCTTTTTTGATGTGAACTTTAAATTAAATCAGTATGCTTCACACATCGAATACAAAACTCTAGGTTCACCAAAGGAAGTAAACGCATTACTTGAAGACTTTTATCTTACAACTAAAAAAGCACAAGATAGAATCTTTGAGAATAAAGATGCAAAAAGTTTTACCTTTTCTCTAGGAACTCACTTCTTTACTGGTGAAAAGACAATTGAATTTTCACTAAAGACTAAGTTTAGGAGAACTTTTCCTTATGTCTAACTATGTCAATATTTCAGCTAGTATCTCTATCCTCCAGACTTTGGTAATAGTGTACCAAGGTGTCTATCGTCTAGACTTTCCAGACTTTATTATTAGTGTACCAACGCTTGACAGCGTTTCGCTATTGTGTTAGCTTGAAGACATGACACCTTTTGCACCAAAGAAATATCATTTAGTATTTTCAGTTGTCGCAAATAAAGAAAAAGAAGAAGTGAAGAAAAGCATCGCTTTTCTAATTGATTTTAGAGAAGAAAAGCTTTACGATATTGAGGCGTTATTTAGAAAATACTTTAAAATTCTCAAAAACTCTATCTCAAAAGAAAATACAAAAGCGCTAATGAAGATTTATTTTGAGGCTACAGGAAAAAGAAATATAACTAAGAAAGAAAGAACATTAAAGACAACAATGAGTAAGAAAGTTATATTGAACTTTGATTATAAGCAAGATGAGGAATATGTAATAAAGACTTACAAGAAACTCTTAAAGTTTAGCGAATCACTTTCAGACCGCACTTTTATTTTGGTTTTTAATATTCTAGCAAACAATAAAAACAATAGCAAAAATGTTAAGTATGAATTAAACATAAGAACAGAATACGAAAAAAGCGAAGTTTTTTAAGCGCTAGAAAAAAATTCGCAATACCTTTGAAGAGGAGTGCGCTTGATTGAAGAGGAGAGCTTGACAAAAGGACACACCTTTGCTAGGATGAGCATCGGAGGTGATAGGAATGTGGACTCTCAAAGAAGCGCTAGGCAAGGTTGTCAAGGAATTCTTCAAGAACATCGATGAATATGATCTTTTAATTAATGACAAGTATGTTGATGAGGAAGATTTGAATAAGAAGCTTAAAGATGTATTTGAAAAGTATTTTGGAATTTCAGCCGAAAGCTTGATAAAAAATAATCCAAATCTAAATGTTTGGGTTTCAAGGAATTCTTGGAGGCACGAAGAACATCTAAAGATTTTCTAAACTATAAGAAATCCTTCTTCTAATGATTTTTTATTTTTTTTTTCGCAAACTATGATTAAGCGTTTACTCATAAATTGAACTTTTGTGAGAAAGCTTAAAGATTTTTGCTAAAAAAATAAACGCAATCCTAAACCTTAACACAAGCCAAACCAAAGATACTAGAAGAATAGCTATTTTTTTATGTAGTTTACAAAAATAAGGTGCAGTAATAAAAATGTTAGCGTAGAAGTTCATTTTGTGTTTAGCGAAAAATAAAAAGTTTGAAATGCAAAATCAAATCTTTTCCTAGAGTGGGCTTGACTGGACTCCTCTTGAGCCTTATCCTAGACCTGGGAGGTGAGCCGTGCAAAAGCTTTTGTGGGATTCAATATCTGAGATAGAAATGATGTCTGTAAAATGTCATGCCTATATTATAGATGATGGCGGCGAAATAGAAAGTTTTAGAATCTTTGATGAGTTCTCAAAAAGAATCGTAAAAGACAAAAGCTTTGAAAAACTTTATGAACTCCTTAAAGAAGGAGAAGATTTTTATTTATATCTTGTGGAGGATTTAAATGGTGATGAAAGATTTTTCATTAGAACCTATTTAGAAGGCATGTATCTTTTGCACCCTGATTATGTAAAAGAGGTAAAAGCTTGTGTAAGTTATGCAGACTATATCGTTTCTGAAATGAACCAATATTTTAGGAATGTTTTAAAAGAAATCGTTTCAAAAAACACAAAAAAGATTAAGATGCTTCTTGGTATTGAGAGAAGACACAAAATATCTGAAATATATACTCAATATGCCACATTTGAAACAGAACTTCTTCTTGCGATAAAGGGGGTGTTCTGATGAACAAAATCTGGAAATGGGAAATGATAACTAAACTATCTTCTTACTATGTTGGCAGTTCTCACTATGTTGTAGATGAGTTTGATGAAGAAAATACAAAGAAAGTATACGCCGAGTTTTCAATAAAAATATTTTCAAATCCTAAGTTTGAAGATTTATACAAAAACTTAAAGCATGCAGAAAGCCTTTATGCCTATTTTCAAACCTTTCTTCCCAAGGAGGAGGACATATTGTATATTGACATTGAAACAGAGCCATATTCTAGAAGCACAAAGCCTTATACTTCTTATGTATCACCCAGAAGGTGGAAAAGCTATTCAGATTTTATGATGAACAGGATAAATCATGTATTTAAAAAGAACTTGCCAAAGCTTTTGAAAGATAACATTAAGAATGTTAAAATATATGCTTCTATATACAGGAGAAGTAAGGTGCAGTTAGAAGATGATGACATTGAAGATTATGAGGATTCGTTATTTTATGAGTATGTCCTTTTTGAAGTTTCTTTAAATCTGGAAATGCTAAGGGAGGTGATTTAAGTGAAAGACAAGCTCAAAGAGGCGTGGAAATGGGAAATGATAGCTGATCTTGACGAATATTATGTTGGTGCCTCACATTACTTTATGAACGAAATAGGTGGTGAAGATTCTAAGGAAATCTATGATAGCTTCAAAATGAGGATAGTTTCAAATCCTAAGTTTGAAGATTTCTGTAAGGTATTAGAGCATGCCGAAAAGTTATATTGCTACTTGCACACATTCTTACCCAATGAGCAAAATATGTTCTATATAAACATTGAAACAAATATTCGTGGAAAGCGTTTAAATCCAAAAAGATTCAAAGCTTTGCCCAATGATGATGAAAAATATTCGGATTACCTTCTTAGAAATATTAACGAGTTCTTTAAACAAGCGTTGCCGGAGCTTTTGGAAAATAATGTTAAAAGACCAGAAATCCACGCCGCAATATATAGAAAAAGAAAAGTTGATACATATAACGGATATAAAGTATATTCTGACTATTTTTACGAGTACATTTTCCTGGAAATCATCTTGAAGCTTCGCCTTAATAAGGAGGTGATTTAAGTGAAGAGAAAAGAAGTATTTGTAAAGGTTGTACTTACACTACAAAACCTTTCGCAATGTAGAAAATCTGATGAAGTTATTTATCGTATGAAAGAACATAGTAGCCTTATTCCCTTTTGGCGAAAACTTAATAGAAAAATCCTCTCTCAAGTGAACAAGATTCACAAGGTAAAAGTAGACATCTGTATTAATGACGAAAAAATCTTCTCAAAAAATACTGATATTCGCAACGAAAAGTTTCTTTACAAAATCGTTGAAAACAAAAATACAGAAAAGTTAGACAATGACTACCACATTTTTGCATATATTAGTTTTTACTGCTTTTTAAATGAAGACCTGATGAAGTTTGACATAAAGCTTGAGGATAGGGTAGTATTTAGAGAGCTATTTTAAGCGAAATGTTTTTGATTATTTTTTTAATCCGCAAAAAATAAGTAAACGCTATCCTATTCCTTAGTGCGCTTCTCCTTCTGCTTACCAGGCCCCCTTGACTAAATAGTTCAGTAGTGATAGGCTAGGCATAGCCTACCCCGCCTTGGGTAGGCAAGGAGGTAAAGATGAAAGAGATGAAGATCTACAACATTAAAGAGTCTGTCAATCTCGTTGAAAATCTTCGTAAAAACTTCTTCTATGTTCTTAGGGTAAATAATGTTAAGGATTTTGAAAATGATTTGGTCCTCATTAATCTTTTTAGCGATGAATACATTTTCGCCCATGAAACTGAAAAACTCTTCTTCAACTATGTTACTTCTCGTTATGGTGTTTTCAAGTTCTCTGAACTTGACAACATTAATCCATTGTTTGAACCTGATAATCCAGTTTACATCTCTAGGTACTATTTCCTTACAAAGAACAATACTATCTACTATGTGAACTCTTATTCTGGTATGTTTAAGGAAAATATCATTTACAAGCCACTTCTTCTAAACTTTTCCAATAAACATACAAAGGGGAATATTATGAAGCGTGATGTCTACAAAATCATCAACATCCTTGAAGAAAACAAAGATGTTGCAAATACTTTCCTTGAACAAAATGTAGATGATAAGGATCTTGAAAAGTTTATAAATGCTTTTGGTCCAAGGGTCATTAAAAAGGCTCTTAATACTATAGCAAAAGAAAACGAGATCAATGCTGAGTTTTTGAAGAGCCACATCACTAATGTTAGGGATATGGTTCAACTTGTGGTTAATATTGTGGAAAAGAACAATGAATCTTTGAATGCTGTTAAGGGATTGGTAAGCACATCTGAAGAGTTCACTAAAATCCTCGTAGATAAATACAACATCATGAGCTTGTTCTAAGCAATATTTAGACTTCACTACCTCGTTTTGGGGTAGTGAAGTTTTCTTTTTGTTTTGCAAAAATGAGATATGTCTGCTGATGCTAAACTAATCACGATTACTTTATATAGGCCGAAAAACAATCTGAAGTATAAGATTAAAACAAAAACTTTATCTGTATTTTCATATGAGGATTTTTTAAAAGTCTTTGAAAAAAGGTTGATATCGCTGAAAACAGAAATAGAAGAATCCTCAAAGTTTTTTGTAGTTCAATACAAAACTTCAACTTTGAGGTTTGAGGTCAAAAGAGGATTTGAAAAGTATTACACAACTCCTAACGATTTTGATAGCTTTGTAGGGCAAGTAGTTCACAAGTTTAAAAAATTTTTGAGCAAAAAAAAGATTTATCGCTTGGCATTTCAACAAAACCCAATAAAAAAGAAAATCAAAGAAAAGTATCATCTTCTATCAATAGAACTAGAAAATGAAGACAAACTTTACAAACTTCCTTCAAACTACGATACAATCGTTTATTTACACTTCGCAACAATAAAAGATGCCTATTATTATCGTAGCAATCCAAGCGTTTACAGCAATGTTTTAAAAGAAGCTTTTTTTGAAAACCTGATTTCAGCGCCAACAGAAATAAATGAAGAAAAAATACTCTACAACCTTTCAAAAACACTAAATCACAAGTTCTATCTTTCTGGTGAAAGAATAAATGATAGAGTGTTTTATTTCAACTATCACTTTTCGCTAAACATTTTTCTTGAAGAAGTTTTCTGAGAAAAATAAGTAAACGCTATCTTATTCTCTTTGTTGCGCCTAGGCGCTTTGCTTCTTTTGTCTTGCCTAGGCGCTTGACTTGCGTAGCGGCTTGTGTTAAGCTAAAAGCGCCCCCTTGAGGGGCAAAGGAGGTAAAAGATGGAGAGAGTAACAAAGGTAAAAAACATCGCTAAAAAAATTCTTACTAGTGGATTCCCGGTCCTATTCCTCGGAGATAGGGGAATAGGAAAAACTAATGTATCTTGGGAAATCGCCAGGGAAATGGGTTTGGAGGTATTCTATCTTAATGTTTCTCAAATGTTTCCAGAAAATATTTCATTCCCACAAGTCAGGGAAGAAATGCTACACTTTGTAACCTTTGATCTTAATAATAAAATCGTTATTCTTGATGAGTTGACGAATAGGAATCCAGATATGCACTCGCTTTTACAATCTTTGGTACTTGACAAGAGAATCGGCGACAAAAAGTTTGAAAATATTTACTTCATTGCTACAGGCAATAAACCTGAACAATCTTCAGTAGCCACAATAATCCCTCGTCCATTAGTAGAGAGGTTTGTAGTTATTGATTTTCCCATTCCCTCAAAAGAGGAATGGGCTTCGTATACGATGAGTAGAGGCGGGAATCCTTTGTTTGTATCTTTCATTCTTAATAGTCCAGATCATATGTTTTACGAAGAGCCAAAAGATGATGATTTAAACCAGTATCCTTCTCCAAGGAATAATACTCGTACTGCTATTCTTCTAAAGGATTTAATCAATAACGAAATGGTAGGAAATGAAGATTATGTTATGTCTATTGATAGCGAGCTTGATATTATCATCTCTGGATCATCGGGAAGGAAAGTATATTTAGCCTTTAAGAACTATATTATTCAAGGTAGGTATTATTCTTACAAAAACTACGCTAAGGGAGATTATCCTAGAAATGACAATGAGGTGTTATCGTTGATTGTGGATGTCGCCGATCTTGTAAAGAAAGGAATGATTGATCTTAATAAATTTAGCGAAATCTTTGACTACATTCACAAAAACCACAAGAAATATGATCACTATATGTTGTCCTATACTGCATTGGTCAATGGTAACGAATGGAAAGCCGATGTTTACGAGTATGTTCACACTCACAAAAATAGTACCTTGAGCAAATACTTGCAAAATATCTCCAAAAAGGGCGTTTAGAAGGGGAGGTGAGAAGATGACTGACATCATTAAAAAGCACGCCAAAAAGATAGAAAATACAGAATATTTGGATATTTTTAAAGTAATCCTCTTTGCCCCTAATCGTACAAAGAATAGAGAACCTCTACTTTATACTCTCAATGGTTACGAGGATTTATTGGTTTCCGATATTTATGTTTTTCCTGATGAGATTAATGGTCAAAATGTTGGAATGTACGGATTCACTACTCAGGAAAAAAATAAGCCCGTAATATACCTTAACGAAAAACTTTTTACAAAGTATACTCCAGTTTATAATGCAGTTGGAACTACCCTATTTCACGAAATCTTGCACCAAAGGCTATCGCATATTAAACGATTTGAGCATTATTTTAGAATAAATTCGATGCTAACTAATTTTGTTTTGGATTTGTTTATTCAGGAAATCGTGTATCAGTTTATAGATGATCCTAAGGAAATCAAGGAAAATAGTATATGTTTTGAAAATTTTGAAAAGAATATTCGCAATGGCGTTAATACTTTGGGAATGCTACTTAAGCCTAATCTTAAAGGCGTTAATATTGAGCAACTGAAGAAAATGAGTGATTATGAGCTAATGGAGTTCTTCTTTGATATTTTTGAAGATATTTCACAACAAATATCTCAGATGATTAGCGAATCCATTGATAAACACTTAAATAATCAAAATAGTCAGCAAAATCAAGGTAAACAAGATAATGATAATCAGCAAAATCAAGAGGAGAATAATCAACAGAATCAAGGTAATAACCAGCAAAACCAAGGGGGAAACAATCAACAGAATCAGGGTGTACAAAACAATAATAACCAGGAACAAAATAACAATCAGCAAGGACAAGGTTCCCAAGAAAACTTCTTTGATCTGCTAAACAACATCTTTAATGATGTTGCTAATCAAATAAGGAATAAGGCAAAGAACGATCCAAAGTTTAAAGAAGATTTAGCGAATGCTTCATCATTTGGTCCCTTGGATAATGCAATAAAAAACGAAATCATTCGCCAACTTATTGGCGAAAACAATGAAGTTAGTGATTACGATGATGAAAAGAACAGGAGAATACTTGAAGGATTTTTGGAGAAAAATAAAAAGCACATCGGAAATACAGGTGGATTCCTTAGGAATATTCTTGACACAAATGAAAAGATAAAGATTCCTCAGTTTGTCCTTCAGTTATTTAATCGTTTGTATCGTGGAGGATATTTTAGACATAGAATCGTTTACCCAAAGAAATCCTTTAGAAGCAACGATGGTCTAGTGTTAGGGAAGAAAAAATACTTTGGCCTTGAAATGTATGTTATTGTAGATACCTCGGGCTCAATGGGTAATGAGGATTTAGAGAAATCAATAAAAATCTTGAGGTTTTTGGTAGAGAACAATGCTAATGTTCATCTCTACTTTAATGATGTTGATTTCCAAGAGATAGAAAATGTTAATAGCGTATCAAAACTCCATAAATCCTTAAAAAATGGTGTAAAAGGAGGTGGTGGTAGCGTTTTTGATAAAGTTTTTGAACATGTGTCTAAAAAGAATATTCCTGGTATAGTCATTACAGATTTGCATATCTACGGATTAGAAAAAATGCCCAAAGATGTTGTTGTAATCGCTACAGAAGGTTATGATAAGCAAGCCTTTAATGACTTAATGAGCAAAGGATATCTTGTCGTTAGGATGGAAGATTTGGAGTAATAGGGTTAATATTCTCACAAATCTTTCTTTTCCAATGATTTTTTATTTCTCAAAACTTAAAGAGAAATCAAGTAAACGCTATCCTAAATATATATTTCCCTGCTAGTCTTTTCCTCGTAAAGTCTTGTTCCCTCTCTCAATCCCCACAAGGCCTTTTCCTATTCCCCCTTGACCTTATAAGGCTTTAGTAGTAACCTTTAAGGTAAGGGGAGGTGGTGGGATGGAAAGATTTTTAAAGGCAGGGCTATTTAAAATTCTTAGCAAAAAGAAGGCTTATATGGAAGTTACTTATCATCCTAGCGAAAGAAATATTTTTGCCAAAGAAGTAGTTTCTAGTTTTGAATTTTATAAAACACTTATTACTTGTGATTATTCTGAGAAATACCAAGTTTTTTATAAGCGCATTGGACATTTTTACAATAGATTCTTATCTGTTCCTGTTGAAAGAGGTGCTCCAAAGAAATTTGATGTAAGATTTTTGGGTGAGGAAAAAATAAACAAAGAGTGTTATTCAATCTTAATTGACGATTATAAAGCTATTGAAAAAAGTGTAGGTGTATATGTTACTTATTTTAAACCACAGCAAATAACGGAAATAAAAGATGTGAAAAACTTGCTAGATGTTAATATTTTATTTGTTGCAAAAAGAAAAGTATTTCTAGATGATGTTGATGAATGTTCAGGAATAATAGAGGGGTTAGTAGGCACTTTGTATACTTATAAGCTTAATGAGGTTTTCTAATGAAGCTTTTTGATTTTTTGTTTCGTCAAAAATAAGTAAACGCTATCCTAAATAAATGTCTTCTCGCCAGTTTTATGTCCCCCTAAAGCCTTGGGCTTACCTTCTCCTAAAGCTTCATCCTCCTCCTTGACCTTATGGGGCTTTAGGGGTAAGCTTTTATTGTGTCATAGGTCAAGGAGGGGCAAGTAAGGAGGGGGCGAGTAAGGATGAGGAAAGAAGAGGCAAAAGATTTGGTTAAAGATTTTGACGACTTTTCTAAATTTAAGCTTATTCTTTCATTTGCAGAAGTTTTTGAAGGAAAATATTTTGTTTTAAAGGAAAACTTATGTCCAGATATAGAAATCATTGAAAAAGAAGAATGCTTACAGACAATATCTGAGTTAATAAGCGAGAAGGAAGACAATAGGTATACCTTCTTCTACAAAATCATTTACCCAAAATCTTGTTGTTTATTGGAATATACTGGAGAGGAAACTGAAGTTATTCCTAGTATTTGTAGACATTACTCATATATTTTTTCTAATGGAATAACCAATGACGAGATAGAAAGGTTTAGAAGAGTCCTTTTAAGAATTTCTAGTGAGAATTTTAAAAGCGACAAGTTGATTTACTTTTTAGTTGACGATTTTGAGATTGACTTGTATATGAAAAACAAATTGACAGAAGAAATAACTTTCGTTAAAAGATGTACATTTGGACGAATTTACAAAATTAAACATCATAAAGAAGTTTTTTAAGAGTTAAGCGCCTTCCCTTGACTCCACGGCGCTTTAGGTATAAGCTTTAGGGAGGAGGGGAGGTAAAGAGATGAAAAACCTAATAAAAGACTTGAATGATTTTCAAGATATTAAACCTTTTCTTCCTTTCCTTGAGATAATTAAATCACAATACTTTCGTTCTGGGTGGAAAGTTTCTAATGAAATAAAAATGATAGAAAAAGAAGAATATATTAGAATTTTATCTCGCCTAGTAGTTGACAAAAAAGGCAGGAAGTATTTATATTTCCACCAAATTTTTCGCCCTGAAACGAAATACTATCTAGTTTATCACGAATGGGAAGAAAGCAATATATTATCTAATGTTAGAAAGCGTTTTCCTTCTTACATATATGATAGATTTAATAATTCTTCTCCCATTAAAATAAAAAGCTTCCAAAGAGAAGTAGAGTTTGTTAGTAACATTTATCCAAATGTTTACTTATTGGTACTTGATTACAGGATTGCGTCTTATAAAGAAAATATGTTTACAAAAAGAATAGAAATAGTTGAGGAGTCAACTTTAGGACGAATATATAAGATCAAATATCGCAAAGAAGTATTCTAAGATTATTGTTTTTTATTTTTTTCTTTTTTGTGAAAGGTTAGATAAACGCTATCCTCTATATATAGACAACTGAGCGCTTGCACGCTACTTGACCTAAGGCGTTTTGTCCTTTAAACTAAGGCGAGGGGGTGAAGAGATGAAAGAATACATTCGCTTAGTAAACGAAAAAATCAAGAAGATTAGTGGAATGTTTAAAGCAAGACACTTTTCAATAGTAACTATCAAATACTATTATTTTGATAATGATGTGGCTTCAACGATTTCTCACATATACGAAACTGATCTGGGAGGAAAAAATTTTGAACATTTTTTAAATACTGCAATAAAAGCTTCCTTAGATCAAGACGCTGATAGAAAAGTGAAAAATATTAAGTTTTACGATGAAGAAAAGCTATTTTTTGTAACTAACGATGAAAACGGAAAAATCTTATTTAAAGAAATAAACGAGGAAAATATTTTCTCATTCGTAAAGCCACATATTGAAGATTATTTTACAGACTTTATGTTTCTTCCTATTATGGAGTACGATGAGTTTTTTGTGTTAAATGCAGGCTTTAGAAAATTGAAAGAAACACACAATATTTTAGGTCTGGGGTTTTTATTGACCTATGATTACATGTTCTGAGAAAGGAGGTGATGCAGGTGAAAGTTTTAGAGGAATTTTTAAAATCGGCTAACTTTAAAGCATTAAAGATATACAAAGCTTACTTAGAACTTAATTACTATCCAAACAATAGCAATCGTTTTGCAGACGAAATAGTTGAAGAATTTTCTCGTTGTAAGGCTTTTATTATTTCTGACTATGTAAGCAACAAAATCTTTTACAAGGCCATTGAGTATTACTACAATGTTATGTCTGGTTTAACATTAGAAAGAGATTTATTTAAAACTTTTGATACGAAAGTTATTAGTGGCAAGAGAATTGCCAAAAAATATTATTCGCTTTTTATTGACGAATATGTTGATTATAGCAATGAAGTTAGCTCAATAGTCGTTTCATATCTCAAACCTTCACAAATAGAAGAAGTAAAAAGCTTAAGAGAACTAGTAGGAAACTACCAACTATTTGTTGCTGAAAGAGAAATATTACTTGATGATGTTAGCGATTTTCCTGGAATGATAGAAGGATTGGCTGGAGTTTTATATGAATACAAAATAGAGGAGGTGTTTTGATGATTAAAGACATAGTAAATAGTCCCCCGTTTTATAGACATTTCCACACTCCAAATGAAGCTTTTTGATTTTTGTTTCGTTAAAAACAAGTAAACGCTATCCTAAATATATCTTCCCCCCCCTAGCTTTTGTGCTTCATAAAGCCTTGCCTCTCTCTTCTTGACTTTATAGGGCCTTAGCAGTAGCCTTTAAGAGGGGAGGTGTCATGGTGGGGGAAAGCATTATTAAAGAACTAGAAGATTACAAAAGCCTCAAAAACTTTTTGCCTTTTTTAGAAATCTTAGATGCCAACTACTTTTTCTCTAATAGCGGCATATCTAGAGAAGTGAAGATTTTGAACAAAGAGGAATACTTGAAAAAGATATCTAAGCTAACAACTGACAAGATAGGACGCAAATACATTTATTTTTACCAAGTTCTTGACCCTGAGTATGATTGCTATATTATAGCTCATAGTGGTAGTGAGAAAAAGGTTATTTCTAACAAAAGAGTAATTCACACAACTTATGTTTACGATAGAATGAAGATTTCAGAAGTGAATTACATAAGAGAGAGAATAACAGATTTAGAAATGCTTTATCCTGCAGTTTACTTGCTTATTGTTGATTCTGTTGTTGAGTCATTTAGAGAAGGCAGATGGTTTAAAAGGGTAGAATTAATTGAAAAATGTTTTGTTGGAAGAATATATAGAGTAAAGCATCGTGAAGAGATTTTTTAAGTTTCATTGCTATGATTATGTCTTTAAGAAGGGGGGGATTAGAATGAAAGCAGTAGAAGGTTTCTTGGAGTCAAAGTCCTTTAAAATCTTGAAGAGATATAAAGCGTATCTAGAACTAGACTATTATCCTAGCGAAAACAATCGCTTTGCTGACGAAATAGTAGGAGAGTTTTCTTTGTACAAATCTTTCATTATTTCTGATTTCGTAGACAACAAAACTTTTTACAGATCAATTGAGTATTTTTACAACAACTTGTCATGTTTATCTCTTGAGAGAGATTTGTTGAAGACTTTCAGCACAAAGGTTGTTTGTAGCAAAGCTATTGAAAAAAAGTATTTCTCGGTTTTTATTGATGATTATAGCGAACATGTTATTGATGACTACACAATGTCTATTGTTTATCTTAGGCCTTCTCAAATAGAAGAGATAAAAGATTTAAAAGAAGTAATAGAAGGCGATACTTTATTTGTTGCACAAAGGAAAATACTTTTGAAAGATACAGATGAACTTTCTGGAATGATAGAAGGATTAATTGGAGTTTTGTATGAATACAAAATAGAGGAGGTGTTTTAATGATTAGAAACATCGTAAATACTGAAGTTTTTGAGAAAAAATTTTCTGATGAAGTTCTTGTTATCTTCAGATACTACATTACTCAGAATGGTAAAAAGTTTGACTTTAATGAAAAGAAAAGGCTTCCAATGATGATTTTTGAGGAAGACAAATATGATATAGACACAATTCTTGATTTGGGAACTTTATTTGTTAAAAATCTTTATCACTATAGATCCGCACCTTTTGAATCGCTACTTGACAAATTTGCGCCAAGAAAAATAAAAACTTTTAAAAACGATATAGCTTTTTACATAGCAGATTATGCTGTTCCAGCAAATGGAATAAATGGAATTTATAGCGACAAAATAAGAGTTAAAGTTGTAAGCAAAAAATACTTTTACGCTATTGACAACATCTTTGATTTTAAAAAAGGTCAAATCTTTATTCCCGATTATTACATAACCTTTGAAAATACAAAACCTGAAGAAACCTCTCTAAAAATAGAGGTTTCTGCAATGCTAGGAAAGATGTATTTGTATAGCCTTAACGAGATATTTTAAGGAATTTTTTTGTTTTGTCATAAAACAAATAAACGCTATCAAAATATATACACATTTATCAAGCGCTCTTGACAAGCGCCTAGGCTTGTGTTACACTCCCTCTTGGGGGGAGGTGAACCTAAATGGAAGTACCACCATTCTTAGATGTTTTACATAAACGATATGCAGTCTTTAATGAAAAAGACTATATTCAAAAAATGTCTGAAAAATTGGCTTCAATCGTTAGCAACAAAGTTGTTTTCATAGATGATTTTTCTCAAATAGAAAAAGATTTTAAAATGCTAAATGAAGGGTTAGGGCCGCAAATATTAAAACTAAAAAATCTTAAACTTGTTTCGGTAGAAAGTGTGGATTTGAAAGACATATATTGGCTTCTTTATCCCGCTAGTGTAGCAAGAACACTTGCAGTAAAAGGATCTGCTGATTCTGAGTTTTTTTTAGAAATTTCAAGAAATTTAAAAAGAGTAGAAAACCATGCATTTTTCTTTAAGTCCTTTAAAGAGCTTTTTAAAGCATGTAATGATTTGCAAATTCTACAAAGAATACCAGCGTATCTTTTTGTGCCAATAAAAATTTTTAGGTTAGAAGTAGAGTTTAAAGGTGAAAGAGAAGATATTTTCAGAGTGTACGCTAACGCTTACCTTGTTAAAAAGAACATTTCTTTCTGAGAGGTGAAAAGTGAACAAGCATGAAGCACAAATACAATCAATAAGAATGTCAATGTTTTTCTATTTAATTTATAACGCATTTTCTTTTATTGTTGCAAAATTATTAGCTTTAAGCGAAAAGGAATTTTATATTTTGTTTGCGATATTCATGATGAATTTTGGCAAAAAAGCTGAGGACTCTTATTTGAAAACTTATCCAGATTTCAAAGATATTCCCCTTTTAAGGATTTTAATATTAGCTTTCATTGTAATTCAATTTATTTTTCTTTTTGCCACAGAAATGATAACAAAAAAGATTTATACAAATGACTTAGTTCTTTATCTCCTATTTAACACACTTTTTATCATCTTCTTAGAGTGGTTTTATGCTAAAAAGTTGAGGGAACTAGAAGAAAATAAAGAAACTGACAATTTATGATTAAGCGTTTATTTTTAACAATCCCCTTCCAAACTTCGCAACTTTGCAGTCTGAAGTTCACGCAAAACCAGCCCAACCGAGGTCAATCTTCTCAATCCCCCCTTGACAATCATCTTTCTTTGTGGTATCTTGGGGGTGGAGGTGAAGAAGATGGGCAAGAACGAAAAGAAGGTCCGTAATGTTCATGTAAAGAAGGTCTTGATTGTGTGCCAAAAGTGCCAAAAGGAGTTTGTTACCGAAAGCAAAACCCGTCCTCCTAAATATTGTGAAGATTGCCGCAAGAATACTACATGGAAAGTGATTGGCTACGAGGATACTAAATATGGTAAGGTTAGGGTTGAGGAAAGGAATGGTAAAGTGAGGAAAATCTTGGTTGAATAGCAAGAAGAATACAAGCCTCCCCGAAAGGGGAGGTTTTTCTTTTACCCAAAATTAAGTAAACGCTAAGCCCCCCTTGACTATTCCCCTGGTGTGTGATAGGGTACAAGCATGGTTGCAAGCAGCACTTACGCAAAACTTTATATTGTAAAAAGTTCGCACTTTAAGAAAATTTTAGAAAAGTATGCTCAAGATGTAAATGAATTTCTTAATCCTCAAGGATACGGATTAAAGGAAGACCACAAATATAGCGGATACAAGTATGTAAGTACAGATATTCCTGTAGATATTGGTATTAAGGCGTTTTTAATGCTAAACCAATATTTTACCTTTACACCCTATAACTTCAGGCTTAACTATAGAAAATCCAAAAACATTTTTGAATTTATTAAAAACCCACATCCTTTTATTCACAAAAAGGTAATATCTGCGTATAGGAAAGGTTTAGTTCCTGATACAATCATATTGTCTTTTGCCGAAAGTACACATAGATATAATCCGAAGAAGAGAATACTTGTAGACTTAATATTTTTCCCTGACTATTTTCCTTACTTTTGAGGTGAACATAAACATTCCGTTTGTAATGAAAACTAGACCAATAGTACATAGAGAAATCTTTTGTTCGGAGATATAGAAGTTTTTGAAATTTTTCCACTAGAGATTTTCTAGGAAATTATTTTTTGTTTTTATTTTTGCCAAAACTAAGTAAACGCTATCCACATATTTTTGGGCCCCCTATTTTAATACCCTTTTCCACACCAAAGCCCTTCTTGCCTTTTAGCACCCCTTGTGTTAGCCTGATGCTAGGAGGTGAGTCATGACATTGGAGGTCAAGGGTAAAAAATATTTCTATGTAAAACCCTACTACAATCCAAAGATACACTTAAAGAGATATACTTACAAAATTTACTATTACAAAACCTTTGAAAATGCTTTTGAAGCCTACAAAAAAGAATTTCGTAATTACAAAGTTGCATTTAATCGTTGGGAGGGAATAAAAATGTTTGTTTTAGAGGAAGAATTAAAACCTATAGAATACTTTGAAAATTTAAGAACATCAGAAGTTCTTTATATGTTTCCAATGGAAACTTACGAAGATTTGATAACTTCATATTTGAATGGGAAGTTTAAAAGAAATCTCTTTTTGATACATAAACCGATTTTGGGGTTTCACGATAAAAGTAATCTAGCTTATGTATTTTTCGGAGAAGTTGAATATGTGAAAATTCATGAAGTGTTTTGAAGGGGTTTAATTATGATTTTTGAAGTAAAGGCCAAAAAATACTTTTTTGCACAACCTCACTACAGCCCGATGATTTCTCTAAAGCATTATGCTCACAAAATTACTTACTACAAAGATTTTGAGAAAGCGTATTCAAAATACAAAGAGAATTTTAAAAATTACAAACACGCTTTAAATCGCTGGAAAGAAAAAAGAATGTTTGCTTTAAAAGAACATGCAAGCGTGGAGGATTTCAAAAGAAGAATAACATTAGAACTTCTTGACATTATACAAATAGAAGATTATGAAGATTTGATTAGATATTACTTAAAAGAAAAGTCTGAAAAGGATTATGCGCACCGATCATATTCAATATACAAACCAATTTTTGGAGTTTATGATAAAAATAGTTCGCTATATTTGTGCTTTGGAGAAGTTGAGTTTGTGATATTAAGAGAAGTGTTTTGAGAAAATTTTTAGTTTTTTCTAACGAAAAAATAAGTAAACGCTGTCATCTCAAATATATAACGCTTGACAACGCTTTAGCGCTTTGCTAACCTAAAAACATGAGGCTAGAGAAAAAACTAATTTTGCTAGATAGCAAAAAATTTGACCAAAACAAAGTTAAGTCAATGATTTATGAAGCAGTTGAAAAAATCCTTGAACAAAACAAAGAGCTTCTTTTTCTTAGAAAACCAAAGTTTTTTAGCAGATCAATACTTTTTCAGTTAAAAGAAAGAAGACTAGATAACCCCTTCTCTCATCTAGAAGCTGTAAATAAATCTTTCTTTTACCTCAGAAAAACTTTTGACATGTTTCCAAATAAAGAAGATTTAGAAAGCGGCTTAGAAGACTTTTTAGATTTGCTTTTTGAAAGCATGTATTTAAACTATGTTAATGATGACGAAAAGAGATATCTCATCAACTCAACAAAACCTTTTCTCATGAAGATAAAAACAACACAACAAAAATTTTACAGCCCAATAACGAGATCCTATCAAACAATAGAAAGCAAAAACATTTTCTTTTATCCGGCAAAAGAAGAAGATTTTGCCAAAGAAAAAGAAATATACTTTCCTTTAATCTCCCAAGTTTCACTATCAAAGAAAACAGAAAGCATTGTCGTTTCTAGGAGTTATATTTGCGTTCTCTTTGAAATAGAAGAAAACTTTTAATATTACCACAAAACAAGACACACCATTCTTTGCTTAAGCGTTTCAGCGTTCATTTCTCCCAAAGCGTTTACATTTTAGCTTTCTCGCAAAAGCGCACGAAAATCTCAAGTCAATGCTCGGAGAGGGGGAGGGCTTGACACAAGACGAAAGGTGTGGTAGGATGAAGGTGCCTGGGGTAAATCCTCAGGCGAGGAGGTGTAAGATGGAAGAAAAACTCCAGAACAAGATCGTGGAAGAGGTCAAGAGGTACCTTGAGAAGTGGGGTCTGCCTACCGATGTAAAAATCGGTGGGAATGTGAAGAAGGGTGAAGATGCGCTTAGCGTTAGGGCCTTTGTAGAGGTTTCTAACCTTAGGCGCATCTTTGTAGAGTACGCTGGTGCTTCACTTAGGGGGGTTCCTGAGGGTTACAATGGTTTTGCTAACTTCTTTGTCGTTCCGAGGGGGGATAGGAATGTCTACCTATATCTTGACGATGGGCTAATCATCTCTAGCTTTGACGGAAAAAAACTAATCATTGAGGTAGTTCCTCACCCCAAGGTGTTGCCATTCTTCAGGTATGTCAGTTAACCTGCATACCTGAAGAAGAAAACCTCCCCTTTCGGGGAGGTTTTTTCTTTAGGCTCGGTAACTAAACGCAAAGGAGGAACAAGATGAAAAAACTTTTTACCATTTTCCTGTTTTTGTTCAATCCTCTAATGATTGATCAATATTTTGTGATCAAAGAAAAAATCGCCCATAAAAGATATCAAATCGCAAAGAATTTTTACATAAAAGACAAAAGCAAAGAAGACTTTAATATTATTCTAGCCAAAAAGCTAAATAGATTATCCTTCTATAACTTAGTTCCTCAGCAAACTGATGATGATCCATATGTTGCCTCTTGTGGCCCAATAGAAAGAGTTAAAGAAACAATCATAGCGCTATCACAAGATTTATTCTTTGACAAAAATCGTAAAAAACATCTTTGCGGCAAAAAAGTAAAAATCATCTCAGATTTAGGAATTTTTGAAGGTATTGTCTACGACACAATGAACTCCAGATACATAAAATCTGCAGATATAGTAGTTGATACTTACGAGAAAGCTATTAAACTAGGAATATCAAAGAATGCTATTTTGATTGTTTACGAAGATTAAAAGAAAATGTTTTGTTTTTTATTTTGCGCAAAAACAAGTAAACGCTTTCAATAGATTTTAAAACAAGCGCCCAAAACAAACCCAATGATCAAAAAATCTCAAAAACAAAAACCCCAAAAATAAAAATCTCAAAATCAAAACTTTTATTATCCTAGCGTTTATTTTCATAAAACTCTCCCTAATCTCTGCTTTAGCGTTTACATTTAACTATCTTCAAAATCTCACGACAATCTTCAAATCTACACGCTTTGAGCGCCCCCCCTAATAAACCCCACAAGATAGGTCTTGACAAAAAGGGGGATATGAGGTATAGTGAAGGTGTCCCCGCAAGGGGACAAAGGAGGTAAAAGATGGGAAAGAGCACAAAGGCTAGCATGACGAAAAGGAGCCCGACACCTAAAAAGATCGTCCTCGTTTGCGAGAAGTGTGGAAAGGAGTTTGTGGCTGAAGCTAAGACCAAACCACCCAAGAGGTGCGATCAATGCCGCGTTACTAGTGCTAGTAGCTGGAGGCTTGTTGGCTTTGAGGACAGCCCCTTTGGAAAAGTGCGCATAGAGGAAAGAAAGGGCAAGATTCGTAAGATCCTTGTAGAGTAAAATCCCTACAAGGATACCTCCCCGAAAGGGGAGGTCTTTTCTTTTAAGATGTGCTAAGTAAACGCAAAAGATAACCTATAGTGTTTTGATAAAGCTAAGTGGAAAAAGTATTTTGGAGATAGTTTTTATTTTGCTTTTAGCGTGTATTACGCTTTTAGCGTAAATAAATCGCAAATCGCAAGCATACGCACCTAGAAATAGATAATGTACACGCTATGGAGCCTTGACTTTGAGGTGCTGAGGTATTAAGATAGATGTGAGCCTGAGGAAGGCTCAAGGAGGTGAAGAAGATGGTCGGAAAGGTACTAAACATCTTACTAAACGGGTCTTTGGTCAGGAAAAAAGTAAAGGAAGTCTATACAGACGGCGATCTCTTACACATCATCGCTGAAGATGAGTATGGTCTAACACACGACATCTACTTTAATCTTCACAATCCAACTGGAGTGGCCGTGGTAGTTACTGACAAAGATAAAGTACTTAGTGCATGGTACTACGGGGATAGCGTGATGTATATCCGATCCTGAGTGGAAATGGTAGAGGAAGTGTAGCCTCCCCTTTCGGGGAGGTTTTTCTTTTTTAAAACGCTAAGTAAACGCTAATGCCTCTTGACGCACTTATTTTCTGGTGCTAAGATGAGGGTGGAGGTGATGAGCATGACTAGGCAAGAGAAAGAAGCGTTGAAAGAGTTCCTTGAATCCCTCAATCTCGGAATCTCGGTAAAAATCTTGGAGGATGAAAACTTTGGTGAAGTCCTTCTTTTGGACTTCTCCGAAACTCTAAGCAAGCTTGACTTTGTTCATCACTCTCTCGCTGTGTTTCCTGATAGGGTTTTGTTAATAAGGCAGAGGGGCTTGCAAGCTCCTTATGTGAAGGAGTTTAAGTAAGCCCCCCTAACCTTAACCTCCCCGTAAAGGGGAGGTTTTTCTTTTTACTCCCCCCTTGACAAAATGTACTAAAAGAGGTATCTTAGTGTTGGGAGGTGAACCATGAGCAAAGTCATCAGGTTCATTGAAAATCTTCTACACTTCATCAGGTACGCTGAGGAAATAAGGTTGTCAGGATTCGCCCTAGAAGCTATGGATAAAAGGGGCGGGAAAATAGTATTCCTCCTCATCGGAGGAGAGGTCATAGAAGGTTAGCTTGCACGCCCCCCCGTTGAAGGGGGGCATACAAAAACAATTAAACGCTATCCATTAATATCTCCAACAGACAAAATTCTGTGGCTTTGCGTTTAGCGTTTATGCGTTTACGCTTTAAGCAATTTTCCCCAACACAAACTTCATACTTACCTCAACGTTAGGTGCACGCTATTGGCAGATAGGCTTGACAAATAGTCATTAATGGGTTATGATGAAGGTGGAGGTGAGTAGGATGGAAAAGAAGCTTCTCAGGGACTTTGACGATAGCTACATTTTCTTGCAAGATTCTCAGGATGTGAAGTCCGTACTTGAGTATATTGGTACTTGTGAGCGCTTCCCCTATCTTCTTGTAAAGCTTGATTCTTCTGGGGCCGATTACGCCGAGGTGTGGGGTACCTTTGGGTGGAAGCTTTACGATATTGCCTATCGCTTGAAGTAGCGATAGGCGTAGTGGGGGGGCTAACTTGGCCCCCCTTAATCTTTTTTTAAAACAAAATTAAACGCTAGGGGAAAAATAAAAAAGTTACATTTTGTGCATTAGCGTTTCAGCGTGTAAATTTTCCTAACACACTCTCACTCAAGCTTATGCGCCCTCCCTATATGCCGAATACACGCATGATACGCATGGTGATTAAGTGTTGGGGCTTGACAAAAAGGATTAAGTAGGGTATTATGAAGGTGGAGGTGAGTGGGATGAAGAAGCCCATTGGACAATTTTGGGACGAAAAGGGGTATGTTCTTGTTCTTAACCCCATGCTTGTCAAGAACATTCTCAAGACTATCGGCATAAATCGCCATGCAGAAGCCCTTATCGTTAAGAAAAGGGGTGCAGAATACATTGAGGTTTGGGAGGTGCCCTTTCTCCCTTACGCAACAGAATATGCCTATAGGCTAAAGTAAGGGAGGAAAGGGGTGTGGGGGGCCAAACAAGCCCCCCTAATTATTTTTTGAGAAACATTCTTATCACAAACTCCATACAAAAAAGAGCTAAACGCTATCCATATATATTGCGTTTTTTGGCAATAACTTGAAACGGATTTTGTTTTGGATAAAGTGCGAAATAGGAATAAGTTTATATATGTAGTGAGAGCGAAATGTAAGTAAACGCTTTTTCAAATTTAAATTATTGCTAAAACATTCTGATTAAAATAGTACTTATGGGAATAGATTGCGCAAACATAAACAGAACTCAAGAACCAAACTTTAACGGATTTATTGATGAGTTGCTACCTTACTATTATAATCAAAATAATCTTTATTCCTCGTTTAAGTTTCCTATAAACGGAAGAAACTATCTTTTTTATTTTGCAAGAAGATATGATGAAGTAATTCAAAACTATGTAGTTGAGGCAAAACTTGTAGATGAAACAAGTTGTTATGAAGATACCTGCAGCGTTGTATCATCAATTGACTTAACTTATGTAGATAGTGAAATTTTTAACGCTCTTTCACAGTATTTATGCAGCGTTCAAGGTGGTGAGCAAATTTACAAGCTTCTTAATATTTATCCTATAAATTTTTATGATCTGCAACAAGTAGGTTCTGATGAATATTTGGCGGTTATTAAAGTAGAAAATTCCCTGTTTAGAACTACGGGTTATTATAACACCTACATTTTATCTTCCTTCGATATCTATCTTATTTTTAGAATCTCTTCTAATTCAATGACTTTAGAAAGAATAGAAATTCCAATTTTGGAACATGCAGCCCTTGGAGGTTGTCTACCAGATAGCGCAACATATGAACAAGGATTTTTGAAGTATAAAGGAAATAGCTTATTTTTATATGCAGGAGTAAGCTCTACGTCAGATCTCTACCTTATGCCTAAACTTTTGATGTATTCATTAGATACGCAAAGTGGTCAAAAGAGTATACTTGCACAACATCAGTTGTCATTTTCTACAAACCCTTCAGATTATGGAATAAGCACTTTGGATCCATATACATTTCAAGTAAACAGCTACTTTTTGCAGGCTGTGCATAATTCTGATGATTTGTTTGTTCTAGGAACGTATCTTTACTTTTATTTTTACGATGATACTAGTGGGTTTGGTGTCGAACTTGAACCATTACTATTAAAAGTTATTAAATTTTCCAATCGAGATGGTTTAACAATATCTGATTTTTACACTCCAGCCTTTTATAGTGATCTGAACACTCTTCTTACAAATCTACTTAATGTAAGTAATACATATGTTAACCATATCGATTTTATTAATGGTAAGTTTTTCAAAATTGGCAACAAAGTTGTTCTGGTGGGAATGATTGATTACTTAACGATAGAAGATTTACCAGATATTGGTAAAACAAATGTAGCAATGTCGCACTATACTTTTGTTAGAATTCCAGCAACCTTTGTTATCTATGACTTTGATGAAGCAAATCTAAAATTTGTTTTTAATGAAAATTATTTTACTGGTGTAAGTGAAGACAACAATTTGGATTTTTACTATAAGTTTTTTAATAGTGCTTTGCCAATTTTCGAAGAAAAAACAACAAATCCAACAACTCCTTATGGAGTATTTGTAAATAACTCAGCGAAGTCAGATATATGTCAAATTCTATCTTACAAATATGCAATCTCTGATTGTTCTTCTCTAGGGTTTTATTTCGTAAACATTATTGGTTATTTTATTCAGCTATTAAATGCAGTTCAAAGTTTTAGTGATGGGTGTAGTTTATCGATAGTAGGTGCTTTTAGGCTTTTGAATACGCAAAACGATTTAAAATCTGCTCCAAACGAATCCCCAATAGAAGAATATTTAGTTATCGTTTTGTTCAGATTTTCTTTTGATGAACAAGGTAATCTTATAAAAGAATATAAAATACTAGACGCTGCACCGCTTTATGTAGCTTCTCCTAGTGATACTTATACTAATAGAGGAGCTTCTGTACATATTCCACAAATTTTCTTTGATAATCAAAAAAGATTACACTATTCTGTGTATGTTTACAGCGAACTACCTCAAGGAGATGGAGGTGGCGTTGCTGCGTAACAATATTTTCCTTGTATAATAAAAACCGATATGGCTACAGATTGTATACAAAAACAAAGTGAACAAAAAAATACAGAATTAACTTATTGGCGAGTTTCTGAAGAAGGGTTTTGGAACCCATTTTATCAGACAGGAGCGTTTTTAGAAAAAAATGGTGAAATTTATTTATTGCAAACTGAATACTTAAATTATCTATCTAATATAGGTGGCGTTAATTACAGATTAAAGCTATACAAACTTATTGATGGATGTACAACATCAGAAGGAAATGATTGTCTTGAAGCTGTTGCTGTATACAATCCCATTAACGATTTACTGAGCGTCATAACCAATTTTTATTCCCACCCATTTTTTTCAAATGAAACAGGTTTTATTGTAAAGTATTACTATACAAATGATGACACTCAAAAGATAATATTTAAAACTGAGGATGGTTTTTATTATGTTGAAAAGGGCCTTATTTACGCTGAAAAGCAAGGTGGTTCAACTTCTATTTATTTATTCTACGATGACATTTATTTTATTTACAAAATAACTTCAAGTAGTATTACTTTAGAGGGGATTTATCATCCTCTTTCTCTGTATCCGCAAGTACCTCACGGAAATTTTATGGGGATTACTCACTTAAAAGATAATGTATTTTTGGCTTCATATTTGCATGGTGATTATAATAGTGAAAGTTTTACTTTAGATTATACTTATCATGTTTTTTCTATTGGTCTTTCAAATGGGCAACCAAGTATAACACCGATTAAGGTAGAAACAAGAACGGAAAATCATCTTAAAGACACTTCCTATCTTTTGGAAAATTTTTCTATTAACTTGGATGTTTATGACAATAATTACTATTCTGTATATACATATTTTGTTAACAACACATATATTCGCAAGATATATTCAAATGAAACAAAGTTTTTAGAACCATATTCTCTTTATGTTTCTACCTCTGTTAACAGAAAATCTATAACTCTTTACTTGGGGTACATCAGAGTTGTTAGTCTTGATGACAATTTTAATTTTTCTTTTTCAAATTATATTCCATTTGTAAGAGAAAATCCAAAAGAATTTTACAAATTTTCTTATTTGGCCTCTCTTGGTTCAAATAGTACATACACTAATAATGTAAATATTTATGATGACACATTGCACTCTGAGCTTTATTATAAGAAAAATTTGTTCTTTGCAAAAGAAAAAAATAATAAGTTAGTTATTTTTGCATATCCAAGATTTAGTGATATTTTTGACACGTCTTCTTATGGTGGATCAACAAATTCTGTTCTAAGGGGAAATTCTTACTTGGATTTCTGTCCTTCCCTGCCTAGTGTGTTAATTTTTACAAGAGATAATAGTGAGTATATTTTAAATGCGGCTAAAAAGAGCGGTTGCTTTACATTCATGGCAACTTCAGGAAACATAGAAATTCACAACAGCGAACTTCCGTTATTTGAAGACAAAAAGCAGTCTTCTTCTCCTGGAAACCCACCAGGTTTAGTTGTAAAACAAGAATTTAATGAAGACATTTGCTCAATTTTATCTTCTAAACATCCAGATATTGATTATACAGGGTGTTTGTCTTATCATTTTTACAAATCTATATACACAACAAGTAATGATTTTTCTGTTGGTTTTGTAGAATTTTATAAAGATTGTATTGTTGGAATTGTTTTTACTATTCCTGTAGCTAGAAATCCTGGTCTTCAAGGTAATCAAAACCAAGAAAGATACGGAAGTATTCTCGTAGATGAATTTTACATTACTGTTGCTTTATATGTAGATACAAACGATCCATCAAACGAAGTTAAAGTAAAAATTTTAGATGCTGGTAAGTTATACACAATTGATTCGTCGAATGAATATTATCAAGATAACTACTTCAACAGAAGAAATTCTATTGTTTTGCGCCAAATGTTTGCCGAATCGGATTTTGTGGAAAATTTTATGTTTTTGTACTTTAAAGACATAAATAGTGTATATCCTCCTTAATTTCTTGCAAAATAAACCTTTTTAACTTGTGTTAAAATAGTCTTGTGGCAAGAATTAGTGAAGATAATCCTTTAATAGCCCCCAATTACCCAGTTCCTTTTTCAAATAACCTTTATGAAGTAGGACAATATTCGCCTAGCGATTCCACATTATCAGCGCTAAGGCTATTAGAAGCAAAAGACCAAGGTTTGTTTTATGATCCTACTATTGATATTTATGATGACGAAGGAAACATTGATGAAAACAAAGTTGCTAGGCTAAACAAAGAAGAACTTTTGAGTTTTGCGGCGCTAGTAGTAGATAATGTAATTCCTTTTTATGCGCTTTTAAATCTTCGTGCTGTTTTTAAGCAAGTAGAAGTAGTGTTTAATCTCTTTAAAATCACAAAAGTTTATTGGCATAAGAAAAGTGAGATTAGAGAACTTGTAGACTTTGATCCTGATTTAGCTATTATAGGTTCTAGTTTTTCCCATGACAAAATTTATCTTCATGTCTTTCAACCTTACTACCTTTACTTGACTGTACCTGTAGTTAGAAGAGTACCTAACTTTACTCAGGGCATTTCAGTAGCTTCTTTGGCTACTGCAAGAGAAATTGCAAATATAACCTTTCAAAAGCTTTCTTCTTCTTTTCCAGAACAAATTGAAAGATTTATATCTTTGAGGGGCTGGAAAAGAGAAAAACTTTCTGACGAAGATTTGAAGGTTGGAGAGTTTTTTGGCCTAAATTTGAGTAAAAATTTATACCATGAAAACGATGAAATTATCAGCTTAGAATCTACACTTGGGCCAAAAGAAGATTTCATAGAAGCTTTTGTTTTTTACTTTTTTCATAGAAACTATCTGCAGCAGTTTCCCAAAGTCTTTGCATACATGAGAAACCTTGAAAAGTTTTTGGAGGATTTATGAAGAAAATTGTATATCATCTTTCTCAAGGAGATAACGAAGCAGAAATTCACTTTATACTAGCAAAAAACAAAATACAAGATTATTACATTAAGGCAATCAATGAAAACATTAAGTTTGCGTTAGAACAGATATTGGAAAGAGAGATTTTTTATTCTGTAGCGAAAAGAAACAAACACTTTAGTATTCAAGTTTTTGTTGGCGTAGAATTAAAAACAGAAGAGGCGCTTTTTATCTTGCCTCAAATTCTTGTTTGGCACGGATTTAAAATAGAAAAAGTAGAGAAAATTTCAGACAGAACGCTAAAATCTCTCTCACTATTAGAAGATATAAAATTGGAAACAGAAGAGGAAGGTGTGAATATGCAAAATTACATAAAGTCTATTGAGGACATTCTATTTAGCTTTCAGGAAAGAAGCAAAGATATTCTTCTTTTAGCTACTACTAAGTCTATCAACTATTCTCAATTCGCTAACGAAAAAGGCGTTGTAGAAAAAGTTCCTGCAGGTTATATTGCTTACAATGTTGAGGATGGGCGTGTTTTAGTTGGAGGAAAATTTTTAGGTGTAAAAGTAGAACAACTAGAAGAAGGTAAACCTTGGATGCTCATACCTGCAAACAAAAATACAGCACAAGCGCTAGCTAAGGTTCAAGCAGGAAAGGCTAGCAAAGAAGATGTTGCTGGACTAATTGAAGCTTCTCTTCAAAAAAATAAAAAAGACGAAGGCATTATTGACGAAATTTTAAAAGAAGGTGTTTATTTTAGAGGAATTACAGAGGCTAAGAAAAAGCTCTTGAAAGACTTGCTTCAAGCAGTAGATTCTGATGCAAATAAGTATCTGCAACAAGAAAAGAAACTTTCTGCACAAAATCAAAAAAACAACCTTGATTATGTTTATGTGTACGATCCAGAGAATAAGTATCTTACAAACCTTTCAACCTATCTAGCTACAAAAGATCAGTTTTCTGGAAAAGAGGTTTTCTTCTCTGACAACCTCCTCAAACTCCGTTCTCAAGGTGCTAGTAATGAAGCGTTGTTTACTGAATTGAAAAGATTGTTGAAAATTGATAGTGAAGAATACGAAAGAGCTCTTGATAATCTTCTCACCGAAATAATACAAAATCCAAAACTTTTAAACAAAAGAGGCGCTGCACAAAGAGATATCGATATATTAGTGGCAGAAATTTTAGGCAGTAATGCAATAATACCTGCTGGTGTTTTAGATATACCAACAGGAAACATCATTAAGCTAGATGATGATACTGCAAAAATATTTGGTCTTCCTATTGGTAAACAAAAATATCTTCATCCCCTTTATCAAGAAGTTAGTTCTTCTACGATTGAAGAGGCCGCAAAAATTCTTAAAAAAGACATTTCTGCAAGAGTTTTTGAAAGAGGTAAAAGAGAAAATATTCCTAGCGCTGAAGAAGATCCTAATGTTATTAACACACTATTTCCTGAGGAGGAAAGAGATTATCATAGAAAGCTATTTTCTCTTTTCGTTAAAGGGGGCAAGTTTAAAGAAGAACTTGATGATTTGTGGTCTTTATTAAACATACAAAAAGATGCTAAAGGAAATCTAATAAGAATTGACGGCAACAAAAAAGAAATTTTACCTGTTCCTAAAGGAAACTTTGGCGAAAAGTTTCCTTTAATGTGGATGCCGCTACTGCTTCAGAAATTTGGCATTATAGGATATAATTCTCCTAAACTTGGTCCAATTTCCTACAACGAAAGAATAAAGTTCGCAAATTCTAAAATTTCTTTGCAGCCTTATCAAGTTCAAGCGCTTCTTAAGTTTTTACATCCTCATTATCTAAGACACACTTCTAAGTTAGAAAACTTACAGAAAGTAGGAATGTTTATTGCGCACGCTACTGGTCTAGGAAAAACTTTTACTGGACTTTTAGCGTACGCACTAGCAACAAATCTCGGACTTCATACAGTTTCTTATAATAGGGACAACAAAACAATTACTTTTGACCAAAGACCAGCCTTAGCAGTAATGCCTGAATCCATTGCAAAAGGCTGGATTGATGACGCTGAAACATTGTTTGGCTGGAAAGTGGGTCAAGAAATATTTGTCATAGAAGGCAATCCTCAGCAAAGAAGAGAAAAATGGAGTCAACTGCTAGATTTGTGGGCCAGAGCAAACAGGGGAGAAAAAGTAAATCTTCCCAAAATGGTAATCATGAAGCTTTCTACATTCCAAAAAATGGAATCTGCTAGTGCAGAGGATGAAGCTGACAAATATTTCTTAAACCTTCTTTCTGGTCCTTCTATTATTTCTCACAAAGGACAAAGACTTGCAGTTCCTTTCGGAATGTTTGGAATGTTGTTAGTAGACGAAGCTTCTACAATTTTCTCAAAAAGTTCTGCTAGAAGAAGACACATTGAAGATTTATCAGATTCTATAACTTCTGACGCAAATCGTGGTTATACATTACTACTTAACGCTACTGCAATGTCTAACAGCCCTAAAGATTTTTCTTCAGCAATGGAAATGCTGTTCTATCAAGGACATTTATTTAAAAGAATTCTTGGAGATCCTGTAATTAAAACACCTAGTGGACCAATAATCAATGAAGACATGCTTAAAACTACTGCAACTTATCTTGATGTTGTTGGTGCTACTAACCTTGAACTTAAAGGAATTACTCTTGATATAAAAACTGATGATCCTTTAGCATGGCCTACTTCATCCGCTGATCCACAAAAACTATCTTCTGATGATCCTTTAGTTAGAGAACCAGAAAAAGCAAAACAAAAGTTTGAAGACATGTTCTTAACTGTAGCTTCAACTATTTATCAAATAGCTAAGTTATATAAAGAAGACAGACCTGTAGATACAACAATTTATGATCCTGTTACACGATCAAAAAAATCAGTAGATTCTAAGTTGTTCTATGAAATGTATGTGCCTGGTTTTGCTACCTTATTTAGTTATGTACAAGGTGGTGCTTTTACCTGGGAACGTGCATTAGAATACGGTTTTACTAGCTTTGATGAAGAAGGTCCATTCATAATTGTTGACGAAGAAAATAAACCTAAAAATGCCTCAGTTAGAGAAATTGCTATAAGAAGCTTGGTTGACACTTTATCGTCAGTTAGTCCAAATATTTTAGACAGATTTGGCAGCAACAACATCTTAAAACACATAATTCCCAAAATAAAGGAATACAAGACAGCTGAAGGTGAAAAGAAAACAAAGTTAAAGAAAGAAATTCTTGAATTGGCAACAAAAGTTCCTGTAATTTCTTTGGGCAACACACAATATACATTTGCTGATTTGCTTAGTTTAGGATTTGAAAATGTAGTAACTCACGGCCTTGGTTCTGCTGAAATTGAGTTTGATGTAGATGTTAATGCTTCAAGAGAAAATAGACAACAAAAGTTTAAAAAGGGATTTAAGATTAGATTTCCTGGTTATGCTTGGAATAAAAAGGTTGATAAAGAACAAGAAATGTCTGGAACCTTGAAAAGAAGGACAGGCGTTAGCGGCTTATTGGAGCAAAGGAAACAAAAAACAGGAAGCGAAAGAAAGATTTCTATTGAAACGAGAAACAAAATGATGAAATACACTTTCTTTATTACACCTATGCTTTCTGACGATAAACACCTCTACTATCCAGTAATTGAAAACACAGCCCAAGGTGAGTTTAGAATTCGCTTAGCTAAGCAAGACCTTCAAACAGGTGTAAAAACACTTGTTGATAGAAACGATCCTAAGGCAGCGCCTTTTTTAAATGAAGATGGAACACTAAATGAAAATTTCCAAATTAAACAAAGCGAAGGTAACGATGTTACACTAGATACAATTGGCGAACAGATTGGTAAAGAGCTTGATAAAGCTTCTTACAACGCAATCGCAACTACAGAACAATTTAAAAGAGTAGTAGAAGAAGCTTTGAAGCCATTCGCAACATCAAGTAAAACTTCTCAAGATTTAGGCCGAAAAATTCTAATTACTTCTCCTAGCACAGCTTTTGTAAAGTCTTTAGACTATGTTTTTGACAATATTAGAAAAAATACGCCTTTAGGAAAAATGTTTAGAAATTTGATACCGTTATTTGGCGATAAGGGCATTGTTGAGGCGCTTAAGAGGTATTACAATGGAGCAGTTACTGGTGAAACTGACATGGCTGATAGAATGAAAATCATTGAAAGTCATAACGCTAACAACAAGCCTTCTATAACTGTTCTCTCAAGAGCGTTAGCTAGAGGCGTAAACATGCCTTCACAAAAAATCGTTGTTCATGGTGCTACTTTCTCTTACGAAACTATTTTGCAAATGCTAGGTAGAGCTTTTCGCCCCGGTGGAAAACAAAAAGGTAAAGTAGATGCGTCAATTATTCTTCCTCAAAGTGTTGCATCTGTTTTAGGATTGAAGTCGTTTGAAGTTAAAAAACTCTTTGATACACAAAAACTTCTTGCTCAAAATACACCTATTCTTGAACAAGGCGAGGAAGAAGAATATGAGGCTATTATGAGAGAAAGGGAAGAAGCCTTCTATAGAAAAGTAGTCGATGCTTTATCTAACATCATTACTCCTGTTAAGATAGATGTTAAGTAGTTGGAGGATAACATGACAAACGAAGAACAAATGCCCAAAGAACTTCTTGAAATGTGCAAAGAAATGGATACTGAAAGAAGAAAAGAATATGTAGGAAAATTTTTATCGCTGTTTTTACCACATTTATCTTGGGAATGGGCTAATGTTTTGTATGAAAAAACACCGTCTTTAGAGGAAGATTATAGCGGTAAAAAATTCGCTGAATATCTTAGCGGCCTAAGCGCTTTGGTAGAATTTGAGCAAAATGATGATAAGTTTCAGTCTTGTTATCACTTAGATTTGGCTATCAAATATCTAAGCAAATATGGCGTAGATGAAGATCCACTTACTGCTTTAAGAGAAATCTACTGTATACCAGAAGAAGAAAAAGGCGAATAGTAGAATACAGATATGGGCCTTGTATACGATTACAATAATACCTATACTGATAACTCACCTTTTGATAAGGTAAAGGTAGTACCTGAAGGAAAGGTTTTATATAAGGAGTCTAATCCTACTAGAAGCGTCTATTTTCAAGGACAAAAAACTACAAAACATGGTATCGCAATAGAAACTGAAAACGGTTGGCACTTAGTAGATGTTGAAGAATACTTAAACAGATTTGGTAATGCGCTAGATGAGGAACAATTAAACACTATTTCGAAGATATACAATATAGACATTTCTCAATACCTGCAACAAGAAGAAATTTCACCAGAAGAAACAAAGATAGAAGAAAAAACTACTGAGCAAAAAGAAGAAGTTTCTGTTGAGCGCCAAGAAGAAATTAAAGAATTACAACAAGAGTTAGCAGAAGAAAAAACTGAAGAAGTAGTAGATGTTTTAGAGGAACAGCTTAAAGAAGGTTCAGAAGCTTTAGAAGAAATATCAGAGGAACTAGAAAGCAAAGAAATTTCTACAAAAGAAGCTGAGGTTTTAGAAAATCAAAGGCAGCTAGAAATACAAGCGATAAAAAATGATCTTCTTGAAGCAATTTCTCAGTTAGCAGAAGAAAGATTAAAAGAAGGCAATCCTCTAAAGCTTTCAGAAGCAAAAGATCTTTATGAAAGCCTTGATAAAAAATCAAAAGAAATCTTAGATGAGCTTAAAGAATTTTTTACTTTAGAAGACCTAATTTCTGAGGCGAATAAAAAGTTAATAGAAAGCAAATTTGATGAATTTGTAGAGCAATTCTTTCCTAACGATTTAGATGAAGACAAAGAAAGCAATCTAGAAAAGTTAGAAAATGCGTTAGACAAAGTAAAAGAAGCTTTATTTGAATTAAGAGGACTTTTTAATGAAGAAGATTTAGGAAAACTTGTTAACCTCGCCAAAGAAAAATTTGATGAATTTAAAGAAACCTTTGCTAGCGCACAAGACTTGTCTGAAGAAATTAAAGAAGAGTTAATTGATGAAGCGCTTGATAAAGTTTTAGAACCAAAAGAAACTTCGCCTGAAAAACTTTATCAAGAAAGCATAGAGTATCTAGACAAAAGCCAAGAAGACTACAAAGAGCACATTGACAAGATAACACAATTTTTCTTGGGACAATCTTTTGCTGATTTCAATTTTTCTTCCTTAATGAAAAATGTAGAATCTTTAGGCTTTGAGCGTACGCTTACTGCTTTAGCAAATACATTTGCAGGCCTTTTGGCTTTAAACAACAGCCTTGAACCTTTAGATATCTATCAAGCACTAGAGTTAATGAAAGACTTTTCTAAAAGAGGCAAGACTTATGAAATTCTTCAAGACCTTTGCATTTCTTACAGCATGGACTTAGAATACTCCAAAAGAGGATATCAATCCTTTAAAGAGGAGGCAAGAAGCGCATCAAGCCTTTGTGAAAATAAGCTAGGGGGTTTAGCTTTCTTTATTGACGCTTTTCTTCCCCAATACGAAACTCAGCTTGTTCACGGCTACTTTAGATTTGTACCAAATATAAACAAAGTTTTACAACACACAACAAGTGAATTAATAAAGCTTGCTGATCAAAAAGACCTTCCTAAACAAATCTTTAATCCTTTAGTAAGATCTTCGCTTATCAAGCGAATGTTAGCAGAAAAAGAAAAGGAGTATGAAGAACTCTTAAATCAAGCTGAAATACAAAGACAAATTGAAGAACAGCAAATCAAAGAACTATCAAAAAGCATAAGATTACCAGAAAAACTAGAAGAAATATTTGAAGATCTTCCTTCTGCTATAAGAGAACTTATTAATCACTCACCTGAAACAAAAATAGGAATAGGTGATGTAGAAGAAAACCTAGCAAACTTAGCGCTACTTGCAGGAATGTTTGATAGGTTTGATGGAACTTTAAAGGTAGTTTTAAATGACGACACAGATCGTGCATTAAGCGGCCTCTTATATCAAGCTTCAACTTACTTAGATGCAGTTAAAGAAAGGTATTCAACGCAACTGAAAGCAAAATCAGAAAGCGTTAGAGATTTTGATAAACAAGTTTTTGCAGAAGCTTTGAAGGTATTAATAGATAGCTATGTTTGCGCTGAAGGAGAATCTAAAGAAGCTTGCACGAACAGACTTAACGCAACACTTTTAAGTAAAGTCAAGGAGTCTGTTAGAAATTTAGCTTTTCTACCTAAAGAAGGAAAACTTTTTAATGCGCAAAATTTAAAAACTGATGAGTTTGGAAACATAGTCTACGAAAATCACTCAGAACCAAACAAGGAGTGGGAAATAGAATCTTATTTAGACAGCTTTGTAAACAGATTTAGAGATTTAGCTTCCTCAATTGTTGCTTATCATCTTTTTGATCAATATAATCCAAATGTTGAAGAACTATCTAAGAAAATTAGCGAGATAGAGCAAGCCAAAGGAATGCCTCTTGAAACTTATCTTGAACAAGAAATTGAAGGCGTAGAAGACAATGTAAGATTAAATGAAGTTTTGAGAGAAATTTCAAGCATATTTACTGACATAACAACAAAAGAAGACCTAGACACACTTGTATTTGGCACAGCGCCTTATGTTTACAAAATCAATACCTTCATGAAAGAAGTTTTTGGTAAATATGACGGCACAAAAGAGTATTCTTTCTCCAATAAGTTTGAAGACATAGTACCTTATAGTGAGTTTGAAGATTATGAAGATGCGATTTTCAACATTTTAAAGACAAAAGTACCGAAAGAAAATCTTTTATATCTCTTTGACGACTTTTCACCTAATGTAATACACACACAAACTCCTCCAATTGTCTTTGAAGAAGAAATTCCTGCTATTGGCGAAGAAGAGCAGCCTTCTTTAACTGAGGAAACATCTTCAATACCTGAAGCTCCTTTGGAAAAAGTAAGTTATAAAGAAGTTGCCTTTGAAGACCTAGAAAATCTTGAGAAAACACTAGATAAGGGCGAATTTTTGACTCTTTATGTAGACGAAGATAAAGAAGTTGAAATTAAAAAGATAGGCAATAAGCTATCTTTTGCATTTAAATCTAACGATAAAATTATAGGAACTCTTCAGCTAGAGGATTTAAAGAAGTTAGGAAAAGAGTTTAAAAAAGCAGTTGATGAAGCTTTTGAAACTATTTCTGAAGCAACTTCGCAAGAAAAGCTTCTAAATTCGTCTATTGAACAACTTAACAAGGCAATAAAAGAGAAAAAGAAGTCTAAAAAGAAAGCTAAAAAGAAAATTAAAGAAAAAGAAGAAACACCTTCTGAAGAAACAAGAGCAGAAGAAGCTGTTGAAACAGCTTCTCAAACTGAGGAAGTTCCTGAAGCTACTCCTTCAGTTGAAGAAGCTTCTGAAGAAGCTAGAAAAACTGAAACAAGAGCCTCTAGCAAAAAAGCTAAATCCGACAAGACAAAAAAGACATCTTCTGATAAGCAAAGAGAAAAAGCTAAAGAATTCGCTAAAGAAAACCTTGAACAACAAGCTAGCGAGGTTGTTTTAGTAGAAGAAAATAAAGAAGCTGTTGAAGAAGTTGAAAAAAGTCTTTCTGATGAAAAAGAAGAGTACTACTCTAGTTTAATAAATCTTTTTTCTTCGCCTTCAACAATTTCTTATGTTGCTGAGGCGATTCAACAAGCTGTTGATTTTGATCCTGAAGTAGAAAAGGACATAAAAGGTTTAATTTACTTTGGCATCTTTAATCCTAAAAACTTAGACAAAGTGTCGCCTTACTTTGTAAGTATAGATAACGCATACGCTTATCTAGTAGATTTTGAAAAAGCTTACAATGAAGACGAAGATTTTAAAAGCTTAGTTGATGTTTCTTATGAAATTCTAGATGAGTATTCATCTTCAACAAAGAAAGAATCTTTGCGTGCAACTGCTGAAAAAGTTTTCAAGCAATCAAAAAATCCTTTAGCTAGAAGCGTTGCTCAAACAATACTTCAAAGAACTTCTGATGAAAGCTACATTAGCGATAGAATTAAAAGAAAAATTAGAAGCGAAACATATGCAGAACTTTTTAAGAAAATATCAAAATCTAACGAATATATTGAAATGCCTTTAACTGATAAGATATCGCTTGAAGTCATCACAGACGAAAAGGGCAAACCAGAAGTAGCTACTTTCAAGTTTGCAGAAAGCGAAGAAAACGAACACTATTTAGCTTTAGACGATACTGATAATCCTCTGTTTTCAAACAATCTTCTCATTATTTATGCAGCTTTAGAAAATCCTAATGTTGAAGGCTATCTTCCTTACTTTTCAAGAATGCTTTTTGAAAGCGATTTTGAGTTTTCACTAGAAAACTTTTCTTTTGGCAAAAAATCTTTAGGAGAGAGAGGATTTTATTATATCAGAGAAGGCGAAAAGACAAAGGTGTATTCTAGGACTTCAGATTTCTTAGCAGAAGCATTTGCAATTGTTGATACTTTGCGTCCTAATACAGAAGCTGAATCTATACAAGAAGAAGAAACAACTGAAGCTCAACAAGAAGAGCAACAAAAATCTAGCGAAGCAAAAAAAGAAAATCGAAAGAAAGAAAAAAAGAAATCAAAATCTAAGAAAAAACCTAAAGGCAAAAAAGATGTTGTAGATGTGAATGTAACAGAAGAAGGAATACAAACAACAATTCAGACAGAAGATGAGCAAGGATTTATACAACAAGAAAAGGTTAACATTTCACCTGATAAAGCGATTGTTAGTCTGACAAATCGTGTGCTAAAAAAGTTCAACCTTCCTATTCTTCCTTATGAAAAAGATGAAGAACTCCTCAAAGAAGCTGAAAAAATTGCAGAAAACATTGAAAAAGAAAAAGCTAGAGTTTCAGAAGACAAGAGGTTAATTTACTATTCTGATACAAATGAAATTCTTGATGCGCTTTTAGAATTCGTGCTTCAAGAAAGACCTGAAGACAAAGAGCTTAGAGTTCTTGCTAAAGATGTTATAAAAAGTTATTCTGGAAACAAATTTAAAGAAAAGCTTGCGAAATCGCTAATACCTAAAATTGTTGCTGTGTATGATTTAAGCGAAGAAGACTTGTCTTCCTTGATTGAAGGCTTAGATTTTCCTGACAAGATAGATGCCTATCAATACAAAATAAATAAAAACAACCTATCAACTTCAGTCGTTGAAGATTTCAAGAAAATAGTAAAAGACGCTTTGTCTAGAGTTGGCATAGAAGCTTCTGAGTCCTTCATTTTAGACGAACTTATAAAGGCTTTTGTAGAGATAACAAGGTAGATGATAAAATAAATTTTGAATATGGGCACTTTTTATTCAATAACTGGTCCTATTACAACAGAAAAAGATTATGATGTTGTAAAAAGAGTTCCTGAAGGATTTGTTCTTTATCACAAAGACTATCCTACTACTTTTGTATTTTTTGAAGGACAAGTAATTAAACCTAAGAACGGCGTTATCGTTAATCAACCTGATTCAAATTGGATACTCGAAGAATACGAAAAATATGCGCAAAAATATCAAATTGCGCAAAAACAACAAGTCTATGAAAGCTACAGAGAAGAAAGTTTTCAGGAACCTGAAAAAGAAGAAGAAAGCAGCTATTTGGAAGAATTTATAGAAAAGCTAGACGAAAGCATCTTTGACATAGACGCTAGCGAAGGCAATCTAATTGAATTGAACAATATTTTAGGAATTGATGAAAATTGGGAAGTTCCTAGTGGAACTAAACAGATATCAGGATTTTTCACTTTAATGACTTCTTTAGCAATCGGATTTTTGCTAGAAAGGGGCTATTTAAATAAGTACGATTTTATAGGTCAAGAAGATATAACATTTGTATTTAAGAAGGAAGGCGCTTTTCAGGAGCTAAAGAAATTTTTGTCTAACTACTTAAAAGATATTTCTGATGGCGCTTTAAATGTTCTCACTTATTTAGTTATTTCAAAATATAACGGCGCTCAATTAGATGTTGACGCTAACTGGTTTTTGTCCTTTTATAACCTCTACAAAGACAGGTTAAAAGGAATATACTTTTCAAAAGCTAACATAGACCTCTACGACATAGAGAGAAATTTAATTTACGCTTTATCTCCAAAAGCGCTCACAGAGCTTACAGTAGAAGAGTTAATGTCTAAAAAAAGCCTAATAAAAGTAATGCTTGATGTAAACAATTTTTTGCGAAAAGAATTTTATGGATTTGACCTTTATTCTCCAGAAAACATAAAAAACTATCTGAGTTCTTTTTTTGAAGTTCTTCTAGAAGTAACACCTAGACTAGATAAAGCTATATTGGCTCCTCTTACTATTCAAAAAGCCTTTAAGGAATTTGCAAATTCTAAAGAAGAAGTTATAATGTCTGCGCTCGTTTTGTTTGCGTCCTTAGATAAATTTTCAGAAGAAAGTTCTTATTTTAAGCTAAAAGACTTGATAGTAAAAGCTATTGAAAATCTAAGTTCGTTAGAAGAATTATACGACTCTTCTGACGATGTTGAAATAGCAATACATGAGGCAAGATATAAAGAATCTTTAGACAAACTTTTAGACTTCGCAACTGAGCAAGTCATTTCGTTTGTTTCTAAGGAGCCTTTATTAAAAGAAGATGATGTGCATAGTCTAATTCTATTTTTGTCTTTCTTCCTGCCTAGCGAAAATGCTTACAAAGAAACTTTTATAGAACATGTATTTTCTGAAGAAATAAACTTACTTTCAGAAAATATACCTGCATCAACCTATCTAAGAAGATTTTTTCTTGATCTTTACAGCGATCGCAATGTTGCTTCAGATTTAGCTGATCTTCTTGCAGACGCAAAAGCTTTAACTTTAATTTCTCCAGAGCTAGCTAAATATACTGACACTTCTCTTTTGGCTAGAGAAATACAGTTTAATCCTGAAGAAATAAAAGAAATGCTTGAAGACAACAATCTTTATAGAGTTTTAGAAATATTTTCTCAAAGAAAACCTTCAGAAGATATACAAGAGCTTAAATTTGTTGTAGACATAATAAACACACTATTGAGCAGGTATCATAACAAAAGCGATTCTCTTGTAACAGAAAAAGTTTTTCCAATAATAAAAGCGCTTTTAGAAAAATATGAAGATTATCCAGAGAAGCTTTTTGAGATAGCTGATTTTATAAAAGGATTTGTTGAGTTTCTTACAGATATTTCTACAAAAAATTTGTCTTATGTTGCAGAACCAAATAATCTTAGTGCAATTAGTGCAGTAGCAGACTTTACAGATTACATGATTTACGCATACGATAAAATTATTGAAAAAGAAGTTAATTCTTCAGGCGAAAAGAAGTTGATGTATAGAATAGCTGCTGCAAATCTTCTTACACACTTAGCAAATCCTTCAACACTAGCTGAATATTTTAAGATTACTTCTGGTGAACATTTTGAGGCGATTCTAAATTCTTATCAAAATATTACTGATCTACTCAGAAGTATTTCATCTCTTTCAGTAGAACAAAAAGCAGATATTCTAAAAGGTATAGAAAATGTTGTATCGTCAATAAACAAAATGTTAAACGACATTAACGCAAAAAGAAGAATTACAAAAAGAACTATCGCATCACTAGAATCAATGATGTATTACTTAGAATATTTCATACGAGAAGATTTAATGTATCTTTTTGAAAGCGAAAAAAATGCTTTAGAAACTTTTAGCGAAGAGATAAGTAAGATACAAAAAGAATACAAAAAAATCTACACATCTTTGTTTGCTATGAGAAATAATCTGATTGCAAACTCCTTGGTTGGAATTTTTGAAAAAGAAAAACCAAAAAGGTTTCCTGCATTCTTAACTTCTAGATACAAAGCGATTATTGTTGATGCGATGAGAAGACTATCAGAAAACTCTGACTTGATTTACGCAGAAAAAGAAGAAAAGAACATCTTTTCACTTTACAGCGCTAATGAAACTAGCTTTATTAGTAACGATCAAAAATTAGACTTTATAAGAGTTGTAAATCTATTAGGAAAACCTGTATTAAAAGTGAGAATTTCTTCTCCTGAGTTTTCTTCAAGAAAGAATTCTGAGGATTTTTATAATCTAATTGACATTGAAGAAATGAAGGAATTTTTCTTTGAAAAAACGCTTGAAGAACTTTTAGATAAAAGAACTCCTGAAACATATGGACTTTTAGAAATTCTTCCTAAGGAGCTTGCTTTAAGAAGTTTGGATCATATATTTACTCACAAGTTAAACAGTCCAAATTTCTTGACTCCAAGCGATCTTCAAGCGATGACCTTAGCTTTCATCGGTAGAGGAGGAGCTTATTTTCTATCAGGAGATAAGAGCGCTATAAGCAAGGCTTTAGAAGGCTTTGTTTCAAGCAAAATTCATGAGCTAAGAAAGGCGCTTTCATCAAAAGAAAAGATGAAAACCTTAGACAAAATAAGGCTGTCTTTGCAAGATTTTGAAGTTGTTGACTATTCTGCTAATGACGACATAAGAGGACTAGAATTGTCAGCAAAAGTTAGAATCGGAAAAAATGTCTATAAAGTTTCAGTAAGAGATTTAGGTTTTCATGTATACATGCATGCGCTTGTTGAATATTTCTATTCAATTGGAAAAAGCGAAAAAGAAATTATTCAGGAATTGGAATCCTTTAACTACTTCATAGAAGAAACAAAAGGAAATTTAAAAGAAAGATTAACTTTCAACAAATTTTTTAAGTGGTTTGAAGGAAAAATAGAAAAAAATCGTTTCGTAGAACTTCTAATAAAAAATGCAATTGAACTTTCAGCAGAAGGAAAAAGCTCAATCGCTTTATCTGATGAAGAAAGTATAAGAACAACTCCTCCACCTCCAGAATCTGTCAATGCGCAAAACCTTGTAGATTCCATGGTAGGATACTACTCTCCTTTTGATACACCAATGTCTTCTCTAATGTTTAGTAAGTTTTTAGACAAAGTGAAGCCTATATTAGGCGAAGATTGGTTTAATTTTGTTAAAGAAATATCTGAAAAGTATATCAATGTCGTCATTAATCCAAATGGTTGGTATTATGCGTCAGGAAACACAATTAATATCAATCCTATAGCCTACCTATTAAAACAACATCTTCAAAGGCCGTCTATTAGCATGATGTTGAGATCGCTTGAAAGTGCTTCTTTAGATAAAAAAGGAACAATTGACGCAATTATTGAGGATAAAAAAGAAATATCACTAGAGAAAAAAGAAAAAGATAGGTATATAAAAGTAGTTACGCCTTTTACTGCTACTTTGATGCACGAAATAGGACATGCGTTAGCGAGTGCATATCGTCATATAAAAGATTTGGTACAAAGAAAAGATGACACAACAGAAAACTACTCATCAGAAGACTATGATGTAGAAATAGACGAATATGATACAATAGAAAATATTATTGAAAAGGAAATTGAAAGAAAAAATTTTGATTCTAGCGAAATCAAAAAGTTGTCTGAAGAAATCCCAGAATTTATTGTTTTGACTTTCCTTAGACATCAAAGGCCAAGAATAGTTGAGTTTACAAAAAGAGCATCAGAAGAATTAGGATTAGATAAAAACATTCTAGGTAAAATCCAACTAACATCAACAAGTTTAAGTAGCGATCTTCAAGTTCTTTACTCGAATTACTACAGCTTTCTAAAAGATGCCCAGAAAAAAATATCAGAAATGGGCGAAGAATTTGAATCAAAATTAGAAGAAATGATGAAAGAGTATGAGATAATGAACTTTTATTCTTTCTTTAATATCATTGAAGTACCTTCAACTTCTTTAGAATTTTACTTCCTTTATGGCGAAGAAGAATTCAAAAACAAGTATCCAACTTACTACCCGATAATAAAAAGACTAATAGAAGATTATAAACTCGCTTTGAAAAAGGAGAAAGAAAATGAAGCTGAGTAAACAACTTATTGCAGCCATCACAACGCTATTTATGAAATCTAGACTTCAAGAAGCTGAAAACACAGACGACAAAGAAGAAAAACAAAGACTTATTGATGAAGCAGTAAAAGCTTTTATTGACACAATAAAATTGTTTGACATTAAAGAAGAAGAAATTTTAGATTATTTTCACCTTGATACCTTTGAAGGCTGGTTTTTTGAGCTTCTTTTGCAAGAAGCTAAAAAATTCTATAACGAAAAACTATAATGAGTAAAGCTATGAAAGAAGTGCTTAATATTCCACTAGAAACAAAGTTTGAAGTAATAAAAAGCACAAATGTTTACACAACGCCTAGTGGAGCAGAATTTTTTTCTGATAAGGTTCCAGAAATAAAACCTATCAAAGGCGAATTTTTTGTAAAAAGAAAAAATCTTGAACTAAAACCTGGTGATTGGGTAATATTTGGCGTAGCTTCTACGCCTAGCATTGATTTAGTTAATGATGCGATTTTAGATGTTAAATACACTTTTGGAGATTCTTTAGAAGAATTTGTAAATTCAGGAAGAATTTTCTATGAGCATGGCTATAAGCACGCTGGAAATCCTTCAAAGCATCCAGATATAGATGTTCCTATTGGAATTCCCATTGCGGCAGAAATTTATGACAACAAGCTTTTTGTTTGGATATTGTTAGATAAAAATCATGAGCTTGCGCAAAAAGTTTACAAGCATCTTCAATCTGCAGATGATAGGTTTACTAGTAAAATTGGTTTGTCTATAGGAGCTATACCTATTGGCAAACCTCAGACAAAGGTTATCAATGGAGTATATGTAAATGTTCCTCCCAAAATGCGCTTATATGAAGTTTCTATTACTGGTCAACCTATAAATATTGATACTTTCGTTAAAGTTTTAAAAAGCCTAGTTTATAATGGTGTAGAAAAAGCTATGGAGGAAGATACTATGGCGAAAGACCTAAAAAACCCAGAAGAAGAAAAGCAAGAAGGAGTTCTTGAGGCCTTGGAAGAGGAGGTTCAAGCAGACGCTTCAGAAGATGCTTCTGAAGAAAAACAAGAAATGAAGCAAGATGAAGCTCAGGTTTTAGACTTAGGCGATCTACAAGGAGAAGCTTCTGAAGAACCTTCTGAAGAAGATAAAGAAGAGGGCGCTTTAGAAGGTCAAAATGAAGAAACACAGGACAAAGTTGCTTTGGTTCAAGAAGAAGTAGAAGAACACGAAAAGGAAGATGAAGAAACTTTCAATTACATCCTTGATAAGCTAGACTTTCTAGAAGAAAAGCTTTCTGGGGTTCTTTCTATGCTTTCTTCTAAAGCGCCGCAAGAAGAAAGCGAAGATGCAGTTGTTTCTAGTTCTCTAGCAGAGCTAAAATCTTTTGTTGAATCTAAATTGGCTTCCTTAGAAAACAGAGTTAATTATGTTGTTGACATTGTTGAAGCTAGCCTTGAAAAATTCGCAGAGCTAAAGTCTGTTATTAGCAAGCTTGAATCTTATAACGAAAAAATTGAAAGCGTAGAAAAATCTCTTTCTTCGTTTGAAGACCTTTACAAGGAAGTTAATGAAAAACTAGAATCTACAACCAAGTCTTTAAATAGTGTCAATATCGCTCCTAGGCTTGGCGTAAATACTGAAGTTCACCCTCAAGCAGGAACATTTGAAAGCAACTTTCAAGAAAAGCTAAAGTCTGTTCTAGCTAACAAGGCTAAGCTGAAAAGCTTAGAAGAAAAAATAAAAGAATACCTAACTTATAAGGGAACACCAATTCAGCTTAATGAGAAGAAAATGGAGCTTTATAACTTTGCAAAAGAAGAATTTGGTTTAGAACCAGAGGAATTTGAGCTTATTTACAGACAATATAAGAATAATCGCAAAATTAGCCAATAAGCTATTATATGATTTGAAGAGGAGGTAAAACAAATATGCCATACGAACATTTAAAGCACTTGGATGAAGCAACACTAAAAGCGCTTAATGCAGCTGGTCAAGTTGCAGAGTCTTTAGAAAGAGAAGACCTAGAACCTGAAGTAACTCAACTCAATGTTCTTGACACTCCGCTTACTGATCTTCTTTCAAAGAACGCTGTAAAGGCAAAAGCTTATGAACACGAATACAATGTTGTAACTGCTAGGCACGATAAGATTGGTTATGCTGCTTTCAGAGAAGGCGGTCTTCCTAGGACTGTAGAGGTCAATGTTGTCCGTAGACGCATTAGGCCAATGCTAGTTGGACACAGGATTACAGTTACCGAGCTAGCTACCAGGACTACCCAAAATGGCGTTATGCAGATTGACGAGTTGGTTAAGCGTGAAAAGATGATCGCTGTTGCCAACGAATTTGAGTATTTGGCTTTCTATGGAGATAACCTTCTTGGCGATGATGTTCCTGGTAGCCCAAATAATCTTCAACAGGATGGCATCATCAATATAATTAAGAGGGGCGCTCCTCAAAATGTTCTTGATGCTGGAGGTAGACCTCTTTCCATTGACCTGCTTTGGGAAGCTGAAAGCCGTGTAGTATCTACACAAGCTTTCGCTAATCCTACTGCTGTATTCATTAGCTATGTTGATAAGCTTAACTTACAAGCTTCTTTCTACCAAATCTCTAGAGTAATGACTACTGCCGATAGAAGGGCTGGTCTGCTTGGTGCAGATGCTCAGTCCTATATCGGCGTTCGTGGCGAACATTCTCTCTATCCTTCTCAGTTCCTCGGTGATTTCCACAAGTTTAACCCTGCTCGTTTCGGTGCTGAGGTAGGTGATTTCGCTGCTCCTTCTAACTCTTGGACTGTTAGCACTACAGATAATTTCGTAACTCTGCCTTACAACAGCGGTCTTGGCGATCCTGCTAATACAACAGTTTACAGCTATGCTTTCAAGGCAGCCAACTTCTATGGAGAAAGTGCTGCCAAGTATATAGATGTCTATATCGACTCTACTGAAGCTGGTAAAGGTGTTCGGTTCCAATTCCATGGTCTTGTCAATGTAAAGTGGCTTGATGTTTACAGAAAGGATCCTGGTTCTCAAGAATACAAGTTCTATAAGCGTGTTAAGGTGTCTACTGTAAACGGCGACTTTACTTGGATAGATGATGGTCATGAAACAGTAACTACTCCTTCCGGCGTTTATAGATGGAAGAAAATTCCTGGAACTGGTGTAGTTGTAGGAATAGATCCTAATGTAACTACTATGGCTGTCTGGATTGGTATGGAACTTTACAGACTACCTCCTGCACTTACTCATGATTACGTCATATGGAAGGTAGCTTCTGTATTCTCTAGAGCCCCAGAATTTAACTTCCTCATCGTCAACGTTGGTCAAGAACCAATTGTATAAAGATTGAAGTAAGCTAAAAAAATGCCTCCCATTTGTTGGGGGGCATTTTCTTTTTTGTTATAATGTAGCTAGCATGAGCCATTTGAATAAAGTAAAAACTGTAAAGCGTTATGAAGAATATCTCCAAAAAAACTTCAACTTCAGAGAGTTTAACTTGAAGTGTTCCATTAATTTGGGAAGAAAAAAGATTTCAACAAATGTCTTCTATGTAAGTACTAATGATTTTTTAAAGTTTTTGGACGCTGATGAAATTATCTTTGCTGGTGAAAATTCTATGATAAAAATTTCTTTATTTAGGTATAGCAAAAAATCATTTAATATATCAATGGAAACACTAAAACAGCTAATACATGAAAAAACAATTTACCTAACGAATGTATACAGAATATACAATTACAACTTATTTCCCAAAGGAAGCTATTCTTTTTCGCAAACAATAATTTTCTTTAAAAGAGAGGATTTGTTAAATTTCAGGAAAAACGAACTCTATATATCTAAGATGGGAAATGGCATTTTTGAGGAAAAGATTTTAGGTGAGCTTCAGCAAATTTCTTACATAAGAAATCTTGAAAAAATTGATGTATTCTGAATAAAGAAAATGAAATTCAAATTTAACGAATATCCTTCAACAAGGCTATATTCTATAGCGAAAAACATAGTAGAGAAAGCCTTTTTTATGGGCGGATATAAAGTTTTATATTACGAAGCTGAACTTTGCAATTATCGTTTTCCAGATGGCAAAACTTGTTTTGATAAAAGAACGCTAAATCCTTCAATAAATTGTCCTGTTTGTGGCGGTAGCGGTGTTGTTTATAAGAACCCAATAGAAACTATAGCCATAGTTATAGACAATTCTGACACTCCACAAAGAAGGCGTGAAGGCGTATTTTTTACAGATACTTTTAGAATGGTAACTAAACCAGAAGTTCCAGTAAAACTTCTAAAACTTCAAGAAGAAGGGGGATTGTTTTTTATAAGAGATAGGTTTGATATTTATTCTTCCGATGGAACGCTCTACACAAGCGTTTATGTTGATTCTGAGCCTAAAGATATTTGGTTAGCTGGAATGCTATACAAATCTTTTAAAGTAGCAACTCATTATCTATCTGAAAGAATTGCTCTTGGCAAAGAAAACGCTAATTTTGAAAATTCAAATTACACAGAAGTCGTAGAATCAGTTAATTTTGTAGGCGCAAAAAACGAGGAAATAGAAGATATTTTAAAGAACATTTTTATTGACGCAATTAACAAGGAGAACTAATTATGTCAACCTTTAGCGATTTGACAAATGATTTAGAGTTTTTGAGCATTGCTCAAAACTATGTTCCAAATAGCGATTTACCTATACCTTCTTATCCTAATCCAAAATTAGTTTTTGTAGATTATTTTAAGAACATTTTTAATCAGCTAAACTTAAGAAACCCACTTAGTATAACAACTTCTTTTCCATCTGCTACATACTTCACAACCTTAAAAAATGCCAATACTGATAATGAATTTTTATTTAAAAGAGGCATAAACATCGCCTTAGATAATCAAGGAAGTAAAAGATTTATAGGTAATGTTTTGAAAAAAGACATTTATGGTTTCATAGAAGAATTCAAAGTTTCTTTCTTCATTTGGTCTTTTGATCCTATTGACAGAGATGTGTTAGGGGATTTTGTTTTGCGCCTTTTGCTTGAAGCGCAAGAATCTTTTTACCTCTTAAAAAGAGGAATTCCAGATTTTGTAATTGAAAGATATAACGATAGCCAAGACGAAAAAATCATAGCTAATCATCCACTTTTTTACAGAGAGGTATATGCAAGCGGAAAAAGGTTGATATTTGGTAAAAAAATTCCAAGAGAAGAAGCTTATTTTGGCATAATAAGAGATGTTCTTCCTAACGAAGATTGCGAAGATTACGAAGCAATAATAATCAATGAGGACGGCTCCTTTAAAAAGGTTTGTATAAAAATGCCCGTAGAAACATAAATTTTTAGTTCCTAAAAAAACAAAATAGCTTCTGTAAAATGGGGGAAGGAGGTAAAAAACATGGCTATTTCCGTATATTTTGATGGAAAGTTAATAAAGCAACTTGGCGCATATGTAAAAACTGACCTAAGCGCTGTTAAGCAAATCAACGGAGTAGGAACAGGAATTGTTGCTCTACTAGGTTTAGCTGAGGGAGGCGAAACTTATAAACCCTATAGACTGACTTCCTTTGCTGAAGCTGTCAGCATCTTTAAGGGTGGGCCACTTCTTGAACATATTAAGGCCGCTTTTATTGGTGGTGCTGGTGAGGTTGTTGCTGTAAGAATAGGCAACCCAACAACCGCTAGTGTTTCTATTCCTGTAGCACAAAATACTTCTGATACATCACCAGCAAACTTAAATTTTGTTTCTTATGAAGCTTCTACACGTTCCAATCAGATTTATGTTTCTTTTGATTTAGATGAAAACTTCACTTCTGCAAATGAAGCTGATGATACTATAATCTTTACCATTTACCAAAAGCATCCAGATTTTTCAGTAACCAGAGAAACTTTTACTTTTCCAAGAAAGTTTACAACACCTACTGTTTTAGTAAAAAGAGGAAGCACTCTATTTTTTGTGGATAGATCTATAGTAAACGCAGCGCTAGCAGCAGGACCAGCTTTCCAAACTGCACTAATTAATCTGCTTAAGGAACAACTTCAACCTACTGATGTTGTTCAAATTTTTGATGCTAGTGATACAAATCCAGTAGATATACCTCTTGGACTTTTTGTATATGAGGTGCTTTATGGTGGACTCTTTGGTTTTACAAAGTCTAGGCTAGTAAAAACTAGCTTTGGAACAGTTGATGATCTTCTCTCTAACCCGCTACTATTCAACCTTTCAGCAACACCATTCTTTGATGGGAGTGATTATCAAGACTATACATCTCTTTCTGATCCCGCAAACTGGTTCGCTAAAGACGCTTACACAATCAATCACCTTGTAGATACAACAATAAACCCACACATACTAGCCACAAGAATCTTTAGCCTTTCTGGTGGAACAAACGGCGACGATGGCACAGGATATTATCAAACTGCTGTATCTAACTACATAAACATTTGGTCCCAAGGATTGGCAACTTTAGAAGAGGAAGAAGTTAACTTTGTCATTCCAGCTTACAAGTTTACAAATGTAACACAACTTAACGATCGTTTAACAATATTTAAGGGAATTGCTTCTACTTTCCTTTCTCACGTACAAACAATGTCCCAAGTTAACAGACGAAAGGCTAGAGTTGGCGTGTTTGGTTTACCAGCGCCTTCTCCAAATGAATCTGTAACTGCATCTGAGTACCTTTATAACAGAAATATTTTAAATACAATTTCTGCAATGTTTGGTGGCACAGATAGAGCACAAGCTGTCGTATTTCCTTTCTACAGCAACGTATTTAACGATGAAGGAAAGGTTGAACTTCTTGGTGGAGAATTCTTTGCATCTTATGTTGCAGGCATGCACGCCAACAGAGAACCCCAGGATTCTATTACATTCCTACCAATAAGCGGCATTGGTGCTGAACCTCTCTACAATTGGACCTATACTCAAAAGGACGATCTTATTTCTAACAGAGTTTTATTTGTAGAAAAAGTAAAAACTTCTTTTGGTGGCATCGTTTATCGTATTCATCACAATCCAACAACTTGGCTTGGTCCTGTAACTCAAGGCTTCCAAGAATTTGTTCTTAGAAGAATTGATGATTTCCTACAATCGTATGTTTACAAAAACCTACAAGAACAATTCATTGGAAGAAAAAGCTACGGGCGCAAAACTGAAAACGACATCAAGGTATACACAGAAGCACTTCTATCTAATCTTGTTGGCAAACAAATCGTTGCCTATAAAGATGTAAAAGTTACTTCTAATGAAGACAAAACTGTTTACTATGTAGAATTCTTCTATCAACCAGTAACCGAAATTAAGTTTATCCTAGTTACAATGAAAGTAACATTCGATTTGGAGTAAACTAAGTTGGAGGATAAAAAATGACACCAAGATTTAGTCCTTACGCAATAATAAAAACACTATCCTTCAACACATTACTTCAAGCAGGGCAATCACCTGCTGATTTAGGTTTAGCGCTGCTAAACATTCTTAACAATTCAAATAATATTTGGGGCGCACTAGAAGGAAATTTCGCCTTGTTTAAACCAATCGGTATCGCAAACAATGTTTCTATAGATGAATCTTATAACTCTAGACCAGTTTGGGGAATTGGTGAGCCTACAAACCCAATTGTTGTTCCCAATAACTATTCTGCTACAATCTCTATCTCTAGAATGACATTAGATACTCTTTCTGTAAGAGATTTCACAACACTACCAGATTACTGGTATGTACCTACACTTCAAAGACGGGTTGAAGAATTTTTAGGACCAGTTACTGGTAGGGATTTCTTAGATTATCCATTCTATACTTTCATATCTATAACTTCTGTTGAAACACCTGATATTGGTTTTTCTGACATAGTACAACCTTTTCTTAATAGATCTTTATATGTTTTCATGCCCTCTGAGTATTCAACAAGAATTAGCGGCGATGACACAATTATAATGACTGATGTAAGGGGAACAGGAAAACTCGTTAACCTCAGAGGACTAATAGAAAACCTCGCAAATGCTTTATTAGGAGGATAAAATGGGAGTACCTATTAAAACTTCTCAATTTGCCGAAATTTATTTAATTGGAGTAAAAACAACAGGTACCAATGAAACAAATGACTTACTAAATAACGACAAAGTAACTCTAGTTAGTGAAGATGAACAAAAATTTTCTGTTGGTGTAGAAAAAATTGGTTTAGCAACTAACTTAAGAATCAACGAGTCAATGGGATCAAGAACGAGAACTGTTATAGGAACGCCAATACCTATTTTTGTTCCAGGCTTCTATGATGGTTCAATAACAATGGAAAGAGCTACAATACTTTTGCAATCCTTTAAAAACGGAGTAAATATAAACCCTCTCCTCGCTTACAGTTCCGAAATATATATGCCCGAAGCTAGAGGAATTAAGAGAGTTGAACTTCCTAGTGATGTAAATGGTACTCCCTTACCTAATGATTTTCTTTCCTCAAACACTACTTTTTATTATGTAAGCGGAAGAGAATTTGAATATAATGAAAAATACATTCCTGGGTTTCTTTTTGTTGTTGCATTGAAAGATAAGGTTTTAAATGAAGTTAGTAGAAATGCTGGTCTTTACCTTGCAATGTTAAGAGATTTTTCTGTTTCGTATTCTTCTGAGAACGCTATTATTCTAGAAAATATTACTGCCTTGGCAAGGCCGCTATACAATAGCGGTTGGTATCAAGTTCTTGCAGATACATTCAACACAGGTGCTTCCTTCGGTTACATATATTCTGATCCGCACAAGCTATAAACGAAAACCCCCCACGCAATTAAAAGCTTATTTTTCGTGGGGGGGGTTAAATTATTTCAAGTATCTTGTTGTCGCCATAAATTTTTCTTAAAGCAGTTAATTTTTCTGCAAATTTTATCAAAGTCATTTCATCAGAGTAAGGCGAGTTCACTATATGTTCTTTGATAAACATTTTATTTAATACATCTTTATTACAAGATTTTATAGAAATGTCGTCTAGTTGAACGCATAAATCTTTTAATCTGAGAAATTTTATTTTCTTGTCTTCAGAAATTGCAGATTTGATATAATAAATATGAATGAGCTTTTCCACACATACATTTTATCATTTTTGTGAGTGAACTATGTTTGGGCTTATAAAGTCTTTATTTTTAATCTTTCCAACACTTATTCAAATTTTATCACTATTAGCAAATTTGTTAAAAGCGATAGGGGAATTAAGCAATCAAAAAAATTTTGAAGATGTTAAACAGAGAAAGGAGGATACAGACACTCCAGAAGGAAAAACATCTCTGGTTCAGGAAGAAAAAGATTACGACAAAAATTCTGTAATTAATCAAGAAAATTTAATAGAGTTAGAAAATAGGTCTTTTTTTGTCATTAGATGCAAAAACAATTTTTACAGTCTTGATGAGTCTTTAAGAAAGCTTCCACCAGAAATATTTAAGGAAAAATATTTGGATTTTTGTGAAAAAGGTTCAATTGATACACCAGAAACAAAAAGCGAATTAACAGAAGATATAGAATCAATAACAAAACAAAAAAATGTTTTAATTAACAAAATCTACTTTATTCTAAACAAATACGGTTTATCAAAAGACTTTGATATGTTACCTCAAGAAATAAAAGAATTAGATCCAGAGGATTTTAAAGAATATGCCAAGAAAAATTTCTGAGGAAAAACGAAAGCTATTAGAGGAGGTCTATAAAGAGTATCTTAGAGATAAAGAAGCTGGTTATTATGATCTTTCAGTTAAATACAATATTCCCTATTCCACTTTGAGGAGATACATACTTCAACGACTAAAAGAAGATGACATAGAAAGTGAGAAAGATTATGTAGAATTTCCTTACGAAGGATTTGAGTGTTTAAAGGAAGGAGATACTTTTTCTTGGAGTGAAAGCTCTGAAACGATTTTCAAGGCAGTAAAGAAAACAAGAATCGCTGGTGAAATAGTTTGGCTTTTTGTGAAAGCAAACAAAAAATCTGAAAGACATTTTGTGCCAGAAACTTTGGATAGCTGCAAGGAACCATGAGGGACATAAACATTAAACTATTAAAAGAAGCAGAAAAGAAGGATTTACAAGAAGCAATTGCTTTGTTTGAATCTTTAGAAGAAACACACAAAAACCACAAAACTCTATCAAGAAGAGATTTAATCGCCAAAGTTTTAGAAGATTATTCCATAAACAAACTGAGCATAAATGAAATATCAAACCGCTATGGCGTATCCACAAGCTTAATACACAAACTTCTTCAAGACTTTTATCTTTTCTACTTTGACGATAAGAAGTTGCAGGAACTCAGCTTTGTAGATCCAAGCTCACATTTTGGCGTTTTATATTCTTTTTTTAATTCAGTAAGCGCACTATCAAAGGAAATAACATTCAATACAATAATCTCTAAAAAATTAAGAGAAAAAATATCTTCCCTGTTAGCAGAAAAAGGAATTGATGGTGTTCTTGAAAATAGAAAGCTCCTAAACGCTTGGAAAGATAGCATAAGGAGATTTGAGGTTCTATTGAAACTTTCTGTTGATCAAACAAATACTTATCTAAACCTAATAGAAAAAGTGCTTGATAGACAAAGGGAAGTTGCTTTTGTAAAGGCAATGTACGAAATCTTATCAGAATTAGATCCTCAAACAGCAATAAAGCTTCAAGAAAGGCTTTATCAAGACGAGTATGCTAGGGCATTAATAGAGGCCAACTCTTTAGAAGACTTTATTACACTCATTGTTAACACAACTGCCGTAAGAAACAGAATTAAAGAATTAAACGAAAAAAACGCACTAGATGTGGATTATGCCGAAGAAGAGTGAAAGTTTCTCAATAATTAAAGACATAAACTCTCTCATAGAGAAAAAAACTTACGAAGCTAAGGCAGAACTTAATCCAAAAGATATTTATGAAATAGAACCAGTAGACATTATTACCTTTGTAACGAGTAACGATTATTTAGGCATAAATCTTTATGGTCTTTCTGAACCTCAAAAGAAGGTTTTAGAAATAGCAGACGATTTTGAAAACGGCATCAATTATATAATCTTATGGGTTGGAAAGGGTGGCGGAAAGGACTTTATTACAAGAATAATTTTTATGAGGCTTGTTTATCGTCTACTTTGCATGTATTCTCCACATAAATACTTTGGGATACCAAGTTCAGAAATTATCACTTTTCTTAATGTTGCAGCATCAGCTGACCAAGCTACAAGTGTATTTTTTGATCCACTAAAGAACTACATAAGAAACGCTGGTCCAAAAGCCTTTAGACAGTTTGGTTTTAATCCAGACACAGATATAAAGGAAAAACACATTATCTTTCCCAAAAATATTCATCTAGTCAGCGGCCACTCAGAAAGCGATTCTCTGGAAGGAAAAAACATTCTTGTAGCAGTAGCAGACGAAATAGATGCTAAGTCTTTTAGAAATCCAGAAAAAATGTGGACAATGTTAAGGTCTTCTTCTAGGTCAAGATTTAATGGGAAAGAAAAAATTTTTGCTATTTCATACATGCGTTACAGCGAATCAAACGGAATGATACAGAAACTATATAAGGAACATTTGGGGCTACCTCATTCTTTTGTGGCAAAATATCCTACTTGGGAATTTAATCCAAATCCAATGATAACAAGAGAAACCTTTGCCTCTGAGTTTGAAAAAAATCCCGTAGAAGCAGAAACAATTTATGCTTGTAATCCACCAGAACAGCCAATAGACGCTTGGTTTACGGATTTGGAAAGATTAAAAAACGCAATGAAACCTTCGGAACTTCATCCACTAAAGTTTCCTTTGCCACCAGAAGATTTTTACAATAATCCTAAACTTGAAGCTTTCACCCTAAAAGAAGATGGCTCATATGAAAAAATAGATCCCTACAATCTAGAATTTAAAGACTGGTTTTATGGAAAAGAAGGTGTTGAATATGTTCTTGTAGCCGATCCTGGTTTAGGTAGAGTTTCTACAGAGGGAGATGCTTACGCAATAGCTCTCGGACATAGAGAATTCTATTATTCAAAGGAAGGAAAATTAATTCCCAGGCCAGTCGTTGACCTTGTATTTAGATTTACTGGATATATGTTTGATGAAGAGGAGGTTCAAATAAACGCCGTGCACAATCTAATTGAAAAACTTATAGAAGAAAGGAAGTTTAACATTACACACACATTTTTTGACATATATAACTCAGCTTCAACAGCGCAATGGCTAAAAAGACGATATCCACACATGAAAGTTACCTACAACAAATATGTTACCTACGAACACTATGCATTGTTAAGAGAAAGAATTTTTGGTGAAGCGCCCCCATCTTCTGGGAAGGGAGATAGGTTAGACAATGGTGGCATACATCTGTATTATCATCCAATTTTGTTTTGGGAGTTGTCTAATTTAATTGAAGACAGAGAAAAAAAGAAAGTTGATCACAAACCAGATACATCAAAAGATATGAGTGATACCGTTGCGATACTTACTTATCTTTTGGTAAACCTTCCTCTACAGACTATTTCAATAGTTGGCACTCCGAAAGATTTAGAAAATGACTTATTTAAAGTTGATAAAAAAAGAAGCATAATAGATAAATTTGATAAACTTATTAGGGAAGAAGAAGCCAAATTTGCCAAAAGGGTTTTTGGTGAAATTGTTGATAATGAGATTCTTAAATGACTTCAAAACCTTCTTCTTTTAAGATATCAGATAAAACTTCTTTTAAGATTTTGCTGTAAAAATTTTCTTTTCCATCAATAGTTACAAGATTTATTGTGTCCTTTGTTTTTAGTTCTTCTAAAAGTTTATTTTTTCCGCTTATAAAGACATCTTTAACATAGTTTTTGAAGTATGTTTCTCCATTGACTCCAAAAAATACATAATTTGTTTCTCTCAACATAACTCCATAGGTAATGCTTTTCCTCAAAATTCCATTACGATTTAGGAGGTTTATATTAACAAAGTCTTTATTAGGCTCTGAGGAGGTTATTATTTTTACTTTTTTCATCTTTCTGGAGGCCCCGGTGGGATTTGAACCCACAACCCCCCGCTTACAAGGCGAGTGCTCTTCCTGTTGAGCTACGAGGCCACTCATCTCAAAAGCTATCATACCACACTCCATGTTTTGAGTCAAGTCTAAAAAATACGGGACAGTAATTCTACTGTCCTGTATCTTCTACCTCCGAAGCGAGGATTTGGTGTTTTTTAATTAGAGAAGTAAACTCATTTTCTGTATAATCGCAAACTATTTTTTCCAATTCGCTTTCTGATTGATGTTTTGCTTCCAAATTACCATAATCGTAGGAACCTTTACCAACTATCTTAATTAAAATTCCACCAAGCTTCTTAATGCTTTCTGCCTCATTCAAAAATCTGACATCAGTAACTGCTACTCGAATTCCTTTTTCTAGTTTTTCCTTTATAAGTTCTTCTGCTATTTTTATCCAATAATTTTCATCAAATCTTCTTGCTAAGTCAGTTCCGATATATTGTTGAAGTGTTCTAGAAAGAGAGGTTTTTTGGTTAGAAAATAGTTCAATATACAGAGAAGGAAAAACTCTTAGCAATTGATCTTCTTTTTCCAGAATTCCAGGATAACTTTTTAGTAAGTGAATTACTGACAGAACTTTTACAGGATCGCCAAAAGCTATTCTCACATAATTATATTTCGCTAAAACCGAATAGTAGAATCTGTCTTTTCCTGAACCCGCTTTTCCCACTAGCCCTATTAAACTCGGTAGGTACATACTAGACCTATCTTAACACAAAAAGTTTTGGAAAGCAAGGTCGTCCTTCCCATTGTTAGGGAAGGAAAAGTTAGTTTAAATTTCAAATTCTTCTTTTTTATCTTGCTACATCAAGTAGGTATGCTACATAGCTTATAGCTTCTCTTGCACAAACTTCGCAAAATCCAACCTTTTTAAGTTCTTCAACTGCTTCTTGTATGTGCTTTTCCTGTTCTTCAGTTTTTACTACAGAAGTTATTGAGCCCCTTATAAATGTTGCTCTATCGCCAAAGATTTTATTTTCAATCGCTTCTTTTAGCAGAGGATGAATATCGTAAGTAATCTTTTTGCCCATTCTCAGTAAATTTGTTGCTTTAACAAGAATTTTCATTCTAAAATCTTTTGCGGCTTCTTTAGAAATTCCAACTAGCTCTTCAATTGACCTTAAAAATTTTTCATCAGGTTCTACATAATTTCCTGTAAATGGATCTTTTATTTTTTCTCCATTAATAAACGCCTGGGCGTTTTCAATATAACGATCCACATACTTTTGCGCTTCGGTGGCAAAGGAAGAACCGATGAAAGCTCTGAAGACTGCATCTTTGATAAATTTGTTGTATTCTGTTAAAATCATATCTTTTAGCGCCAAAAATTCTTTATGAGGTATGTCAACATTTCCAGATTTAATTATTTCTTCTAGTTTTTCGTAGGCTCTAATTGGAGTAACACAAGTGTTTCCTACTGAAGCAAAGCTTAGCGCATCTACTGCTACCCTTGGCGAAATGCCGAACTTACCATCGTCAGGATGTTTCATTTCGTCTACATGGTATTCAGAGTACATTGCACCATAATCACCGTTGTAAAGTTTTAATGAAGTTAACAAGTCATACTTCTTATCTCTATCTGGTGATAATCTAGACATAATTGCAATACCCGAAATGAACTTTAATGTCCAAGGAGCCAAATGATATGTAGTTTCTCCCAACATTTTTTTATAAATTTTTTCTTCATCGTCCCATCTTAAATTGTAAATCCAATTTATTTCTCTTGTTCTATCTTTTAACGCTTCATTTTCTTTTTTGTTAACGAATTTATTGTATTCTGCATAGTTTGTATGCGCAATCAAGACCTCATCAACATCGATTAAACCAAACCTATCAACTTTTACTTTTCTTTCTTGTGCAACAGTAATTAAAGGAAAAAGAAGGTCTGGTTTTGCTTTGTGAAGCTCAATAAATTCATGAATTCCTCTGTTTGCAACAAATAATGAACCATTAAAATTCCAACCCAAAGGATGTGAAGGATCACCTAACTCTTGCACAGCTCTGAAATTTTCTGAGCCAACAAGTACAGAAACATCTTGTGAGGTCCAATCTGCAGGAACAAATGTAGCAATTCCTCTTCTTTCGGCTTCAGAAAAAGTAAACCTAACTACTGGTACTGTACTAACATCTTCATATTTCAGTTCCTTTAATTTATGCCTGCAAACTGGGCAAAGTTCTTGATCTATTTTTACTCCAAACTCCTTATAAAAATCATCTCTTGTATCTTCTGGAATCAAATTTAGTGGATCTTCATGTATCGGACAAAATTCTATAGCATAAATTTCTCCTTCTTCTGTTTTGGAGTATCTTTCTAGTGCCTTCTTAATAATGCTTACAAAGGTACTTTTTGCCGTTCCTACTGGACCAACAAAAAGGATTATTCTTCTTCTTACATCATGACCATTTGCGCCCGCTTCTAAAATAGTCATGAATTCTCTTATTTTATCGTCAACACCAAAAAGCTCATCTGCAAAGATTTTTGGAATTTTTCTTTCCTCATCGAACCCAAAATATGTAATTGCATCAAAAAGGTATTTATGTGCACTTCTAGAATACTTTGCGGGGTTTCTTACAAATTTTTCCTCAAGAAATTCTTTAAATGAAAGTTTTCTGCTCTCCGCTGTTTTACCCTTGAAAAACCTGTTTAACTTCATCTTGAGTATATTATAGCACTTTCTTCCCGTTCTTTAGGTTAACTTAGAACGTAAATTTCTAAAACCCCATTTAAGTAGGTGTTAATAACAGAAAATGTTAATACATGGTGAGCGCTTTCAGACATTGACGATGCGTAAGCTGTAGGTACTCCTTGATTAGAAATTATTGACAAAATTTTTACTGGTTTATTAAAAATTAATTCCACAATCAACTGATTTGTTCCAACACTTATAACACTATCTATAAGCACAACTTCAGATTTTTCTTCTACCCTACCTTCAAATGCATTCTCCATACTCAAAAAGAAATATGTCAGGTTTGCTCTAAGTGAAGGCAATATATAAAAACCTTCGTAAATAGAATATTTGTAGCTATCCAATATTGCTTCGTCAGAAGAAAAAGCTCTAAAGTTGTTTATCGGATTATCTAACAGACTATTTATAATTAGATTTACATAAGTTCTTTTGTCGTAAAATGGCAAAGCTGAAGACAGATTTTCACTATATATTGGGTTGTAAGAATCTGAATTTGCATCAGAATTTAAAGCTATAGAGTTTACATATTCTACAGAATAGAGATGAGAGGTTGCTGAAGAAATTAGTGAAGAAACATAATTGTTACTTGTATCAAGATATTGGGGTGCAAATTTTAAAATAACTGCCGCTTCAAGAGGAGTAAAAGAGTTTATAGTGCCTAAAGACCTATTTTCTGTTTTTTTGCTATTATTGACAAATACTCTGTTTATTTCATCGATTAATGTCGAATTATCAATTCCTAAAAGATTTAATATATGCGCAAATAAAACATTTGTAAACAAAGAATACTGTTCTTCTACATTTGAATTTATGATATCAGGTATTAAAGCCTTTGAACCAACTGATGCGTCTGGATAATAAACAGTTGGTGAAAAAGTGTTTAGCGCATTAACCAAATTATCAATTATTTGTTTGCTGGAATCTAGCATTCCATATATTTTTATTCCTAGTAGTATTGCAAGCAAAAGCTCTGTTATGTCCACATAGGAGGATACTTTTTCGTAAGACAAAGTGTTTTTGTTGTAAAAATACTTTTTGTAAGGAAAGTTTCTTGAATCTTTATCTAGTTGTGAAAAGTCTACTTCATCTACTAAAAATCCAGATAGTTTTTCAACAAAATCTTTATAGAAAGCTAAAAGCATTATTGAATAAGCGCTTATAGAAAGCGACTCTTGTTCTGAAATAAATCTATACTGCTGTGGAAATTTAAATTCTGTGATTATTTGATAATTGAAATTTCCTATTATTGTATTGTTTAGGTAAGCGTCTAAAAATCTAAAAGGAATTGCCGACGAATTCAAAAACTTGTTGTAAACAGATCTGAAGGTTGAAGTGAAATATCTTTTGTTGTTTACCTTTCTAACAAAAAAAGCCCTAAAAACTTCAATGTTATTAGGATCTCTAAAAGAAGCATAAATTCTTTGGTCTAAAGGAATATAGCCATTTAAGTATTCATAACTTGTGTAGAGGACTAACCCGTTTGCTTCAATCGTAATAAGTGGAACATTTACATTAGTTGAAAAAGAAACTTCTAAACCATCGAAGGAAGTGGGTACATAAGTTTCAAATAGTAGAGCACCGTTTTGGGCGTTGTAAAGTCTAACAACATACGAGGAAGCTATTTGTATATTGTTTGGATTTCTTAGCTTAACAACCAAATTTTGAGTTAGCCCGTTTTGATTGTCTAGCGTACCTTGAATTACTTCAAAATAAATTCCATCTGAAAGCGGAATATTGTTTACTTTGTTATTGGGGTTGTTTATTAGGTAATATTTTCCTTCCTCTTCTTTTATGTTAAACGGAAGTTGTGATCCTGTAGTTCCAAAGAAACTTATAATATCCACAAGGTTCATAATCTAATTATATCCCGGCACTTTCGCCTATTTTTTTAGCGTTTTGTATCTTAACACAATTGGTCCCATCCAAATTTTTTCTAAAACTTTTAGTGTTTCGTAAGCATACCTAGTGTCCAACGGGGTTTGTGAAGTAAGCTTTAATTTTCTGTTTTGCGAATACGAAGATACTTTTAGATAATCATATGACGGCTCCTCAATGTTATCTGGGTAGTCATCTATATAAATGATTGGATAATAATTTAGACATTCTGATAAAAGTTTTTGTTTCTGATTCTCAAAAACTTCTTCAAACAATTCTCTGTCAGACAAAATTTTCTTCTCATCCTCATCTAGAGGAAACTGCTTTAAAAGCCAATAAAAAAAGTCTTCATTAAACACCTCCTCTATAAGCTCAAAATCATCAACATATTTAACATATTCTGGTATTTTCTTATTCATAAAATTCTCTGCAAATTCTAACAACTTATATCCAATATAGTAAGGATTTCTCAAACTGGGATAACCAACAAGAGTAGATGAAATTAAGCTACTAAAAAACTCTTTTCCCTCCATTTTTTCAAGCAGATATTTTGTATCTACCCAAGAAGCAAACCCCTCGTGGAGAATTTTTAATTTTGACTTTCTCATTATTACTTTAAGCAGATCAATTTCATTGTTTATAAGCGTTTTCATCCAATCAGGAATGGGTGAATGTTCTAGTATGTATTCGTGTATATACACAGAACCTATTCCATATTTCTTTTTAAACTCCGTTTCTTTCTCTTTTTTGTACTTTTCCCTAAAATCTTCTACTTTTGGCTTCCTTCCCAAAAATTTGTTAAATATTTTATTCTCAGTAAACTCTTCTTTAGTTGTGTTTTCTATTTTATTCTCACGAATTTCATCAGGAACCAAAAGGTTCCAAGCAGTATAAGCGTAGTCATAAATTACATCTAGCTCATCGTAAGAATAATAAGAAAGCATTTCTTCGTAAACTTGGAGAGAATAGTTAAGTTTTTCTAATATGTTGTCATCCTTGTATTCAAAAATATTATTTGCAAAAATGTGTGTATGACCGTAAACATGAGCAATAATCGTCAATATATCAGCTTCTGTCAACGCCAGACTCATATAGGCTACTGCTGGTGTACTATTAAAAACAACTTCAAATACTTTTCCTCCTTGCAATTCATGTTCTTTGTATTTTATGAAATTTCTTCCTTTTGTCCAATGTGGAATTCCATTAACAAAGTGGTTTGATATTGCAAAAATTAGCTTATCTCTATCTACATCTACAAAAATTGTGTCTTTCGGTTCTAAACCCAAATCTTTTACCCATTCAAGAATTTCTAAGGTTTCTTTTTCGTAATTTCTACCTTTCATTTTTCTCACCAAAAAGCCTCAATATAAAATCCTTTACTGAAAAGATTTTTTCTGCAAATACATTATCTTTTCCAACTGAAATAAATAATGGAACCAGAGTTTCTTTAGATCCATATCCGTAATAAACATCTGTACTTTTTACCTCTCCATAAGCTATTAAGTTAAAGTCCTCTGATAGCTTTTCTACTAATTCCCTAAGTTTAGGATTGTCATCTGGTAGATTTTCGCCATCAGAGAAGTAAAAGAGGTAAAAATTATAATCGTCTACTGAATACCTTCTGTAGTCTTCATATATTAACTCAAAAACTGAAGAACAAAGCGTAGCTCCACCTTCAGACAACTTAAAAAAATCTTGCTCGCTTACAAATTTAGCCTTTGTGTCGTGAACAGCAAACTTTGTTGTTACATTCTTGTAATTGTATTTAATGAAGTTATTTATCCAAAACGCTGTTGATTTTATTTTAAATTTTTTCTTGTCATCTACTGATGCAGAGTAATCTCTTGCAAAATAAACTATTGCATCAAATATTGGTACTTCTCTTTTCCTAAGGTGTTTGTACCTTATAGAATCTTCTTTATAACCATACTTCATAATTTCGTAATATGTTTTCCTCCTGTGTATTCTAGATCTTGGTCCAGTCTTAGAAATTCCTTCAATTAAATATTCTTCTTTCTCTACAGAAGAGCCTTTTGGTTTTATTTTGGGCAATCCTAGGTATTCAAATAGAAGTTCAGAAAGTTCTTCAACAGTAAGTTCAATTTCAATTTCGTGATCACCTTCCTCGCTACCCTCTCCAGGTTCACTCCCCGATCCAGATCCTGCCCCAGCACCACTACCAGGAAACACAGGTTTAAAATACGGTTCGTCCATTATAGGTATCCGTATTCTTACTTTATCTTCTGGGGTAGACTCAATGATATCATTGCTATTAACAATATCTTGCATTCTAGCTTTTATGATGTTTTCTAGTCTTTTTAGATATCTAATTTCGTCAATTGTTCTAGTCTTCATTGCTGACTTTATATTATCACAAAATTTTCGTTCAATTAAAGACTGTAAACTAATATTATATGAAGAAAATAAAAGAAGATCTAAAAGAAAAGCTACTCAGACTTGTTTCCCTATTTGAAGTAAGTGGGGATTGGGGTAGAGTAGCAGGAAATTTTGACGGTCAAATACTTTCATATGGCCCCCTTCAATGGAACATAGGACAAGGAACACTTCAAAGACTATTGAAAATGATAAGCAAAGAAACCTTAGAAAAATACCTAGGAAAAGGGTTTGTAGAGGCTTTATACAACGGAACACTCAAAGACTTCATTCTTAAAAATGTTCTCGTTGGAAAAGGAGTAAAAAGAGAGTGGTCAATAAAGTTTGAAAACCTAGCTAAGGAAAAAGAAACTGTAGAAGCCTTTAAAAAGGCTGCAAACAACTACTTTAGGAGGGCGCAACTTCTTTGTGAAGCATTAAATTTTGAAAGCGAAAGAGCCTTAGCCTTGTGTTTTGATGTGGCTGTTCAAAACGGCGCTCCTAGAAAGGATCACATAAACGAATACAACAAGAGAATAAAAGAACTAAACCCAAAATATGAATGGGAAAAACTAAAAGTTTTGGCTTATGTTGTTGCAGATTTAGCTAATCCCAGATGGAGAAATGATGTTTTAAGTAGAAAGCTTTCTATTGCAATAGGTGAAGGTGTTGTTCATGGACACAAGTTTAACCTAAAGAAAGACTTTGATATAGACTACAACAGAAAGTGGTACGAGGATTAATTAAATAAGCTCCAAGTCTAAAAACGCCCTGTATTTAAATCCCCTAACTTTTAAGTCCAGATTTATTTCTATAGTTTCTGTCTGTTCATTTGAAACTAAAGATGCCTTTATATCATTAATAAACTCTATTTCATCAAAAGTCTTTAAATCTTCCTCTAGGGTTCTTAAAAGAAGGTTAAGATTAGGTCTTCCTGTTCCGATGTAATCTTCTAACGATGCGCCAAATTCATTGTTTCCAGGTAAGGTTCCCTTTTTCGTTATAAGGAAAAAATAAAGTCTTTGAATAAATGCCTCTAGATTGTATACTAGAACAACATCATCGTTGTAAAAATCTATGTCCCCTTCATAATTTAGTTTAATGTCATTTGGTATGGTTTGTTCTTGATTTTTGAAGTTAAATTGATTTTTATAGTCCTGAAAAACAGATAATACATTATCTTCAATAAAACCAAAATTTTTTATTGCCAATGTATTCCAGCGTGGCATATCATTCTATAATTTCATCTAATCTAAAGAACATTTCTTCATCAATTTCAATATTAGACATTTTTAGTATGTGTACAAACTTCTTTTTCATTTCAAATCTATCTACATTAACTTTAAATTTCGGTCTTTTATTCGTTTCTAACATTATGTAATCTACCAAACTTAAAGGGAGGTTGTTTTTGTACAGAACGCCGAGAAATTTGTTGTTCCTCAACACAACAAAGTACTCTGTTGGAGATAGTTCGTAGGCAACCCTTAGCTTTGTTAAAGCTGCCTCCTCCTTTGTAAAAATACCCTCAAAATCATTTACAAAATAAATTTTATTCTCCTCAAGTTCTTTGTCTGTCGTTATAATATTTTCTCCAGAAAAGAAAAATCCTTCAAAATCGTCATTAGAGATATGAGGAATAATAATGTCGTTATAGTAAATCCACCTTCCCCTATAATACTCAAATATTAAATCTTCTCTCAACTTAAACGATTTTGAGAGGTATTGTTCTAATTTTTTATTAACTATAATGACTCTCATGGTTAATTGGTTACATTTGCTGTTCCTAATAACGCTATATACTGCTTTCCAACATACAAAGAACCTGTAGATGTATGTCCATTTACAGTAAGGTTTCCTGATATTGTTGCGTTAGCAGAAAAAGTTGCATTACCTAAAACAGATAAAGTTCCAGATATACTTGTGTTGTTATAAACACTAAGCGTGCTTTGAAGAGTTGTAGCACCAGTTACAGTTAAAGTTTGTCCTATAGATGCGGCTCCTTGAATTGTTGCATTACCTTGTACATTTATATAGCTGCCAAATGTTCCAAACCCTCCTACAGTTAAATTTCCACCAATATTCGTATTGTTAACAATAGTTGCATTGTTATTAACAGACAAATTATTTCCTATTTGGGTATTTCGTCCAACACTTAAATCTCTTCCTACACTCAAATCAATTAATATTGAACCACTAAGATTTACTGTTAGATTTCCACCTATAGTAGCGTCAGAACCTGTCGTTAAAGTCGTACCAACATCTAAATAGCTTCCAACCGATAAATTTTGTCCTATTAAACCATATCCAGAAACATTTAAGTTTCCTGTTGCTGTGATATTTTTATGCTTCCCAGCTAAATTTGGATTTTCGGAAGATGTGTAGTGTTCTACAGAAAAATCTGATTCTAGTGAAGAATATTTTTCAAAAAGAAAAGTCAAATTATAAAAAGGAACTTTATACCATTTATTATCCGCATTTCCAAAATCTAACCCCAAAATATTAAAAATTACACTTCTAATAAAGTTTAAATCATCCTTTAATGATGTAGCATTTTCTGCATCAAGAATAGCAAGTCTGTCATTATGGCTTGGTGTACTATAAACTTCTTCTTGTCCTATATAACATATTGCCATAGTTTTATATTATCAGAAAAATTAAGAAAACCGTTTACAGTTTATCAACTATCTTACAGATTAAGAATCCAGTTTGCATTAGGTATGGTGTTTGGCGGACAAACGTCAGGAAATTGATATGAAGGCAAGTTTTGTTTATCTTCATTTTGACCATATTGCACAGCATAAACGATACTTATGCCAAGTTTTATTGCTGCATGTCTTACCCTATCTCCTCCTATATCTCCTCTCATAGTTACAATTATTGGAAACATTACTGGTGGTTTGGAATCTGGTGGAGATGTTGTATATCCAGAAATGCTATTCTTTGTCGCATAAAGTGAAGCTCCCGATGGGTTATAATATAGGGTTCTAGACATATAATATTGCATAATATTGGCAAAAATAGGATCAAAAGGAAATGAACATGAAGAAGTAGCTCCGGAGAAGTAAACGCCGTCTGTCTTTGTAAAAAATGTTTTACTACCAAAATACCAATTTATCTCTAAATCAGCAAAACCCATTATATCTGTACCAATAGTATTAGTTGAATCTAATTTTTCTAAGCTTGGAGTAAGAGAATAATGATATACCCAATATCCGCCTCCACCTGTGTATATTGGATTTTGTCTAAAATATCTATCTGGAAGAACATATTCTATTCCTGCAATATAAAGATTTGAAAAAGTTTCTATAGATTCCTTTTCTTCATCTGTATAGTCATTATAGCTGGTTGTGAATTGCCGTCTTAAAGGCCAAAGTGGTATGTTTTGATAACCGGAAGAATTGTATGCTTGATTATAAAGGTAATTGTAAAAATCCCCTTCATACATTCTTACTTTTGTGTAGTTGCCAGACAATATATGTACAGAATTTGTGGATCCTCCGGTGGTTATAAAAATTGTTTTTGTTCCATTTTCATCATCTATATTTTGAAGACCATATGTTCCATGTAGGTAACTACCAAGAAAGGAATAATCTGCAGATGATGCATAACCAACCCCTCTTTGGTAGTTTGTTGTAGAAGATATACTTGACTCAGTAGATAAGTGCATTGGTGTCAGATTATAGGGCTTTGGATTCCTCCAGGCATATGCGTCTTCTATGGAATCAAACTCAAAATACCAAACTTCATATCTAAACGGCACTAAACCACGCTTGGACCTATTTGGAGCTACACTAGTGTCCCATCCGCAACACGAATAATTCTTCATGCTCCATCCGTATAAAATTAAAGCTCTGAAATATCTGAATTTGGGTTTTTGATATAAAGCTATTGTTTTTTTCGTGTATCCAACAGAACAATTTGTATTCGCACTTGCTTCGTAATAATCAATTGAATTTGACGATTCGTTATACACAACATAATTTTCTTTTGGTATTTTTTGTCCTAATGGAGGGCAAAATCCTTCAATTGAAGATGCTTTTGTTCTTAGTCTTATACATTTAGAATTAACAGGGAGATTATTCGTTGTTTGATCTACTGGAGAATCAGAAATACAAATAAAATCTTCCGCCCCAGAACTTGCTATAGTTAGATATTTCATTGCTCCTCCCCAATTTTAAATACATCTAATAAAACATCCAACACGAACAGATAAAAGGGAACTAATGCTGTCGTTTCAAATTCAAGTATAAATCCAAGGTTTTCATATTTTGATTTTATTTCGTTAAATTTAGATTCTAATTCTTCATAGTTAACATCGTATTCACTTTTTGATTCCAGAAATCTAACAATTAATTTTTCTACGACTTTTATTGCTAAAGTTATAACTATTAGTTGAAATTCCTCAACAATATTATCCTCAGGAGGGGGGTTAAAAAGTAGTCTTTCAAAGATATTTTCTTCAGAAAACTCAAAGTTTTTGTTTTGGAAACTTACAACAAGGTTTGACTTATGAAGGCCAAGATTAAAAAGCTTTTCAAAATCAATATAAAACCTGACCTTTCTATCAGGTATATAGGTAATTTTTATTTCAGGTAAAATAACTTCTCTCATTCTTTCATTTTATTGCGTATTTGTTAATTGATCTAAAAAGGTTTTTATACTCATATATCCAAGATAAACTCCGACTGTGTTCAAATTATCATCCCTAACTAAAAGAACCGGAGTTATATATGGATACTTTGCTAGTTCTTGATTGTTGTTTTTTAGCCATTCTCTTACATATACATACTCTTTGTTGAAAAGAATTCTATCTTCTTCAACAAACAGTCTTACGACACCTAAAGTATCTAAAACATTACCATATTCATTTAACAGTTGTTGACAAAAACTACATGTATTAGACAAAAATGCAAGCATTTTTGCCTGTCTTACCTCTTGAAATTTTTGTCTTGTGTTGTTTCTGTCCATATATCCTCAAAAAGATTATATCATATTTGCTACAGTCTTTACTAAATATCTAAGAGAATACTCTTTAATCTGCTCATCAAGTAGTTTCAGTTCTTTGGTTGTCCAATAATCCTTCTGTGAAACTAAAGATATAATTTCATTTATAGGCAAATATATAGCATCAAAATCATATCTTCCTTCTAGGTTTAATGACTTTCCCAAAAACTTTTTCAGTTTTAAAAATTCCTTCTTGGTTGTTGGAAAAAAATCCTTTTTGTTGGAAAGTGTAAAGTTTGTTTGTATTAAAGAAGACAAAATATCTTCTGTTTTTACCTTTTTAGGCATCGGAGCCTCCTAAAAAGCGTTCATAGAGTTCTTTGTAAATAACATTTGTTAGCGATATTGTTAATAGCAAAGAAATTGCAGAAATTTTCAAGGAAATTAAAAAGACAAAAGCAGCAAGGATTACAGCACTTACAACAGGGGTAAAAGAAAAAAGTCCATTTTCTCTAATTCTTGAAAAAAGGACGCTTGTATCAAAATTATACAAAAATCCAATTGTTCCTAAAATTGCAAACAAAAGCTTATCAGTTATTTCAGGACGAACAATCACAACAATAAGCGCCGCTACCCAAAAACCTACACACGCATAACAATAGTAATATTCTTGAAAAATGCCCTTAAAGATACGAAATTTGGGTATATACTTTAGGTATCGTATATAAACATGAGAAATTAAGAAGGTTAGTAAAGAGGTTTTGAAAAACAAAACAATGTCCATACTAACCCCCCAAAAGCTCCAATGCCTTTCTATAGTCCTCTTCTTCTAAAGAATCCTTAACACTTTCTATTAGTGTTCTTGCGTAATTTTTATCTTTTGTTACTAAAATACCGTTGGAATACAATTTGCAGCTATCATTTTCGCAAACAAGTGTATATTCGTCAGAAAATTTACAAGAACATGTTTTTTTCGTTTTAAAAGAGAAGGTTGTTGTCATTGCACCTCCTTCTTCTTTACAATTGCGTGTATGTTATCAAGTGATATTATTAAAAATTCTTCGTTTGGTTTTTGATTTTCAAGCTTAATGATATTGTATGTCATTTTTGCATTAAATATTACAGTATCTCCTACCGAAATATGTTTTACAAGTTCTTCGTATTCTTTATGAGATTCTGTAATTAGAAAGGGTAAAGATACAACTTCTCCAAAATTTACAGCCTTTTCTTCTTCCACAACAACTAATCCAGTATCAGTATACTTCTCTCCACTCTTTTGAACCCTAACAATTAGCGAGTTGACTGTAAGAACTTTATCCTTGTTCATTGCCGCTTACCAAAAAGCCGCTCTTTAGTTTTTCCTGCTCTACTAGCTTCTTTAATTCTTCTTCGTCAATGTTTTCTAAAACAACAAAATCCAGAGGAATTGGTTGTGGCTGAATGTTTACTTGATATTTCCTCAAAAATTCGGAAAGCATTTTTTGTGCTTCTTTTTCGTCCATTTCCTTTAATTCTTTCCCGTATTCCTTCTTAACATATGAGTCAAGAAGATTGTGAAGTATTACCTCCTGCAACAACGAACCAGCCTGAGAATAAAGCTCCATTTTTTGAGGCGTAACAAGCATAAACATTATAAAGTATGGTTCAAGTGGTTCATTTGTTTCCACAACGCTTTTCTTTGTAACAACAGAAACAATTCCCAAAAAATTAGGAAGATACTTAAGCTCCTTCTTGCTTAGTGGCTTTCCATCCTGATCTACTAACATGTTTTCTCTCCTTTAGTTACCTTCTTGGCTTGTTTCGTTGGCTTGTGTTTCTTCTTGAATCTTCTTTACAGCATCTAAAACACCCTCCAAATAAATTGCCCGTTCTCTTAACATTTTCCTTCTAGCTTCTAGTTCTTGTATCTTTTGTCCAAGAGAGGCATATTCGCTTTCGATCATTTCTCTTTCCTTTCTAAGTTCTTCCACCCAGGAAAGGTTCATGTACACCTCCAACCTAAATATACCACAAAAGCCTCAGCCACACTTAGAATACCCGCAAGACAAGCATGTAAAGCATCCTTCTTCAACTTTTACGCTATTGCTTCCACATGAGGGACAAGTTATAGAAGAGGTCTTAACTTCAATTTTTGTTTCATCATTATATTTTTCTTCTGGTTTTTCATCTAAATTATTTCCTTGGGAAATTTTTTTAAGCGTTTCTTCATCTTTGTAGTATGTCAAAACTTTTGCTATTAAATCAGGAATACTTTTAATGAATTTAGATTTCTTCATTCCAGGAAACTTTACCAAATAAGTTTCTCCAGAATCAAGGTTATCTAAGTGCTTGATAATCTTTTCTATTGGAATTCTATATTTTAATTGATTGCTTACCATTCTAGCGATCGCTTGTATATAAGCATTAGTTGAAGACGATGTTGAGGAGCTGTTAACAAAAAGCTCTAAAAGATTTCCTTGCTCATCAAAATTTAAGGTGAAATAGAGAGAGTGATCGTTGTATGAAATTTTTATTGTATAACCATGAACCACTTGATTTCTAATAAGGGGTTTTTGTTTATCATCTTCTTTGTTTTCTAGAAGACGAAATCCGATTATCTTTCCCTTTATCTCTACCATGTAGGCCTCCTTTTACATGCGCCCGTAAATGCCTTCTTTTAATGCCTCGTAAAGATTGGCTGCCACATGTTCTTCACCATCATAAACAACAATATCTGAACCTTTTACAACATATTTCTCCCCAGTATCTGTTTCAAATTCAATTAACAGGTTCTCTAAGTCATCTTTCTTTACAAGAACGCCTACAGAAAACTTGGGGTTAAATCTGAATGTGGTAAATCCTTTAAGGCCCAATTCATATGCCTTAATATAAGCTTCTTTAAACATCTCAAATGGATAATCAGTAGGAACATTGCAGGTCTTTGAAATTGCGCTATCAACATATTTCTGTGCGCTAGCTTGCATCCTTATATGTTCATCTACAGTAATATCGTTTGTAGTAACAAAATATTCATTGTAATTTGTGTGTCCAAAGTAATTCTTAAAAAGGATTGCAGCAAATGAATAGACCTCTTCTTGAGTTTTTGTTTTTTTGCCAGGCAATCTAATGTTCCTCATGTAAGACAAAGCAAAAGTAGGCTCAATTCCGTTAGCTACATTGTTTCCGAATGTTAAAGAAATTGTTCCAGTTGGAGCAATAGAGATTGCGTGAGAATATCTAAGTGGTAGTTTATAAAAGTCTTCTCCGTAAATCTCTTCAAGCTTCTCTTTTAAATGACCAAACACATCTACCCATTCTTTTAGTGTAACGCCAACGGGAGCAGGACCATAAATATCGGCCATTCTAACATTTTCTACTGCAGAAGCAAGTTGTATCGTATACATTATTTTTTCTAAAAACTTTGCAGCTTCCTCAGAACCGTATCTAAGTCCAACCATTATTAATGTGTCTGCAATACCAGAAATTCCAAGCCCATGCCTTCTCTTAGTAAAAGCGGCCTCTTTTAATTGAACTAGCGGAAGATTTGTTATGTCATTAACAAAATCAAGAAATCTATTCATTAACCTGGAAACCTCAAAAAGTTTGTCAAAATCAAAATTTTCTTCTGGTTTCAAATCATAATTAAAGGGCTCCTTAACAAACCTGTGAAGGAAAATAGAACCTAAATTGCAAGAACCGTATGGTGGCAAAGGCTGTTCTCCACATGGATTTGTTGCCCTAATGTATTCCTTTCCCTTCAAAACATTTTTGTTGTTTACATTATCAATAAAAATAATTCCTGGTTCTGCATAGTCGTAGGTAGATTGCATTACGATATCATAAATTTCCCTAGCTCTTACTCTCTTAAATACTTCTTTTTTGTAAATTCTATACTTATCTTTACCAAAATTTTCATATTTCATTACTTGATGATCTTCACCAAAAGCAAAATAGTCGTATTCTTCGTACTCATAAGGAAGTTTGCCATTTTCAACAATTACTACTTCTTTATCTCCAATAAAGAAAACATTGTTACCATTTTTTTCAATAACCTCACTAGGAGTAAATGTCATCTCAAAAGTCCAGAACCATTGCTCAAATTCTTCGTCATTTTTAACTTTTTCCATTAGTGAATTGGGGAAAAGAAGAGAAATGTTGAAATATCTAAGAACCCCATCATTTCTTTTTGCCATAAATAGATCAATGCTTTCTGGATGTCTTACATCAATAACAAGCATTTGTGCTCCTCTTCTTCCACCAGCAGACATAATAGTTGAACACATTTTGTCAAAAATTTCAGCAAATGAAACTACACCAGAAGTTTCTGCACCAGCACCGTGAACAAAAGCGCCCTTAGGACGAATAGAGGAAAAATCGTATCCTGTTCCCGCACCAGCCTTTAAGGTAAGACTAGCTTCAGTTAGTGTTTCCATTATTCCATGCATGCTATCAGGAATTTGCCTCATTACTGTACAGTTTATTAGTGTCGTGTAAGTCTTATATAACTTAGAACCAGCGTTTGACATTACTCTACCCGCACCAGTAGATCTTCCAGTTGCCAAAATGTAAAAGAAGGAAAGAAAATCGTCAACAAAAGTCTTAAATGCATCTAAACCATACTTTTCTAATCTTTTTGAGTATCTAGCATTAACTAATGCTACAGCTAGTGCTACACGAACAAATGTGTGGTATGGCGTTAAATCAACTAGCTCATTTTTGTTTTTTCCATCCTTCAGTTGGTATTTTTGTTTGTAGATTTCGCTAGAAATGTTTTGAACAAAAAACCCGTCAATCAAATCTTCTTTCTTTACTTTGTAGAAAGAAGAAAGCTCATCTTTAATTTCTTCAATTAATCCTAGTTTTTCAAGTTCAGTAAATACATTGTTAATTTCTTCTTTTGTTAGCGCATTTTCTGGTTCTCCATATTCCAAAAATTTCTCAAAAGTATCAACATCCTCTTCAAAATTACTCTTTATCTTATCAAAAAGAACCCTTAAGGCTTCAGATCCGTAAAGCTCTTCCTTGTATCTTGCTAGGTCAGTCATGGCTTCTATGATAACACAAGAAGAGAAAGAAGTCAACGCTTGAGTCTACACAACATTTGATTTAAAGAAATACAGGAAAATGCCGTATGCATCCAATATATCCATACTTTTGATATCACTAATTTCTATGTGCAATTCCTTTTCAATCAATTTTACCAACCTTTCTTTGTACTCTGCTTTTTTTAAAGCGGCATTTCCTAGTAGTTTTCTTTTCCATACAGACGCTGTTATAAAGTGAATATTTTTTGGTTTAACTAAAACTTCACTTAAAGAAAAGCTATAATTCATTCTTACTATTGTCATTAATTCCTTATTCTTAAAACCCCCTTTTCTATAACCAAGAACATCTGCTTCTAAAAATGCCTTATCAAACTTTTTATACTTTTCTTTTATTTTTTGAAATGTCTTTTTTATAAATTTTTTGTGTGCAACAATAGCTTCAAAGTTTTCTACATTAAATTCTTTGTCATACTTAATTAAAAAATGCTCTATCGGTTGTTTGCCTTTTGTTATTAAAACACCAGATTTTCTTAAGGCTACGTCTATGTAGATGTTGAAAGTATCCTTCATTTGTTTTTATGTTATCACGGAAAAGTTAACGGTATATAAAATCTTATAAGGGGAAAGTTTAAAACTCTGTGTGTTTCTGGTATTTTGTGCCATGGTTCATCAGTTTCCCAAAAGTCTTTCATAAATGGATATGTTATGGGTAATATAAACCCATAAGACCTATATTGCCAAATATGCGCCAATTCGTGTTCCAATGTATTTTCACAACCTTTTTCTTTATTGTTTGGATCAATAATCACAAACGCTCCATAAGATATTCCGCAAAGATTTCCGTTTAAAGAAGAAAAGTAAATAGGCACATAATCAAATGAAACTTCAACTATTGGCGTATTTTCTGGTAGTGTAAATTTAAAAGCTACTTGCCAAGCGATATCCTCTGTAGCTGGTTTACCATTTGTAAAAGAAACTATAAGCAAGATTAATTTTATAACATCAATATACATACACTTATTTTAAATAAACAAAATAAATCTTATTCTTGAAAGATTTCCACAATTATACCAGCTTCATTAAACATGTTTTTTGAGGCTTCAACTGATTCTTTCCAATTATCATCTACTATTCCCGTAGTTATTACCTTCTTTATACCAGACTGAATTATTGCTTTGGCACACTCATTGCAAGGAAAATAAGGATAAACATAAATTGTTGTTCCCTCTATATCTCTTTTAGCATTTAAAATAGCATTCAACTCTGCATGAACAACATATTTGAGTTTTTCTTTTCTGTTATTTAATCTTTCTTCTAAATCCAAAACTTTTCTTGGGAAGCCATTATATCCCATAGAAACAATTCTTCTTTCATTATCAACAATTACAGCACCTACTTTTGTTCTTGGATCCTTCGAATATTGAGCAATTGTTTTTGCTAATTCAATGAATCTTTTATGCCACTTGTCCATTCTCACTTAAAATAACAGATTCAACAAAAAATTCCGCATCTTTTGTCAGTTTTGAGTGATTTATCTTTACTCTATAAGTTTTTACTCTTCTCGTTTTAAATTTTTTTCCATCGATTTCTACAGAACCGCTCATAAAAAATTCATTTGTTGGTTCAACTTTACCAATTGCTCCATTTTTTGCAAAAACATCATTCGCCAAACTAATTGTTAAACTCTCTAAATCAGAATCATTGACAAACTCATTAACCACCTTCTCTATAACCTTGTAAAAACCCCTTCCCCTCTTTTCTAGTATGTAAACTGCTCCTAGCATGTTTCTCCCTTGTTCAATATTACCATAAAACAGCATAGCTGTCAATACGCACCGGGAAAAATAAAACTCTTCTCTACATTTAAATAAAATAAATAAAGGTGGTAATCATGGTAGCTATATTAAAAATAATCTCATTCCTAAACCTAGTTGTTCAATACCTCCCTACAGTTATAAAAGTGGTCCAAAAGGTAGAAAGTCTATATAAAGAAAAAGACGGGAAAGAAAAGAAGAGAATTGCAATGGATCTTCTTGATGAAGCGCTAAACATAACTTCATTAAGCGAGGAAAAGCAAAAGGAAATTGTTAATTTTGTTTCTGGTCTTATTGATGCTGTAGTTTCCTTCTTGAACCTTAAGAATGCGTGGGAAAATGAAAAGCAAAAATGAATCAAGAAAACACTATAATAAGAATAACTTTATTAACAATTACCTCCGTTACTGCACTAGCACTCTTAATACGCAGTTTATTAACGGGAGAGGATATACCTCAAGGTTGGGCATTTTTAATAGGCTCAGCCTGGGGTGCCCTATTAGGTATAGGTGAACTCGCACACAGATTAAAAGGAAATTCCTATAATGTCAACGAAAAAGAGAACGATGATGATAAAAAAGATAGGACGGGGGTAAAGAACGACAATGGAACTAAATAGCGACATAGTGAGGCTCTTTGTTAATTTCTTGGGAATGATAATAACTTCCTGGGCTACATTTTCACTAGTAGTGTTAATAGGAAGCTTCATAATTAAACAAAAGCCGAGTTTTCGTGATATTTCTTGGGGAGTAGCTGGATTTCTGTGGATTATATCTAATCTATTTGAAGACTTGATTGGCAGAAAATTGGATTTGTTAGAAGTTTTTATAGTAGCATCGTTTGAAATATCCCTAATGCCCTTCTGGAATTTTTGGTTAAGAAACTATTTTAAATAACCCTGTTAAAGCATTCATCGCAAATATAAGGATCCTTAGTAAAATCAACAATTATCTTCTCATTTAGATTTACCATGTATCTATTAATCTCGTTTTCTTTACCGCAAGAATTGCAATATACCGATATTTTCTCTCCTACCTCAACATCAACTGGAGTTATAATTCCGGGAACAACTTTTGGACCAGCTTGTTCCATTATTTCTTTTATTTTTGGAAGTGCATCAAAAATAAATTCTTTCTTGATTTCAAAGAAAATGCTGTCATGAACTGTTAAAGTCATATATCCATACCCTGTCATTGACAGGTATTCTAAGAGATCAACCATAGCTGTTTTTGTAATTGATGCAGAAGTAGCTTGAATCGGGTGATTTTGTCCTTCTCTCGCAATCTTAGCCAATTTCTTTGTTTTTTCGTAAGCAGAAATTGCTAGCTGTAGCATTTGTTCATCCATTCCAAAAATTTTTGCAGCGTCTTTAAAGCTATTTTTCTCTAAAACCTCCTTTATAAACTCATCTTTAGAAATTCCAGAAGGTAATCTAAACATAAGTATCTTTAAAGCTCCTTTTTCATCTTCGCTAATATAGATTTTCTTGTAGTTTCTTACTCTACCCAACGCATCTCTAGTAATGCCGTTTTGCGCACTCTTTGCGCTTTTTTCTAGAAACTCTTTAACTTTAGGAAAGCTATTGAAAAAACCTTCAATAGCTTCCTCTGCTTCCGCCAAACTAGAGAACATGCCACGCACAACCAACCCATAAGCTGAGGAACCATAAGGAATGGCGAATGAAACTGTTTTTGCTTTCTTCCTTAGTTCTGGTGGAACAGGTTGATCTGGGGGAATTTTGTAAATCTTTCTAGCATTTTCGCTGTGCATGTCTTTAGAATTACAGCTGTCAATCATGGCCTCATCTCCAGATAGATAAGCTAAGATTCTCAGCTCAACTTGAGAATAATCAGCAAAAACAGGAACATATCCTTCTTCTGCTGTTATGTATCTCTTAAACCAAGAGGGAACATTTTGGAGGTTGGGGTTACTAGAACTAATTCTTCCAGTTGCAGTCTTCGTTTGTGAGTAATCGGACATTAACCTATTGTTTTCTGTTAGTTTTTCTAAGTATTCTTTTGAGTAGGTTGTTACTAACTTTGCTTTCTTTTTGTATTCCACATACTTTTTTATTGTCGGATCTTCAATTTTCTCAAGGGTTAGCTTAGAAACATTTGGCAATCCAAAAATTTTTGCCATTTGTAAAGGTGAGTTTAGATTTATTTTTTCATATTCTGCATCTTCAAACAATCCGACCATCATTTTTTCACTTTGTTTAGAAACAAATTTTTCATATATTTCCTTTTTAAGTTCTTTTTCTAGCTCTAAAAGCTCTTGATTTTCTTTTTCCATTTTTTTCTTCCAACCTTCTTTATCAATTTTCACCCCTGTTAACTCTAACATTACTAACACAGGCAAAAACTTCATTTCTAACATAAACACATTTTCAATGTTCAATGCCTTTATTTTTTTCCATAACTCTATTGACAAATCTTTAAGATATTTAACATCGTTAATTGCATATTCCTTTTGGGCTTCACTAAGCTCACCTCCCCAATTGCTGTTTTGAACATCTTTTGGTAAGAAAATGTTTAGTTCTCTCTTTAAGACAGCCTGCAGACTGTGAGAAAACTTGGTAGCTTTTGTTCTTTTCTTGCCAAACACATCAAATATAGCTACTTCTTCTGTAGTCAAATCGTCTTTAAGTGCTTCTAAAACTTCAGAAATTTCATCTGGTTCATCTAACCCAGCATAAATCATTTGTGATGCAATCATCGTATCAAATATTGGTTCTGGATATATGTTGTTCATGTAGAAAAACTTTAAATCAAATTTTAAGTTGTGTCCAACTTTTAAAACATCTTTATCGCTAAGTACCTTCAATGCTTCCTCAAAATTCTTTTCCCAAGGTCTGTATAAAACAATGTTATTTCTGTCATAGGCAATCTGAACTAACGCTATTTTTCCTGAGTAAGGATCAAGTGAACCTCCTTTTTTTCCATCCCAAGTTTCTATATCAATTCCAACAATTTTTTTGTATCCCAAAAGGTCTTTGTCCATGCTACTCATGGTAGCACCTCAGCTCTTTCGTGTCAAGTGAAAAAGCCTTTTCCATTGTATACAATTAAACCGTGCCTGTAACACTTGCCAACACAATGACACAATTTACTATAGACTTTTCTAATTGCACCTGTTCATCAGAACTATTTAAGGTAACCTTCGAACAAAACAAAAAGGGTATTTCGGTAAAGATAAAAAACCAAACTTCCAGCGTTTTAAATTTAGTTATCGAAGCTTATCTAATCTCAACACAAAAATACTTAGCAAAAAGTGTAAGCATACAAGCTAATGAAGAATCTTTGTCCTTTTTTCCTGTGCCTGGTGTAGATGATGTAATTTTTGCAATATACGAAAAAACTGATGACTGCACTATGGTATTTGATGAACAAACAAAGGTTCTAACTTTTACTCCTACAAAATCTGGTGTTGGTGCTTTGTGCTTTTTATCTGGAGATGATGTTTCATTAAAAGTATTCATTAAAGGAAATCAGGTTCCAGTATCCACGTCCTTTGAAGACACCTATTCTGTTTTCAACATTAATTGCTTCTGTGTAAAAATGCAACAATAACTTTAAGGGGGCATATGGAGCTTAAAATATTAAAAGTAAACACCAAAATAAATTGGGAAGAGGTTTTCCAGGGTTTCAATAAGGACTTTATTGAGAATGTAAAAAAGATGGTTTCAAATTTAAAAAGTTTAGGAACAAAGGATATCAGATTTTTTAATATCCCTTCGGCATCTTCGCTTAAAGACATTAGCCAAAGCTTTGAAAGCAAGGTTATAAGCGAAAATTCTTTATTTTTTAAAGAAAAAATGAATATTACAGCTTCCGATTTGAATAAAAAATTTTTAACTTTATATTTACAGTTTGAACCACAGTATATAGAAGCTGTAAATATAGACATATACTTAAACAAAAAGAAAATAGGGAATGTAAGCTTTTCTATAAAAAATTCAGTTATAAAGTACCCAAAAGTTCCTTCATTGAGCAAAAAACTTTCAGATTTGTTTTTGCAACCCGAATATTTTGAGGGGGCAAATTTTATAAGTGGAGGCAATGGCTTAGAAGAATTTTTGTTTACGATAATTGAGTTTCCTGGCTTGCAAGTAATTGAACCAATAGTTAAGATTCTTTTTTCCCGCCATAAACCAATAGATGAAAGTGGAGAAGTAGAGATTGTTGGAGAGCTAAAGACTCTAAGTAATTTCGATAATTCAAAGTTTAAATTTGCTATCTCAGAAGAACCAGAGTATCACACGCCATATGTATATCGCATTAACAAATATGTAAGCTGATATTATGGAACTAAAGAAACTAATTAAAGAAATCGACAATTCTCAATTAGACCCTCAATTAATCCTAAAAAAGAGAGCGTTTTCTATAGAACAGCTAAAAGATTATTTTCTGAATTCACTAATAAAATTAACCGAAAATAAGAACGCCTATTTGTTTACAAAGGAAAAAACAACATTCGATATAGAAATAAATAGCATTGGAAACGATTGGAACTACACGATATATGTAGATAAGAAATTTAAAAAACTTGTAAAAGTAGGCAACTTAGTACTAGACTACCAGTTTTTGGGAAACCAAGTAAAAATCTGGATAAGTAATAGTTTATATAACTACCTAGATAAAGTTCAGGTATTTGTGAGAACAGATATTGAATATCTTCAATTCGAAAAACTTAAAAGTGAAGGAATAAATGATTATAACACATGGAAATTTGAAGGGCCAATATACGGAAATCCCTCTGAGAATTATGTAGTAATCAAATTTTTACTAACCAATGGTTCAAAGCTTTTTGTGAATTTACCAGTAAATTACAATCTTTACTATCCGTTTGGTGTAGATTATAAAGTTGAAATTTACAAAATAACTGATATACCATACCTAGTAGACACTATATATCCTTCTTTCTCTTTAGAAAACAATTTCTTCGTTTACTCCGGCTCGATAAGTAAAACAAACGAAAAAGAAGTATTAGCGATAAAAATAAAAATAGACGATGAAGAAGATTTTATATACTGGAAAACTTATCTTCCTGTAAGCTATAAAGATTTTCCGTTTTTAAGAACATATATTTACGATTTAGCACTTTCTATACTAACATTTGTTTCAGAGTTTAGGTTAAGCTCAAAGGATTATATAAAAAGTCTAATTGTAAAGATGTTTAATTCCTCCAAAAACCTTCTTAACTCAAAAAATTCTTTCAATTTTAGTTATCCATCGTACGGATTCTTTTCTGACGAATACATAAGAAACGGTAGTGTAGCTTGGCTTCTAGAAGCGCTTGCAAAGGCATACAAATATATTCCTGAACTTCAAACATTAGAAAATAAAAACTTTATAAAATCCATAGCAGATTATTTGATAGGAGAAATACAATCTAACGGTTTAGTAAGAGGAGGTTACGGAATTTATGACGCTCAATATAACTTTGACGCTTCCTATGTCGTACCATGGTACAGTACAGAACACAACATAGACAGCTACTTTGCGTTAAAAAGCGTATATGATATAACAAACGAGTCTATTTACAACACAAAGGCAGAACAGATAAAAAACTCTATCATAAACAACATTTATGACGGCGAAAAATTAACACAAGGATATCAAGATACAGCGGGAGCATTAGATATTTATACCTGGGGCACGATATTTCTTTATAAAATAGAGTTTGATATAAACAAAGTATTTAAAAACTACCAATATTTAGACCAATTCTTTAAAATAAGGCCAACAAACACTTCCTTCATACCAAATTTATACAAACCTTACTCCAATGAATTTGGTTATCCAGGCGCAAAAAACCTCCTCTGGTTTGAAGGCTATTTTCAAGCGCTTTACGCAAAGTATTTAGTCTTTAAAAATGAACTTGAGTTAAGGGAAGATAAAAACAAAATCCAAAATTTTATTTTAAAAGAATTACTTCCTTATGCAGTTGGTTATGACGATATATATGAAATAGGTGAGTATCCTAGCATAGCCTCAATAAGTTGGTTCTTGTTCTTCTACTACTTGTATTACCACAACCTAGAGTCTTTCTGGTATTAAACTTCTAGCTGTTCAAAAATTAAATCCCTAGGAAGCAATTTATAACAGAAATAGCTGGTGTTAAACCAAACGCCAGTTTTTGTTGTCGACATAAATTCTATTCTCCTATCAAAAACAATAAGCTGAAGTCCATATTTTCTAAACAATTCTCCTCTTTTCTTTCCTTCTAGCGAAGTTATTGGCAGTAAAAACGCAAAGGGTTTTCCAAGACTATAAGCCCTCTTCAAAATTTCAGTTTTTACACTAAACGGTGGATTAGAAACGATAACATCATAATTCTCTGGTTCGTAGAAAAAGAAATCTTGTCCCATACTTATATGCGAATAAACAACCTTATAACCGTTCTCCATAAAAACTTTAACATAATTTGATTCTTCAGTATCAAAAGGACACCATATAACTTTATCTTTTGGTATGTATTTTAAAAGCGGTTCAACTGCAAAGCGAGGAGTGTGAAATTCATCATCTTTTTCTTTCTTTACATGCTCTACAAGCGCCTTTTTCATGTGCCTTCCTCCCTACCCTGCTGTCTTAAACGCTATTCAAATTCAACAGAAGAAACTTATTTTCTCTTAAATATTCAAAGTTCGCCCTAGAAAAGTAAAATTCTCCCACTTCACGAATTTTGTTCTTAATTGCTTCAAAAGCAAACTTCATATCTTTAGATATCTTGTAGACAAAAGAAGCTGCACTCAAAATACAAACCTCATAAATTGAGCCTATAGAAATCTTTTCTCCATCAATATTCAAGTATCTGCCTTTTGCAATTCTTCTTATGATTCCTAGATTGCTCAACATCTTTAGCGCAAACGAAACATCTCTTTTGCTCATATTTAGGTTTTTTGACAGAGAATTGTATCCAAGAACCACACGACTGCCGTATTTGCTCGTCAGTTTAGATATAAAATTGGCAACCTTTAGAACTCTTTTATCGTTTGTTTCTTTAGAAATCCTTGACATAACAACATCTCCTAAAGCAGCATATTCAATGCTTTTTCTCACAACAAAGTTGCCCAAACTAGGAAACATCGTAAGAAGTTGTTTAAAATACAACTTTTTTCCTTCACGCTTTCTAGCTAAAGCACGAATAATAAGCTCAATTCTTTTATCTCTTTCATCATCTCTTTCAATCAAAGGCCATAAAAGATTCTTTATTTCCTCAAAACTTTTGCCCATAAAAGCTAGAAATCCAGACAACTCAAAAATCAAATCGTTTCTTCTACCTCTAACATAATCCTTTTCTGCTATCTTTTGAACAATCTCTCTAAAAACATCTTCTAACTCCTCTCCAACGCTAACAACATCAATCTCTTCACTCTTTGAACTTAAAGCCTCTTTCACATAAGAATTTAGGCCAAAAAAGTCCTTGTGTGTTTTTAAAATTTCCTCAAAGGTTTTCTTGGTGTTAGAAAACGGCTTTTTGAAAAACCTATAAAAGAACCTTAACTTCTTCTTAAAATCGCTATTTGAAAACAAGAGTCCTTTTCTTCCATAAACCTCATCAAATATCAGCGTTATAGAACGACCATTAGGAAACACCTCTACGCTATCCCTCCAAAAACCAATAGCTACACTCTCTATGAACTTCAAGAATATTTTACTCTCATCAAACTTTATTCCAGAGTTGAAAGGAATCAAAACATGAATTCTTCCACCGATACTTTTTTCAGCGTAAGCTTTAAGGTTGTAAACCTCAAACAAGTAGTTAAGAAAAAGCAATACTTTATTTTCTTCCCATTCTTGATCAACATCAATAACGATTAATCTAAAGTAGTTTCCACTCAGTAAGCTAAATGAGTAGAATTTACTACCAGATAAGAAAGACTTAATTTCACTAATTCCAAAAGTATCCAAAGGAGAGTAGACTTTATCTACGCCAACTAGGTGAGTAAAAGACCCAAGGTCTTCTGTAATCTTCTCTAGTAGTCCCACAATAGGACTATACCACAAGCCTGTTTGGTGTGTCAATACTAGACTTTCCAGACTCTGTTAATAGTGTACCAACCCTTCTGTAGGGTCTTTTTTGAGGTGTCTTTTCTAGGGTCTTGACTTTTCTTTGTTCTTGGGGTACGATTGAAGCATGAGCGCTTTACCTAAGGCTGTAAGTTTTGTAGTACACCCGAATTGTGTGTTTATTGAGTATTCCTCACCTCTTGCTAAGAGGTGGATTTACGAATCCTTGATTGAAAATAGGTTTTCTCCAGAAAGTATGTTTTTGTTTAAGGAGGAAAATGGTAGAGATAAGGGACTTGTTGTTGTTCCTTCATCTGTTGCTTACCTGATGGGAATAAGGACATTTTCTCAAAGTTTTAAACCAAAGAATCGCAAGCTTAATTTGATAGAAAAAGTAGATCCTTTTTATTGGCAGAGAAGGGCCATAGAAAAAATTATTTCTGAGAGAAAAAGAAATGGATTAATAAAAGCTCCTACTGGTTCAGGTAAGACTGTTTTTGCTTTGCTTTTGGCTAATAGGTTAGGTAGTCCTTCTGTAATTGTAGTTGACAGAGAGGTGTTAATTGACCAATGGGTACATAAGATTAATGAAGTTTTTGAAAAATCGGAGGTTATAGTTTTGGATAGAAAAAATGTTGAGGATATCTTAGACAACGAATATGATTTTGCAGTTACTACAGTTCAGTTTCTTAATTCTCTAATGAAAAAAGATTTCAAAAAGTATTTTGATATTTTTGACAAATCAAACTTTAATATGGTCATTTATGATGAAGCTCACACTACTAGTGCAGCAATTGCTTTCGGTAAAAGCGTAGCTTTATTTGGAAGATTTGAATACATATTTGGCGTTACTGCTACACCTTATATTTCTAACTTTCCTTTACACTTTTACACGATAGGTAGTGTAATAATAGATGCCGAAAAATTAGGTTACAAAAACGACTTAAAAGACAAACTTTCAATTGAGGTTGTGAAAGATTCCTTTATAAACAAATTGAAGATTTGGAATGGAATGGATAGAACATTATTGTTAGCTCAATATCAGACGCAACTAGAGTCCTCAGAAAGATTTAGGGATCGATTTGTTAATATCATTAACAAGAAGTTGTCTGAAGGAAGAAGAGTACTTGTTGTAGTTTCTCGCTTGGAAACCATAGACTACCTTGCTAAGGTTTTTAAAAATGCGAAAATACTTACATCAAAAAGAAAGGATACTCTTGATGAAAATGAAAATCTAATTATAGCAACATATGGCGTTGTGTCTAAAGGATTTGATTATCCTTCTTTAGATACGCTGATAACTTCTGTTTTAATTTACGGCAAAGTTTCTTCTGTTCAGCTTGTTGGCAGAATTTTAAGAAAAACCAAAAACAAAAAAGAACCACAAGCTATTTTTGTAGTGGACAAATCAATGGAGAACATTCTTGATGTTGACATTAAAAGAGAACTTGAGTTTAAGATAGATGTATATTCATGATATGTTTGAAAAACAGCACATTAGGGAGGATACAGATGACCGTTGAAGAAGTTTTAAAGTTTAAGGAAGAAAACAACAAGCCGCCAAGAGCAAAATCTGTTTATGACGTTCTTAGATTAGTGGAAGAATACTTAGTCTACATGACAAAAAATGGAGGAAGGGTTAACTTTAATTTTTCCTTAGAGTATTCAAAAGAAAAAGGAAATTATTTAAGACTCTCTTCTTCTGGTAAGTGTCCTAGGGCAATAGCTTATTCTGTAATATATCAATTTGAAGAACATGGAGAAATTAAAGACTTATCTCCAAGAGCTGTAAGTATTTTTCAAATGGGCCATGCTTTGCACGAATTAGAGCGTGCACTTATTTCTGAGATTAATGAACTTGTAAGCGTTGAAGATACAGTATATCTTGAGGTTGACGATTATAAAATACCAGGACATATAGACGGAGTTCTAAAATTAGAGGATCGTGATGTAATTATAGACATAAAAACTGTAAACGAAAAGACTTTTAACGAATTCAAAAAAGAGCCAAGAGAAGATTATGTTAAGCAACTTAACGCTTACATGTATGCTACAGGCATAAAAGAAGCTTATCTTTGGGTTTACAACAAAAATACAAGCAACAGAATGATTGTTCCAATTCTGTACTCTGAAAAGGTTGTAGAAGAAGTTATAGACAACTTTAGAAAGGCTATAAGAGGTATTAAAGGTGAGCTACCTGAGCGTCCTTATCAATATAGAATTGAAGACCTTGGAAATGGTTTAGTAGTGAAGACCTTACCTTGGCAATGTTCTTATTGCGCTTTTACACGAATTTGTTGGCCCGATTTCAAACTCTTGACAGACGGGGGCAAGGTGAGGTATATTAAGGTTGAGGAGGATGAAAGTGCTACACAAAAAGATTCTGAACTGTGGTTCTGAAAACCAAAGGCCTCAAAGTGTAATTTATGATAACTTTGTTGAGATTAACTTTAGTGCAGACATAGATGAATTTTCTGTTAATGAGTTTGTTGATAGTATTTATTTTGTTTCTCATGAGCTTTCCAAGTTTGAAGTAGTTAAAGGAGATGAGTTTGGAATTGGACTAAATAAGATTCCAATTATTGTACAGTTTTCAACCTTTGGCGGAGATGTGATGCAAGCTATGAGAGTAATCAATTTAATTAAGGGGTTTGAAAGAGATGTAATTTTTGTAGCTAATTCTATTATTGCAAGTGCTGGTGTTTACATTTTTCTTTCCGCTAAAGAGTCTAATAGGTTTGTTACATCTAACTCGTTCTTTATTATGCATGATTTTCTTGTAAATCATCCTCAACCCATTGGTTCAAAAGATATTGTTGAAAATTTGGATAAACAATACAAAGTATTGAAGACTATCTTTGAAAACGAGTTTATAAAGAAGATTGGGCTCAAAAAGAAGGTAATTGGAAAAGGAGCGCATAAAGATATTTACATCACACCAGAAGAAGCAATAAAATACAATATTGCTAGCGACTTTTTCAAAGGAAAACATAAAGTTTTTGAGAATTTTGGACTTAGTTACGATGAGGTAAAGTCTATGTTCTATAAATTTAAAATGACTATTGACAACTGAAGACTTTTGTGTTATATAAGAACTATGTCAGTCTTTGGAGTTTCTTGGGGAACAGTAGGATCAGGAAAAAGTGAAATGGTCTACATGTCTTCCATTTTATCAAAAAGGTATAATGTAAATTATTTACTAATAAGGCCAACTTTTATTTCTAATCCAAAAGAAATTCGTTTTAAAAATAGAAAGGTGTATTATCAACACTCTTATTATCCTCACGAAGTTTTCTATAAAGTGAAAAAAGACGAAAGGTATGTCATACATGTTCAGCATTTCCATCTAATTGAACAATATGAGTTAAAGCAAATCATAAAGTTCTTTAAATATAAAGATGTCATGATAAACTTCTTAGGTTTAAAATTTGATTACGAAGCTAATGTTTACGAGCAATTTGAATTTCTCATTAAAGAGGCTGACATCAGCGAAGAATTAGAATCCTATTGTTCTGTTTGTGGAAGAAGGGCTAAATATAACCAAGCAGTTTATGATGACGAGCCTTTACCAATAATTCCAAGTAAGCAAACACTAATTTATTTAAATTACGAACCAAGATGTGAGGATTGTTATATACATCCTAAGGAAGTTTCTAAAGAAATATTAGAAAGACCAGATTTATTTTTTAGTCTTAAGCAGTCCTGAAAGCCTTTGTGTCTTGACATTCTAAGTTCTCTATGCTAGCATGAAGCCATGGGCATTGAGCACAGGCTGGATTTTTTTGAAATAGCTAGTAAGTACACAAATCTTAGACATAGAGGAGGAGGAAAGTATTATGGCCTTTGTCCTCTACATCCCGAAGATACACCTTCTTTTCATATAGACACTAACCTTGGTGTTTTTTACTGTTTTGGATGCAATACAGGCGGAAACATTTATCAGTTTATTTCCTTAGTGGAGCATGTACCGATAAATCAAGTTGGAGAAATTCTTAGGGAAAAATTTGGCATTGATGTAAAAACAAAAGGCGAAAAGAAGTATGAAGATGATCATGATCTGTTTTCAAAATTTCTTAAGTTGCTGTCCAAGTATAACGATACAGAAACTGTAGACGATTTTAATATTAAAAAGTTAGGATTAAAACCAAAGTATCCGATGTTTTATGTCCCTAATGAAAGATTGTTAGATTTTACGAATGAAGTAAAGGAAAAGTTAGACATAGAGAGGTTGATAACACTTGGAATTTTTAGCAGAGATGAAGAGGGAAAACTGAAATTTAGGTACATGAGTAGAATTATTATTCCAATCTACTCCAGAGTTAATAGAATTGTTGGTTTAGTTGGTAGATCGCTAAATGATATGAACTTACCAAAATACTTAAATACAAAATTCAGTAAAACTGAGCATCTGCCCTTTTTAAACGAGGCTGTAAAGATAGCAAAGAAGAAAAACTTAAACACTATCTACATAGTAGAAGGACCATATGATGCGCTTGCTTTAATAGAAAGAGATATACCTGCCGCCTCATTGTTGGGCATACATTTTACAGTAGAGCAAATTAACCTTTTAAACTCATTTTCCGTTGTTTATTTTGTATTTGACAACGATGATGCTGGAACCTCAGCTTATTTCAATGTTGCTAAAACAATTATAAAAACCAATCGCCCTTCTTTTTCTACAATGTTTGTTTTTTATAAAGATAAGGAAGACATAGACGAAATTTTAAAAAAGAAATCGTTTGAGGAATTTATAAAAACAGCAGACACAAAAGATGTTTATGATGTATTTATAGACGCTCACCTGAGAAATATCGTCAAGGATTTGCCCATTAAAAATAAGGAGCTAATTAGAGAAGAACTAATAAAAAGGCTGATGAAATTATTTTTCAACTATAGAGAAAACGAGCATGTTTATAACTTAATGCTGAGAATATGTGAAAGGTCAAAATATCCTTTTGATGCGCTTATTAGAAGGGTAGACTATGTGATAAATAAAGGTCTGTCTAAGGCGAAAAAAGACATAGAGTCTGTAGAAATAGATTATATACCTCCCAAAGAAAGAAAGCTTCTCAGGGGAGTGTTATACCTTGTCAATGGACATCACGATAAGCTCATGACGCTAAAGAGAGAGTTGCTTTTATACAAGTATAAAAGTAAGACTGTAAAATCTTTGGTTGAATTTTTCTTAGAAGAAAGAAGTGAAATTAGTGAGGAAGAATATTCTTTGCTCGTAGAAACTGAACCTGAGGAGGTAGATTTAATTTCTTTAATCTCTGAGCAGACGACAGATAAGAGGTCAGAAAAATTAAAATCTATAGCGAAAAGATTGGGCTTTTTAAGCGTTTCTAGGGCATTAGAGATTGAAGGAAATATAGAACCAGTAGAAGAGGAAAGCAGAAAGGAGGGAGAAGAAAGTGAATTTACCTTTTAAAATATCACCATCGTTAGTAAAATCCTATGTCTTTTGCCCAAGGAATTTTCAGATAACAAAGTTTTATTTGAAAGATAACAATATACCTAAGAAAATTCCAACCAGAAGTGCTGTCTTGGGTAGATTTTTTCACGCATCCTTTTACTATATGTACAGAGATATTTTGGGAAAGTTTGATTCTAGTGAAGATTTAGATGAATTCAAATTTCTTTTAGACAAAAAACATGACTTTGTAAAAGTGTTGTACGAAAAGGATATTATTGAAGAAAAAGACAACCTTTATGAGCTAGAAAAGAACTTATTTATAAATTCTTTTGATTTCCTGCTTCAAATAAGAAATTCTATACAAGTAGAGAAAGTTTTGGTTTGGGAGGAGAAAATAGAAGGAAAAATAAGAGAATTTCCAGAGCTTGTGTTTGAAATAATACCAGACTTTGTTGCACTCACAAAAAGAGGAAATTATGTTTTGATAGACATAAAAAATAGAAGAAACTCAGAAAGCCAAAAAATACCGTACATCATATACAGAGAAATACTTAACGAAAAGTTTAATGTAGAGTTTATAGTTCTTTCTATAGATATCCTGAAAAGGAAAATATATAGACACGATTACAATCTTGAGTACAAACAATATTTGTATTCACAGCTTAATATGATTAGGAAATCGCTTACTACAGGCATTTATCCGCAAAAAACAAGGAATTGCGTAGAATGTAAAGTGAGGAGTTTATGCAAGAGGTTACCTTATCAGATATAAAGTCTGTGATTGTTGCGATTTCTAATCACATAATGTTTTTATGCAAAAAGAAAATAATATCCACATGTTTCTATGAATTTGATACCTCCATAATTAACATTAAAAGCAACCCAGAGGATGATATGTTTGAATATATAGATTTGTTTTTCCTAAAACCAATAAGAGATAAAATAAATCAAGCTAAAACAATAAAAGAGCACAAGGAACTTTTGGAGGAATTGAAGTTTGTTACAGAAGAGATAAAAGTAATAGTAAATGAATTTTTCGAACTCAAAGAAAAGGCAAGAGAGCAGTATAATAAAGAGTATTCTTTTGGAATTGATAAGATTTTGAAAGGAGGGGGAGCAAGTTGACAGCAACAACAAGCTTAGTAAAATTCAAAGAAAAAGCGGATAGAGAAGTCTTTTTTGCTAAATTTGAGGAAATAAAAAAATTTGTTTTTGCCGCATTAAAGCTGGCTGAGTTAGTAGGAAAGTCAATGAGCGCATCGGAAAACGAAAAAGAAGATGTTTACAAAACAATAGAAATGATTTTCGGCAACGAAGTCCTTAGTATGGTGAAGAATAACCCAAATGAAGTTTATAAAAACACTTCTCAATTTCTAAATGATAAAATTTTTGAACTTTTGACCTTTGCTATAAATAAAGGAGCAGAGATAAAAGTTTTTAATGTGGAAGAAGCGGTAATGGAATTGCTACTTTCTGGAGAAATGGATGATGTGGATGATGATTTGATGGAAAAGATAATAGAAGGGATTTCAATTACTCAAAAAGTTGGTGTAGCATAAAATGCTGATTTTATCAAAAAGGAAAATATATAATCTAAAAAGGAGGTAATATAAACATGACATCTCAAGGGTATTCACTTAAATACATTGGAGCTAAATTTGTCTTAGTAAATGGAGAAGGAAGATACTCTAAATATGTAAGAGCTTCTGATGGAAAGGAAATTTCAATTTATTTAAACCCCGCAATTTACGGTGGCGTTAGCACAGAAGTAGTTCCAGTTTTGGATGGCACTACTCTGTCTTTTCAGGCATTAACTCCCTCTGAGCTTGATGATAGGTATACAGTAGGCAGACAGCTTAGACTTGTTTTTGGTGGTTCTACTGCTACTCCAGTATTTGATGCAACACCAGACCTTTCTAATTTTGAACTTGTAAAGGTTTATGAAGATGCTAGAGTAGTTCCACTTCTTCTCTTTAGGGTAGGAGATTATAGGTTAGCTTCTTTTAATACTTTTGCCGTACCTTACGAAACCTTCTTTGAGGATTTGGCTAGTGAAATAGCAGGAATGACTCCTCCAGATGAAACGCTTTTTTTAAAGTATCTCAACAACCCCAAAGAAATATTTAATAAGTGGATTACTGTAGCTTCTGCTTGCGCTGGTTCTGGTGCGCCAACAGTTAGATTTGTAGATAATGATATTTACCTTGATGTTGATTTCTCTAGGTATATTACTCATGATTCTGTAGCCCTACAAAACGATGAGCACCTTTTTGGTATGTCTAATACTTTAAACAGGGGTAGCTTCTTCTATTCTGTTCTTTCTAAGGTTTTCTGCGATAAGTATCAGATTATTCCTTTCTACGACACTCTACCCAAGCCAATGAATGGAAACTATACAGTATTTGGCAGACCAGAAAGACTTGTAGATTTTAATAATGTAGTTTCAGGTGCGGTAAGTAAAGTTGCTGCTCTTATTAGCGATACTACAGTTAAAACTTCTTTTGAAGATTTGGCTAAAAAGATACTTTCTGAAGGGCTTAAAGATTGGTTCCGTCCTTCTTCTTATCGTGTTGTTGTTGCATACGATAATAATGGAAATCCAATCTATCAAACAGTAAATGTATTCCTACTCTATCAAGGTGCAGCTAACGGCGCTGTATTTTTTGACTTTAATGGAAAAGCTATTAGCGTACCTGTAACATTTGGTGATACATTTGATTACACAACCCTAGAATATCAGAAGGCTTATCCTACATCAAAGTCCTATGTAACTGGTCCTTACGGTGCCATTCCCGTTTATGACGACAACGGAAACCTTATTGGTTGGTACTCTGACGCTTATTCTAAGTAACAGAACAAAAATAAATAACGACAGCCAAAACAGGCTGTCGTTATTTATTTATTTTTGCTAGTACTTACCAGATTCCATTATTGTTTCAAGAAGAAGAATTGCGCCACTTAGATTTTTTGTTTTTATGTAATATTCTTCTACAGCATTTGCCAAGCTATCAAACTCTCTTTCTGGTAAGCTATCTTTCTGCAAAAATTTCCTGAGAAACTTTCTATATAGGACAATTGCATCGACTTTTTCGCTATTCGTCTTTTCAATATTTTTTTGTGAATTGTTGTTTTCATTGATTTTATTATTTGCTAAAACTTTTTCATTGCCCTCTCCACTCTTTTTACGAATATCTCTAAGCTTAGATTCTATTGATTTAGGTGTTCGTCCTAGTATTTTGGCAATTTCTCTACGCTTTCTACCAGCATTTACTAATTCAATTAGTTCATTTATTTCAGCTTCTGTCCATGGTCTAGTCATAGCATGACTAGCATAAACAAATTGACAAGAATTGTCAAGCCCCCTAGAGAGCAAACACCAAGATTAAAATCCAACATATGTTTCTTTTAGTGTAGAAGAGCTTACTCTTATTAGTTTGGCCTTTCTTCTAAATTCTTCTAGGTTTGTTGAGTTAGTGTAAGTAAGAGCAGACCTCAATCCGTCTTCTATTCCTAGTAGTATTTCTTCTAAATGTGGAGGATTTTTAATTTCAAAACCTTCACCTTCAACATTTTCTTTATTTTGTTTTGCGTATTGTGATGCCATACCATAATAAAACACCTTTTCGTTATTAAAAGTATCTACTTCTCTTGAAGCAAAGATTTTTCCGCCCATTACTAAATCTGAAAATATCAAAGCCTTTGCTATATCTCCATAATTTTTTATTCCTCCATCAGAAACAAGATATACTTTTGTGTCAGAAAGATTTTCTATGTATTTTCCTAGTCTAGAAGAATTTAAGTTGTTTAAAAAGTTTCGTAAATCTTTCATTAAGTCTAATTGTGGAAATCCAACTCCAGTATTGAGTCTTGTTGTGCAAGCGCTTCCTGATCCTATTCCACTTCTGATGTAAATGTTTTTAAAGCCAAATTTTGCCGCAAAGTACAATAAATACAACATCCCATTTATTGACCCAATATTTCCTACCATCACACCAGAATTAATACCAAGTCTGCTTAGAGAGTATAAGAAATTTACAGAATGCTTAGAGGCACCGTGAGCTATATCAAGTAATAAGATGTCTGAATTATCTATTATCTCATTTGTAATTTCTTCCTTTGCCCCAACAGAAAAGATAATTGTAGAGTTATATTTAGATTTCAGTTCTTTGTAAATTTCTATTCTCTCCTCTATTGGCTTATTAATTCGTGGAATTGAGTAAATAAAGTTTCTCTCTACTAATCTTTCACCAAACCTCTTACCAAAAAAGCTCATTGGTGAAGAGATAACTGGTTTTGTAAGCCTTTTACTTCCTTTAATATCAATAATTTCTTGCATTATATTTGTCTGTTTTCTAGAGATTTCCTTTTCAAGAAATGTTGGAAGTATTAGGTAATCCTCAAAGCTACCGTAGAAGTTTTCTGTGTGAAAGTTTACATCCTCTATTAACTCAATGAAGGAAATGTCTTCTTGTGTGTAGTTGTACATCTGCATCACCTTTTATATTTTACAGATAGCGATAGTAGCTGAACATGATGCAATCATCATTTATGTTTATGTAAAAGTCTTTGTAAGGTATCCTTTTTACAACAACCTTGTTTTCTTCTTTTATAGTCTTTTTTCTGTAAATGTGTTTAATTTTGTAATCAACAAACCTATTTAACATGTTTCGAAATTCTTCGTCAAAGTTGCACCCATCAATGTTTATTATTAGCGTGTCGTTAGCAGTTTTTAAAGAAACTTTAAAATTGTTGTATGGATAATAAGAATCTAGTATTTTTCTTATTTCACTTTTTAGTGTTGCTACTGTTGGTTCTTTTGAAAACTTCTTAGCCATAGCAGAATTATTTTATCACCAATTCTGCTACCTGTTGACAGACACCCCAAAGTTGTGGTAAGCTCCTCCTAGGAAGGGAGAAGCGCCATGGTGGTAAGAAAAAGAAAAGTAATTAAGATGAATCCCTATAGGCAAACATATGATTTAACGCAAGAAGACCTAGATATTGTTCAAAATCCATACGATACAAGCGAAGATAAATATGTTTTTGCCAAAGAAGAAACAGATTATAACGAATACAAATCGTCATACATAATGAGCCAAGACGAGAACATGTGTGTAAAATATAATCCCTATACTATGCAATACGAAAAAGTTCCCTGTGATTGGGATTTACAAATGAACCCCTATACGGGGAGGTACGAATATGGACCAAAATGAACTTTTTGACGAAAATCTTTATCTTATTGAGTTAGAAATTGTTTTTAGCCTTATTAAACACAAAGATTTCATACAAAAGGTTATCTTTCTTTCAGAAGATGATTTTGTGTATCTAGGAAAAGCTTTTGAGTATGTTAAAAACCATAATCAAGAACCAGAAGCATCTTTATTGTCTGATATTGTGCAACTTGGTCTAGTTAAAGCAGAAGATGTTGAACTTTATGATGAAATTACTCCAGATGAAAAGGGGCTTAATCTTACAGTTAAATATGCGAATTGGCTAAAAGAAAAAAGTGTTCTTAGAAAAATTTCTCCTCAGTTAAAAGAATTGTCAATAAAAAAATTTTTATCAACTTCAGAAGTTTACTCGAAACTTAAAGAAATCCAGGAAGAAATTTCTAGAAGCGGAATAAAAAATGTTGATATTTTATCTGTTGAAGACATGTCTAGGGAATTTTTTAATGAGCTTAACAGAAAAGACACTTATAGGTTTGGCTTTAGGTTTGGAAATATGAACCTTGACGATTATATTTATGATTTTGTACCTGGAAATGTTGTTGTTATAGGTGCAAGACCTGGTATCGGAAAAACGCTTTTATCTCTGCATGTCGCTTACAAGCAAGCTTTAGAAAATATACCTGTTCATTTGATTTCAATGGAAATGACAAAATTTCAGATTTTTGGTAGGCTTATTTCAATGATTTCAAAGATACCTGCGTCAAAAATATTCAAAAAAGAACTAACCGATGAGGAAAAGAAATTGGCGCAAATAACAGTTGAAAAAATGAACAGTTGGCCCCTTTATTTTACTTCTACTCATGATGGATCTATAGAAAACATAGAGTCAATTATTAGAAGAAGTGTATATGAAAATGGCACAAAAATTGTCTTCATTGATTACTTACAACTTATGTCAAACATTAAGTTTTCTGGAAATAGACATTTAGAAATTGGCTCAATTGCGCAAAGACTAAAAACATTAGCTATTGAATTGGATGTTGCAATTGTTGAAATTTCTCAGTTGTCAAGAAGATTAAATGAAGAACCTAATATTGACGACCTAAAGGAAAGTGGAGATATTGAGCAAGCCGCTTCTCTAATCGCATTAATGTCTAACAAAAAAGAGGAAGAGATTGATTCGATAACGCTAAACAACGGAGAAAAGATTGTTTCAACAAGAAAGTATATCAATTTTTATGTTAAAAAACAAAGAAATGGTCCACTTTTTACTGCGGTCATTTCATACGATACAAAAACTTTTGATTTTAATGTAGAAGAGATTAAGTTTGGTAGTACTAAAAAGACAGATGACAAAAAAGGCAAGTCTTGACAAGGGGCAGGAGTTTGTTGTAATCTGATAAGAGCGAGGTAGGACATGACTGAAAAGGAGATCAGAATTGAGTTAATGAGGCCTTTTCCAGACCAAGCAATTCTTTTCCGTGTAGATAAAAAGCTAAAAAATGGTTCTTATTTGATAGTTCCATATCTTGATGTTAGATACATCATTCATCGCTTGAACACAATGATTCCTGGTGATTGGGAACTAAAAACAGAGATAACTCCAATAACTGTAGAAACTACTGATAAAAGCGGATTTTTAATTGTTGGACATATGGCAAAGGCTGAACTTACAATCATGGGTAAAACAATGACAGGAACTGGTTCTTCTTACTTGGTTTTTGATAATGATTTAGAAAAGTTAAAAAAACAATTTATTAAGGCAGATCCTAAGTCTGCCGAAACAGATGCAATAAGAAGAGCTGCTGCAAACCATTCGATCGGTTTGTATATTTGGTTTTTCAAAAATCAAATATTTGCAACGGAAGAAGAACTAAAGAATCGCAACTCCAAACCGATACAAGAGGCTTTGGCAAACCTTAGGATAATCGGCGATAAGCTTTACAGGCAAGCAAAGGAGTACGCTTTAGGAAAAAGGGGAGGTGCTGAGTGAACACCGAAAAAATAAAGCAAATCATTTCTTCTTATGCGAAGAAGTTTAGTAAAGAAGAAATTTATACAGGTCAAGAATTAAAGCAAACTAAAGAGGAAATAGTTTCTACAGGTATATTGACAGTAGATTTGGCGCTAGGAATTGGTGGAATTCCGATGGGAAAAATTATTGAAGTATACGGTCAAGAGTCTTCTGGTAAAACTACTTTTAGCCTAATAACTATTTCTCAAATGCAAAAAGCGAATAAAATATGTGCTTTTATTGATGCCGAAAACTCTTTTGATCCGATTTGGGCTGAAACTCTTGGTGTAAATCTTGATGAACTGCTTTTAATTGAGGCAAATTCCTTGGAAGAAAGCCTCGAAAAATTAGAGTTTCTAATAAACCAAGGAGTTAAATATGTCGTTTACGATTCAATTGTAGCTCCGCCTACTGTATCTCAAAATAACGCTGATTACGGAGATAGCCTGGTTGGTGTGAGGGCTAGAATTCTTTCAATGGCACTTTCAAAATTAATGCCTATCATAAGGCAAAATAAAGCAACAATAATGTTTATTAACCAAATTCGTGAAAAAATAGGAGTTTATGGAAATCCAGAAACCACTCCAGGTGGTAGAGCTTTAAAATTTTTCTCCTCTCTTAGACTTAATATGCGCAAAAAGCCGATAAAAGACGAAGATGGAGAAATTGGAGATGAAGTTCATGTAAAAGTCGAGAAAAACAAGTTCGCTCCTCCAATGAGAAAGGCTAAATTCTTGTTGTTTTACGATGGAAGTTATACTATAGATTATCCAGAAATATTGAGCCAACTTGGGCTTGTTAAGAAATCAGGTGCTTGGTATAAAGAACAAATAACTGGAGAAGAAAAAACATTTCACGGCGCAATTCAATTAATTGAGGAAATAAAGAATAACAAACCCTTTGCAGAGCTTGTTGACCAAAAAATTAGAGAAAAGATTGCAAATCTTAAATCTGTAAGTTTATCTCAAGAGGAGGAAGAGGAGGAAGATGAGTGATTTTTCTTATTACTGTAATTCAATGAGAGAATATCTTAATAGTGATGTTTTTGGGCAACTAGAAAAGGAATATTTAGAGTATATTCATAATTTTGAATGTATTGCGTGCTATTTGGGCCAAAGAAGTTTTTCAAAAACGGAAACAATTGCTCATCATGAAAACCTTTCCTATTGTTATAGAAATTATAAAAGATTTACAGATTTCTCAACGATACCATTGTGTGATTATCATCACAAAGAAAGACACGATTTTGGATTTTCAATGACATATAAAAAATGGTTTGGCAACGAAAATATAGTTTATTTACTTGTTTTCAACTTAATCAAAGAATTCTTTAATAAAAAAGAAGACCTTAGAAGAGAAAAAATTGCAGACGAAATTTTAAAGAGCGTATCCCTAGAGGACGTATTGACAAACAGAAAGCTTTTTGATAGGCTACTAGTATGGATAGCCAAAGAAGACTAGAAAGCCCTTACAAAACAATTTTTAAGGAAATTCCTGATGTTTATAAAATCAGCATAAAAGATGTTGCACAAACATTAAAGATACCATTTAATGAAGAAACATATTTTTTGGACTTTTCTGTTATAAACGATTTTTCTCCCGAAGAACTAAATGAGTTGTTATTTTCTGTTCTTTCTTGGTTAGAGCATATAAATTACAAAAAGACTCTAATTGAAGGAATTTTGGCAATAAAAGATAACGAAGAAGAATCTATGTATGCCAATCTTTTTATACAAACAAAGACTTCTTTATCATCAGAAAAGAAAATTACAAATACTGAAGTAGAAAAGCTAGTTGAGATAAACGAAGAATATAGAAACTTAAAGAAAAAAATCGCCTTATATAAGGCTTATTTAAATTACCTTTCAGGTCTTTATGAGATTTTAGAAATGTTGCACTACTCAATAAAACATAAAATTTCCATAAGTGCTTCAAACGAAAGAAAGATTTTCTGATACACTAGTAGCAACGGCTTTGGGAGGAGAGAGATGCAGGAGGGTTTTGGAGAGTTCCCAAGAGAAATAAAGGTGCTTGATAAGGGTTTTGTTCGTCTTGTTGACTACATGGGAAGCGATCAGCTAATTGTTCAGGCTGCTAGAGTTTCTTACAACTTTAAAGGAAAGTCTAAGGATGAAGCGTTAATAGATTACCTAATGCGCAATGAACATATGTCGCCCTTTGAAATGGTAGAATTTGTTTTTCACCTTAAAGTACCTATCTTTGTAGCAAGGCAAATTTTTAGACACAGAACAGCTAGCTTTAATGAAATAAGTGGTAGATATGTAAAACTTGAAGATGAGTTTTATGTTCCTAGTGAATTTAGAACAAACTCCAAAGCAAACAAACAATCCTCCGCTGAAGAAAACAATACAGAAAAACTACTTAAGACAATAAAAGTTTTTGATGAAACTTATAAATATGTTTACAAAAACTACCAAGAAATGTTAGATGAGGGTTTGGCTAGAGAAGTTGCGAGAAGCCTTTTGCCTTTAGGTACATACACAATGTTCTTTTTCAAGCAGGACTTGAGAAACCTAATGAACTTTTTAAGACTTAGACTAGACGATCACACGCAAAAAGAAACTAGAGAAGTTGCAAAGGCAATAGCTTCTTTTGTTGCTAAGATTGTTCCTATCACTTGGCGAGCCTTTTTAAGACACCAACTTAACGCTGTAAAGCTTTCTGAAGATGATGTTAAACACATAGACTTTACAAACTTTACGATAATTAATAAAGAAGAATTAAGTGAAACCAAGCTAGAGGAGCTTGAAAGCAAGGTAAAGAGGCTGAGGAAGCTTAAGGGGCTTGACATATGAGCCGTTTGGTGCTATGCTGGTAACGGAGGTGGAGATGACCAAAATCCCCTACATTAAGCTAAATAAATCGGTCAAGGATTTGAAGGTTAACATTTTGGAAAATGCTGGTATTGATTTGTTTCCTGATGTTTCAACTGTTGAAATTAAAGACGAAAAATTAATTCGTATTAAAAAGGTTTCTAATGATGAGGTAAGTCTTCTTGTTCTTTATCCTGGTTCTTATGTCTTTGTTACTACTCCATATAAAATTGCATTACCCAAAGGTATTCACGGAGTTATATTTGGTAGGAGCGGCAATTTCTTCAAGTCTGGAGTAGATGTGTTTCATGGGGTGATTGATAGCTCATATCGTGGTCCAATAAAAGTTGGACTAAAATTTTATAGTACAGGAATATTTAACATTAGGAATGATGTTGCTGTGGCACAGTTGGTGTTAATTGGATATGATAGTAGGTCATTTTTTGAAATGGTTGAAGTAAGTGAGGAAGAATTTTTAAATAAATATGCCAACACAGAAAGGGGAGAAAGGGGGTTTGGTTCTAGTGGACACATTTAAGTTTAAGTACGACAAAAACAGCACTTTGTTAGCTGGAAAGCTTGTAGATGCTAGAAATGATGTACTTATGGTTGAAGTTGAGAAAAATGTTTTTCCAGTATTAGTTCCAATGGACTTTTCTATAGTTAAGGAAAAGGTTGTAAGTAGCTTGAATCAAAAAGCTTCTTTGTACGCTTTAGTGTACGGGATGTTGTCAAATGGTGAAAAGGAGGACTATATTTATGCAACATCAATTTCATTTTCTTCATATCCCCAAAAAGATAAAAGGTTTGCTACAATTTCTGGTACTTTGGTTGGAGTTTATGATAATGGCAATCGTAAGAGGCTACTAATTGAAACTACAAGAAAAAAGTCTACTAGAATTTTTGTAACGCTTTTCAACAGCAGAGGAATACATGTAGATAAAAGTATGATTGGAAAGAAACTAATGATTGACGGCATATTGGAAAATTACAAAAATAAGTTTTCTATAATCGCTGATTATGTTTTCGTAGAACTTGCTGGTGCTGAAGGCAAAACAGTAAATAGCAACTCAGATGAAGAGAATTTGGTGTATAATGATGAAGCAAAGGAACTCGGAGATGAGTTCCTGATTTAGGGAGGAAGAAACATGCGATACAGGGTAAAAGGAGTAGACAGGCTGGACGATCTGATGGTGGCTGTAGAAGAGGAGTTTATTGCCCTGCAGAAGAACTTTAGAGAGCTTACCCAGAAGGGCAAGAAGGTAGCAAGGCAAAGGCTTCGCAAGAATACTCTAGCGCTTGAAAAGCTTCTTAAGGAGTCTAGAAAGCTTCTCAAGGAAATTGAATTTGAACCAGTAAATACTGTAGAGTAAAGTAAGTTTACAAATTAACCTCCACACAAACCTGTGTGGGGGTTAATTTTTTTAACAAAATTGTATAATTTTTTTGTGAAAAATAAGCAGGTTCCTACTGAGGGCACTCATGTCATATTAGAGTTAAGAGTTATGGAAGGTAAAGATTTTAGGGGCGATAAATTGAAATTTTTCTTCTACGATTTGCTAAAAGAATCAAACGCAACAATAATAGATTGTAAACACTTTGTTTTTCCTAACGAAGCTTCTTCTGGAGTTTGTCTTTTGGGCGAATCTCACCTTTCTTGGCACTACTGGATAGATGAAGGATATGTTTCTTTAGATATTTACACTTGCGGAAATAGCTTTAATCATATCAAAGCTTTGTCGATTTTGAAAGAAAACTTTGTTATAGATGACATAAAAATACTAAAAAGAGGGATAAACAAGCGGGGAATGTATAAGATAAAGATAAGCGACGAGATTTAAACGGTTTGTTCTGTTAAAATAGTTTTAGTGGAAAAGCTTAAAGTAGAAATAACTTTTAACAACTATCAAGAATCAGATTATTCAAGGACAAAGAGATTTAAAAATCTTAGAAAATTACTTTTTTTATTTGCCCAATCTATATACTCTTTGTACATTTCGCTTTATATTCTTCTTAGGTCAAGGGTCTTTTTTGTCAAAGAAGAAAACTTTTCTAAGTTTAAAGAAAAGATAAAATTTAATAACTACACAAACTCAGGAAACTATTTTGATTCTACTAGGTTATCAGATATTTCAAAATCGTTTAATCTAAAAGTGTCTTCTCCTTATTACTACGAAGGGTTTTTTAAGAAAAACACGACAAGAAGTGGGTTGGTAAATTATATACTTTTTGATGCCTTTTTAAAACTTTGCTTAGAAAAATATTACGATGACGAGTTTTGCGTTTCTAAGTTTTCAGATGTAGAGATAAATATCTTGGATATGGAAAATGGAATTTTTAATGAAGATTATATAGTAAACTCAAGTAATACTATGGAAATTTTTGTTTCAGTAAAAAACAAAGTGAGCAATCCACAAGTAAAAAGGATACTAGAAGATAAACTTTTCGTAAAATATATTAATGAGGTTTTTAGAAACGAGATCCCCTTTATACACATATCTGGGATAGCTATTTTGGGAGATTGATATGAAAAGCTTGGAAAACATCATCAAGGGATTTATAGTAAATGCAAACGAGCAAAAGAGGCCGAGTTTTAGTTCAAATATAAAGGCCAATGTAGATTCTCTTTCTAGGGGAAAAGATTATCCAGGATTTAAGCCTTTACTGACATATAGAGCGCTAGCTTGGAATAGCACAGTAGTTTATTCGATTATTATTTTTAGAAAAAATCAGGTATTAAAAAAGGAAAAAATCATAGTTCCTTATAATCATCAAGAACCTCCTTTTAAGTTTAACCTGTTTGAATACTCACCAGAAAGTTTGATGTATCTTCCTTCAATTAGTGATCCAGATGCTTTCTTTCTAATAAATCTTTTCAGAAAGTATCGTTTTAACAACGATAGCAAGCTTATTAAAGTTAGTGAAATACCAAAAAAACTTACTAGTAAAGAGCTGGAAATATACAAACATATAGAGGATAAACATGTGAACTATTATTTAAAGAGAATAAGAGATGCTAGAAATATATTGGAATTTTTAGAAAGACCAGATCCTTATTTTTCAGAGGTAAATAGTTGGGAATACCTTCTTGGAATGGTGTTAGATGATATCTTGACAATAGATAGAGGAGCAATAGTAAAAATTAGGGATGAACAGGGCAATTTAGTTGCTATAACACCAGTAGATGGCACGACAATAAAACCGATTTTAAGTGAAGACACAGGAATTGTGGTTGGCTATGTCCAAGAAGTAGATGGAGCTATTGTTGCCCACTTTGATAAGCGAGATGTTGTTTTATTTAGACAAAACCTTACACCAGATGTTTACATGTATGGCTACTCCTTGCCGCCAATTGAAATTCTTTATAAAGTAATACTTTCAGATATTTTTATAGACAAAGGAAACCTAGACTATTACAGAAAGGGAGGAAGCATACCAGAAGGTATTTTAGCTATTGAACCTCCTTCTTATAAAGAAGGAGATATTTATCCACAACTATCTAGAGAACAGCTAGAATCTATACAAAGACAGCTTCAAGCAATAATGATGGGCGATTATACGCAAGTTCCTATTCTCTCTGGTGGAAAATTTACCTGGATAGACTTTAAAGGAAAAAGAAGAGATATGCAGTTTAAAGAACTTGCAGAATTTGTTGCTAGAAAAATTTGCGCTGTATATCAAGTATCTCCTCAAGATGTTGGTATTCTTGAAGGTTCAAATAAAGCAACAGCAGAAGTAATGGCTTCACTAACCAAAGCAAAGGGTCTAGAACCTCTTATGGCTACTATTTCTAAGGGTTTTGATGAGGTAGTTAGTGAGTTTAGAAATGAAAAAGACATAAAATTGTGGTTTAAAGAAGACGATTTAGAAAAAGAAAGAGATTGGTGGAATATAATTCAAGGACAATTAAATACAGGATTCAGGTCAATAAATGAGGCGAGAATGGAAAAGGGCTTAGAACCTGTACCTTGGGGAGATGTACCTTTCTCTGGTTTAAGAAATTGGAAGCCTGAGGACGAACAGGCTAAAGCGCAACAAGGCGCTATGCCTCCTCAGCTTGCACAGGCAATGGCAGATCAGCCTTCCCAACAAGGAGGAGGAGTAGACGAAAATAGTAGTGTTCCCTCTGAGCAAAAAAATGCTGGATTAGAAGTTCTTAGAAATTTATTTAAATCTTTAGACGCTAACGCCTCGGAAAATCTCAAACAGGTAATAGAACTTACTAACGATGATAATTATCTAAAAGAAAAAGAACTTCTTACAAGAGTTTTGAAATCTGTAGGTTTGGACTCTGTAAGTGAGTTTATAGAAAATAACAGCCAAACAGATGTTGAAGTAAGCGCAAAAGACATTTTGAGTTTTAAGTATAATTCTCTAGTTGAAGATGAAACAATCTACGCAACAGAAAAAGACATTGTTCTTAGGCTATTGGGGAAAAATTCATTAGACCATAGAGAAACTTTTGGATTAATAGCAACACACTTTGATTGTCATACTGTGCCTAAAGTTGAGTTTTATTCAGATAAAGACAAAAGATATGTTTTTGCAAACCTTTCAGTTTGTTCTCCGATAAATTCTGTAGAAAAATTTACGAGATTAGATGAACTATTAAGTTGTACTACGAAAAAGCCAACCAAGCTAGAGATTGTTTTTGATTGGTTGGAGTTTAAGAATTTTAAAGATATTGACCTATTAAAATATTCTCAACTTGGCGATTCAATAAAGAAGAAAAACTATGACAGCTTTGATTATTTGGATGATGTAGAAAAATTATTAGTAGCTCCATATGAAGAGTTAGAAAATCTCGTTAATTTGCTAAAGAAGAAGTTTTTCGTAGAAGGAGAACTATTTAGTCTTGTTGACAGCTACAAAGCTACACCTCACTCATTGTTCCTTCTATTTTCTTTGATAGAAGAACTTGGTGTAGAAAAAATTAATAGCTTAGTTGCCTCTTGCAAAGGCGTTTTAGAAATGCTATTGGGTGTGCAAGTAGAAAATTTTGAAACCAATCATATGGTTCATTGGTTATTGAGTTTTAGCTACGACAAAATCAGAGAAGTGATCGCATCGCTGTCATACTTTATCGAAACAATTAGCATTGATTGCGAATTTGAAAAAATTCGTTTGCTTGGTACTATCGGCTCATTAATTTCTTCTTTCGGCCAAAACAAAAATATAAACTTTGTTTTTGTAGCAGAAAACTTTGATGATTATATGAACTTAGTAGAAAGTATATCTGAAGAAGTTGATAATATATTTATGAAGAGCTTTGTTTTTAAATCTCTTCTAGGTGAACAACTAGAAAGGCAAGAAGCAAGAGATTATGTAAAAGAGTTTATTAAGAAAAAGTATGGAGAACTCTAATGAGTTTATAAAAATCAGAGAAGATGGAAAACAGGTGGTTAAAAAGGTTCCACCAGGCTATATTTTGCTTCATAAGCCTACAGGAATGTTTTTTCCCCCAGAATCTTCTCCCGGTTGGAAAGGTGTTTTGTTAGATGAAGATTGGGAATTAGTAGATGTTTCTTTTACAAATCAAAACGTCTTGCTTTCTCCAATGCCGCAACAGAGTTCCGTTAAGGAAAACACGAAAAAAACACAAACAAAAAGACAAATAAATACTCAACTTAAAAGCGAGATAAAAACAATTCAATCAGCGTTAAAGCTTTCTTCATTTCTAGAGAGTAGTGATGAAGTAGATATAGAAGATTTATGGGAATCAAGTATAGAATTTTTAGAACATTCGACTGAAAACCTTAGAGAGCTTGTAGAGAAAGCAGTTTTAGAAATTAGAGGAAAGACAAATTTGAGCAAAGAAGAAGTAAAGTTTTTAAATTCAGCTCAAGATCTGACAGATTATTTAAAAACACTTTTATCACTTGTTTCTCTAAAAGGAGATTTAAGGAAATCTTTGTCTTCTGGTGTAAGCTTGTCAAATTTATCAAAACAAATAATAAACGGCAATTCTATATATAAGCGATTTAAAGATGCTTTAGGAAAACGGAAATCTGAAGGTTTTTTCGTAGGAAAGTTTTTATACGACATATATGATGCGCTAAGACAATTTGAATTTTCAAGAAGATCGTTATCAATGTTTTATGAGTTATACGAAATTTCTGAACAATTCTTAAAAGAAAAGGATTTGCAAAAAAAGAAGAAATATCAATTACCAATGGAACTTTTACTAAGCCAAATTCAAAAAATTCTAAATTCTAGAAAAGGTAATTTTATATCTGTTCCCATACACGAAGAGTTTGTTGACAAAGGAATGTTTGCGTTTTTTGTTTCTTATCCCGAATTTTTGTTTAACTTGGTTAAAAAGGATTTGGGAATAAAGGAAAAAATTAAGAGTTCTGTATATGCTGGAAACGGAGTTTTTAACTATGAACTAGAAAATGGAACCTATGTTGTTGTTGAGGTGTCCAAATACTTTCCAGGAAAGGAGAATTTATATGTTCCGAAAACTGATTATAAGTATAAGGGTCAACAAAACTATTTTTTACCTATATTGAGAGTCTTAAATTACGACAAAATATCTGATGAGTTTTCAATAAAAGCAAGGATATATTCAGATGAGGAAGTAGAAAAGAAAAGTATAGAAAAGACTTTTGTTTACATGCCGTTTTCTCACGGCTTTGAATCTTCGTTTGTAGTTACACATTTTTTGGTTTTTGATGCGGACGAAATTGATAAAATTGAGGAATACAAAAGATTTTTGAAAAAAACAGGAAAAAGAGCCAAAAAAATATCAAACATTGTAGATTCTTTAGACTTCAAAACTCTAGTAAAAGAGAGCATAAATTCAGTATTATACGATATGATATCAAGACCGCCCACGCTTGGATTGTCTTTTTTAGATTTCCTGTTTTTGAAGCAATTATATCCCAAGGTTTTTGAAGGCGAACACTCCTTTCAGGAAGTAGATAAATTAATTAAGGATTTATTTGGATTAAAGCTCCTATTTCCTAAAGATGAACAAAGGTTAATAGATGAAGAAATTTTTCAAGCTGGACCTAATAGTTTTTACATTTTGCGAAGAAATTTACTTTCAGCATCCCTAAGGTATCTTTCTCTAATTGATTATGAATATAACAGAAATAAAAGTGGTCCAGTTTTTGACTTTACAGTAAGAGAAAAAAGTCCAAATGAAATTTTTTCTGAGGCAAATAATTTAGCGCCAAATGATTTGGATGACTTTGATCATCTTTATAGAATAGCTGAGTTGAGCTTTACTTTAGCAAATAAGTTCTTTGATGGGTCGTTAACGGATAGAGATATTATAAATACGCTGCTAAATAGTGGTTTAATAAAGAATTTTTATAAAGATCTTCATTCTTTGTACATCACTTCTTCGCTAATGATTAAAGAGTTAAGTCAAATATCTTCAAATATTAGTGTATGGATGAAATACAAAGGAGGAGCATTTGAAAAGATATTTTTAAAAATTTTAGAAACCTACTTGAATGACAGATACAATAACAAAGAATACTCAACTTCATCGGTAAAAAGAAGACTAGAAATACAAGAAATAAGATATAAAGCATATGAAGTTGGTACTAATAGATACATTCTTTACATAAAAGAGGAGTATGGAGGTATCGGAGATGTAAGAATGTTTGTTTATGACAAATCTTCGAAAGAAGTAATTCCTATAATTTATGAATTAAAAGCAAGAGATAAGTATGTAGTTCCACAACTAAATTCCCCAAAAGAGCTTTATAGAACAATACACGATGTGCTTTTGTCTTTTGATGAAAAAGCTACAAGCTACAAAATTTACAAACCGTATATTTACGGTATTGGCGTAAAAGCAAAACAAGGTACTAGCGATATTTATATTGTTGATATGAATAACGGAGAAAATCTTGCCGCAAACATAAAAAAAGTGAAAATCAAAAATAAAGACGCTATAATAATTTATGCTCCTAGAGTAGCAGTAACTCCTTTCTCCTTGATAGGAAATTCAGTAGTTACTTCCGAGGAAACCTTTAACTAAATATGCTTATAGACTTCACGAAAGAAACTTTATCGCTATATACTTCAAGTGAAGACTATTTTCCAGTATTAGTTACTAGGGTTGTTGATTATAAAGAAGCAGAGGAAGGAAAACCAGATTTTTATCTATTAGGTGTAAGAACAGACTTACCACAACAAATAATAACGATACTTCATCCTTTTAGAAACGAAATACCAGTTGAACCTGGAGATTACATACTTGTAAAGCGTTTAAGCGCTGGATATTCTATTTTTGTTGCAAAATTAAATAAAAAATTTGATGAAGAAAACAGAGAAAACGAAAGGTTTATATTTAAGCCAACAATACCTCAATTTTCTGATAAAAAATCTTTTGGTCAATCTTACAACTCTTCTCTTATAAATCTAACCTATACTGGTTCTTACCTAAAAAAAGAACCAGATGCACTTTACAAAAGATTTGTTGAATTTCCTTCTTATGACCTTTATAGGTCAAGTTATGATGTCTTTAACTACGATGAAAAATTTTGGGAAATATTAAACGATAAAAACGAAGACGAAATTTCAAGAAAGTATATTTTTCACTTATCAGAAAACCCAACTTACAAAGACTACTTATTAGACAGAAATAAAGACGAAAACTTTCCCTTTAGACCAGATTTAGTATTTGACTTTACACATGAATATTCGCCCCAAAATAAACAAGATAAGCTACTAAAGTTAGACAAAAAAATAACCCTATTTACAGAAGTTGATACAGATAAATATCCTTTTCTCCAAGCTAAAGAAGAGGTTGGCGAAAATTTAGCGCTAACATCTTATGATGAAATTTTGAATACAAAAGCAGATGGTTATCTTGGAGAGGATATATTCTATGCGCAAGAGTTCAGAGAAATAAAATTAGGAAGAAATAAAATTGGTCTTTATAAGATAAGCAAAAATGACTCTTTCCTACTTTTAAAGACAAGCAAGGACCAACAGTTTGCAGCAATTAATTTTGAAAATAAAAGTCAATTAAGAATAAGAAACGATGATGGTTCATCTATTTTGTTAGAAAAAGGTGAAGGATTTAACAGAACTTTTATCTCAACCTATCCTTCACTATTATTTGAACAGTTTTATAAGGAAAGCTATCAACATGTCCTTATTTTGAATGCGGAAAAGGAGGGCTTTAAAAATTTACAAAAATCCTCTTCCGGCTTAGAGGATTACTCGTTTGGACTATTTTTAAGAGGAAATAAAGATGGTTCCTTGAAAAGAACAGATTTTACTTATAAAAATGCCTTAAGTGGAGGTCAATCAGTAGTTTTTGGTACCAAAAGACAAAGTTCTTTTTCCTACATTACGTTATCTTCAGATTCTTATAAATCAATTTTTAACACACATGTAGAAAACTCTACTTATGTTGACATTTTAGCTGACTCTTCCAGCGGATGTTTTAAAGTAGAAAACAACAAAAACGGCGTAAAAAAGTTTACATTTTGTGCAGACCAGTTTGTTATTGAAGATTATTTGACAGTCCATAAGGACTTATTAGTTAACGGAAATACACAATTGCAAGGAAACTTGAATGTTTTAGGAACAACATCACTTACAACTACATATGTTAATGGAATCCTAATAGTAAGTGGAGATGTGTGGATACAAGGCACTCTGTACCAAACCTCCGATGCTAGGTTTAAGACCAACCTTGAACCAATTCAAGACGCTTTAGAAAAACTCGGGCAAATCACCGGTTATACCTTTGAAATGAGAGGTAAGCGTTTGGCCGGGTTGATTGCTCAGGAGGTTCAGAATGTCCTACCTGAGGCAGTTGATGTAGATCAGAATGGTTATTTACAGTTAAACTACAACGCTGTTGTAGCACTCTTAGTTGAAGCCTTAAAAGAAAAGAAAAAGAAAATTGATGAGTTAGAAGATAGAATAAAAAAGATTGAGGAATTTTTGAAGGGGTAAATTTAA